GATTATTATTTCCGTGAGCTTCATGCACTTGAGAAGATGCTTTATGAAACAGATGTGCTCGACAATGATATTGTTGAAGTTGATTGTTTAGGAAGAAAGATTTGAGGAGGATTAAATAAATGAGACCAATTGACGCTGATAGAGCCAACGAAGTAATCATTTTTGACAAGGATAATGAAAATATCAACGTTGCTGCTATCAGAGAATACTGCAACCAGCAGAAAATGTTTCTTGATAAGTTTCCTACAATAGAGGCCATTCCTGTCACTGAACTTAAAGCACTACGTGACTATCTTTATGAAAACGATTTAATTTTTATGAAGGGCTTAAGTAAACTAAACGAATTAATAGGAAAGTATGAGGTAACGAGCACATGACTAAGCAGGATATATCTAATCTAATTTATGATACATTTGACTATATTTATTGCGATAATTGTAGATATGATGACATGGATAATTTTTATTATCATTGCGAAGATTGTCATAGAAAGTCGATGAATTGGAGTGTGGCGCGTCCAGTATGCGACGAATTAGCGGGAAGGATAATAAATGATGAAATCAATATTATGGAGTGAAAGTATATGGAAAAGGTAATTAGATATAGGTGTAATCATTGTGGCGACTTATTCGATTCAGAAGAAAGATGTCTTGAGCACGAAGATAGACACGAAAGAATTTACAAAGCCAATCAAATGCTTAAGGATGGTTGTACATTAAAAGAAATTCAAGATGAATGCAATATATGGTATAAAGTGCCAGATTACTTAGAGAATATTACCACAGATAATTGTTTTACGGTAAGCCACTGGCAATGTTGTAATCAACCAGCTTATAGAATTGTTGCTATCTATATGGATAGAAGAGTAATGCTATGGGGTTGCGGTTCTTGGGACGGATATTATGGTAACAAAGTGGATTTGAGTGCGCCAGAACTTAGAGCCCCTAGACCGAAAGAAGAATTGTTTATAGATAAAAGATATGGGACTATTTACGGATAAAAGATACAACAGTTGTCAGTGATAAAAGTTAGATGAAAAGAGATAAATAGATGTAAAGAATATACTATGGAGGACAAATAAATGAATAATAAAATAATTGAAGTATTAGATTACCTTGGTGAAAAGATCGGTCTTGCTATTGACTGGACGGCTGAGAATGTTTATCCGCAGGTTATAGAATTTATGGCACGATATAAAACCTATGAGATTGTAATAGATATAATGTGGATACTAATTGCACTTGGCTGCTGTTTTGGTATGTATCTATATATAAAGAAGATTGTTATTCCTGCAAAAATACGATGCAACGAAACCAGAGAGGAAAATTTGTGGTTCGAATATTGGTTAGACAGAACAAGTTGCAATATTGGTGGTACATTTTTGACCGTATTTTTTGGTTGTATTACTTTTGTAGCAGTTATAATGATGTTTGTTTTTATTGAGGATTTGGTCAAATGGATTGTAATTCCTGAAATGCAGTTTTACGAAGTAATTAAATCGTTGGTTTCGTAATATTTAAAGGGGCAGATTATTGAACTACTGTGGAAATTGTGAACATTATATTGGCTGTGGAGATTGGAACCTTTGTTGTTCAATAAAACATCCAACTAAAGGTGAGCGAGAGCAGTGGATTACATATCCTTTTGGGCATTTATGTTATGAAGATACTCTAGCCTGCGATGAATTTAAGATAAAACAAAACAAACCTCTTGACAAATGAATAAAACCATGATATGTTAGCCTCACAAGCAGGAGTAATACAAAATTATATCAAGGAGAGAGTCACATGAAATATCACTGTTGCAATTGCGATAGCACTTACACAGTAAAAGAAGTAACTTTTAACAATTACATAAGTCACTATTGCCCTTTTTGTTTTAAGATGGGAGAAAGTCCGTCAGATTGTATTTTAATGGAAACTGAAGAATAAAAAAGGAGCGAGATTTAATGAAATTGTTTGTAGCATCAGATGTACATAGCTTTTTTACACCGTTTAAACAGGCTTTAGATGAAGTTGGGTTTGAGTCTGGTAATGATGAGCATCTGCTCGTGGTATGTGGAGACCTTTATGACCGTGGAGATGAATCTTGTGAGTTGTTTGAGTATATCAACAGCGTGCCTAATAAAATATTGGTACTCGGCAATCACGAAGAGTTGCTCAAAGATTGCATTGACAGAGGATATCCACAGATGCACGATCTCAGCAATGGAACAAGTGCAACTGTTTATGATTTGGGTGGCGGGAAGTATGGTAGAGATTTTTCAGAATGCTGTCGTATAACATGGAATGTAGTAAAGCCTCTATTAGATCAGATGGTAGACTATTATGAAACTGAGAAGTACGTATTCGTACATTCTACTATTCCGCTTAAAGAAGATTGGAGACACGCAAATACTCAAGAGTGGAAAGATGCCCGTTGGGATAACCCTTTTAAATTTTGGGAGCAGGTAGGTATTGATGGTAAAACTGTGGTATTTGGTCATTTCCATACGAGTTGGGCTTGGTCAAGAGATGGCGTAGGTAGTGAATGGGGCACTGATGCTTGCTTTGATCCCTATTATGGTGATGGATTTATAGGTTTGGATGCCTGCACTGTCGTCTCGCATAAAGTTAACGTTATTGTTTTAGAAGACAATTTAATAAATAATAAAATGACTTGACAAATGGCAACATGTATGATAGTATAAGCCTACATCAAGCAATACAAAATTATAGGAGATTAAAATATTATATGAGATGTATTAATAAGACAGTACTACTCCAACAACTTAGTGCTTGCCCTAGTAACGAAATTAGTGAAAATAGAATGCATTTTTGGCTTACAATGTTTGGACATGAAGTTGCATATCCCGAAACTGAGAATGAAGAAAATAGTGTATCTAAAGAGGAAATTTTAGAAGGAGAAAATACAAATGAAGAAGTTTATGACGAAGATTAAAAAATGGATTATTACGAGTCTTGGTGGTTGTCCCAAGGAAGAGATAGCAAACTATACTAACATATTTAAGGCTTGTACAGATGCGATTAATAAATGCATGAACAGGAATAAAATGCTTGTTGAAGCGCTTAAGGACTCTAATATTCTGTTTAAAGATTCTTATGGTGTGAAGTATAGCTATAATCTTTGTAAGTATTGTGCTCATAAGAATAACTGTAATAAGGACTGTGTTCATGGTGAAGATTTTATTTTCGCTGAGAATTGGGAGGAGAATTAATTATGGAAATCATGGATATAAACCCCTGTTTAACTTGTGAGTGGAATGGTAAACCTTATTGGAGTATTATAAGCCCTTGTAAGAGTTGTCCTTATAATCTTCTCGGGTATCCCCAGCCTGCTCGGACATATACTACTACGACTGTCACAACAACTAATGGTTCAAACCTTACTTACAACTTTGGAAAGACTACTGGTGATGTACATGTAACCGAGGAGAAAACTCCCGAGTTTGTTAAAGACCTTCCTTCTGCTGAAGAGTATCAAAAGTCATTGGAACAGTTTATTCCCAATGAAACGTGGTCAGAACCCAAGTATCTTTGCCCGAAGTGTGGTAAGGGTGGAATGCGTAGAAGAGAAGATATCGTACTTGCTTCTTATCCACCGCAGAGGTTGTATGAATGTGATAAGTGCGGTCATACAGAATATCAGTTTGGTTAATAAAATAGGAGGAACAAATAATGGCTGTATATAAAGTGTTTTACCGTGGTTTTTATATCATCGAAGCCGACAGCATTGATGAAGCACTTGAAACTGAAAGAGACGACGCAAAGTACGAAGAATGGGAAAACGAAGACGCTTACGAGCTTGAGGAGTAAAGAATATGAAGAAGAAGGTTGGTTGCCCTAAATGCGGAGGACATGGGTTTATTGCTAAATGGAATGATTGTAGTGCGTGGAGTGAATATTGTTTTGAATGCAATGGCACAGGTGAAGTTGAAGTCCCTTTTACTCGTGGTGATAGAATTCGAAGTATGAGTGACAAAGAGTTTGCAGAATTTATTAGCAGTTTCCCAATTAATACTTTATGTGATATTGTTTGCGATGGCAATTGTAAAGCATTTGCAACACTTGAACAAGATTCAGATGAAGTTTGTGAAGAGATTGTGCAGAAATGGCTTACGGAGGAGTGGTATTGATGGATCAGTTTATAGAAGTACATTGTAATGGCGAAAAACGATTTATCAATTTACGTTGGGTCGAAGAAATTCGAGAAGATAAAAATTATTGTGTTACAATTTATTTTGCTTTTACAAACCCAAATTGCATTGAGCAAGATTATCTTAACGTAGATGAAAGTTATGACGAAATAAAACGATTAATTTGGAGATAGACATATAATGAAGATAGGTTATATTGTAGAACATAATTTGGAATTAAATCCGTATCTAACAGAAAAGTTCACCTTTAGGGAGGCAACATTCACTAGAAGAATATCAAGTCGTGGAGATAGAGTATATTCAAAAATGTTACAGTTCCCAGTAGATTACGAGGAAATTGTAGATAATGCAAATATGATGAAGAATAATAGTGATATTATATTAGTCAGGGAACCATTTCTGCTTGATGATGAACTTAAAGAGAAGGTAATAAAGTGGGTTGACTGGGCTAATAAAGCCGATCCTCGTGAATACGATCCATTCGCAAAGGAAGGCTGACAATGGCTAATTTCTATCAGGTGTTTAAAAACGCGCCGATATGTAAGTATGCAGAATCTTATTGTGAGTACGATGGCGACGTCGAAGTTGTATGCGGTAAGTGTGCACACGGAAAACTGTTTTGTAGTAAGTGTAGCGAGTACGAGCCAAATGAACAGGAGGGCTGACGATGGATGTTAGGGGAAAGCTGGTGGAGCTGCTTGACCGATTTGTTTATGACGAATGGTACGGCAATGGCGATATAGCAGAAAAGCTCATATCAAACGGCGTAACGGTGCAGGAGTGGATTTCGGTTGATGATAAACTTCCAGAGGTTGTTTCCATTCACAAGGGATGCAGAGGCACCGTCAAGAAGTCAATTCGTGTTCTGTGCGTTTGTGTGCAAAAGAGCGGAAAAACAATGGTTAAAGAGGGATATTGCGAATGGTACAACGATTATCAAGAACCAAGATGGCAAATTCCAGGAACGATTGATAAAGTTACACATTGGCAGTATTTGCCCCAGCCGCCGAAAGGAGAATGATTATGAGACTGATTGATGCTGATGCACTCATAGAAGAGGCTCTTACTGAGGGTGCTTATGGCTATGTAGACGCATTACAAATTGCAATAGCTCCGACCGTGGATGCAGTGCCTGCTCGGCACGGAAAAATTATTGAAACTATTGAGGATGGTCATATGAAAAGGGTTTTCTCTTGCTGTGAAACCGACTTTACCGAAATGACGTGCTGGATGACTCCAAACTACTGCCCCAACTGCGGTGCAAAGATGGATGAGGAGGTGAGCGAATGAAGCTAATTGATGCAGATATGTGGATGAATTTAGGTGACAACCTACCTTACAAAGCTAGTGTAAAGCGTGTGCTAATACAAGCCCCAGAAGCGGTAGTGCGTTGCAAAAACTGTGCACTTTGGAGAGGGTCAGACAATTATATGATTACTGAAGATGGAATTAAAATACAACTTGGAAAATGTGCACCTATGCGTTTTACTGTTAATGAAAATGATTTTTGTAGTTGCGGGGAACGAAAGGGTGATACCTAATGGAATATGCGAAAGAGACAGTAAATGAATTAGCGAATAAGATTGCTATGGCAATAGCAATTAACAATGCAACGTTTAATAACGAGATTAAAAAGATTTTTATTAATTGTAAAGCTCTTGCAATGTTGCGGGATGATTTCTATGACTATTACTATTACCTCCATAGGGAAGGCGATGATACACTATTTGGTTATCCTGCGCAAGTATATTATGACAATAAAGATGAACCAGAATTTTATCTTGGAATTTAATAAAAAGTGAGGACATTTTATGGACATGGAACTTGGTATAGGAATTGCCTTTGGGCTTTACTTTGCTGCACTAGTATATATAACTTGGATTGGATGGAAGAAATAATTATATAAAATAGTGTTGACAATACGAAATTATAGTGCTACAATGAGCTAGGATTAAAAAGTAAGGAGTTGTAGCACTATGAAAATAAAAAGATATTTAGTTTTGTATAAAGATAAAGGAAAGCACAAATGGGGTGAATCAGATAGCCTAGAAATACTACAAAGCATTTTTAGTAAATGCAGTTGGATTAAAGAATACAAAATTATTGATACATCAAATTTTAAGGAGGTAATTAATGAACGATGGAGCTAAGTAATTGTAAAGAAATAGACAAGAGGTCATATGAAAAAGGATATAGTGATGGGCAACAGGATGCGGCGTATCAGATCATTAATGCGATTAGATATGCAAGTTTTAATATTTCTGAGTCATTAGAATATCTAGAGACAGAAGAGTATGTGGCACTGTTGGAAGAAACACTTAATTCTTTTGCTGAAAAGTTTAATGTTGAAGATGATGGGGTGTTTTAAATATGATTTATTTAGACAATGCTTCTACAACCTCAATTTGTGACGCTGCAAAGAAAGTTGTCCTAGACAATATGGATGAGTTCTATAATCCAAACAGTTCTTATGAGGCGGCTCGTAAAGTTAAGGTTAAGGTTGAAGAAGCACGTGAAAAGATTGCCGAGTCGATTGGAGCTGAACCAGAGGAGATTTACTTCACATCAGGTGGTTCTGAAGCAAATTCGTGGGTAACATGTAATGGATTTACACTTGCGTCTAGTATTGAGCATGCTTCTATTAAATCAACTTATAGATTTGATGTAGACTCAAGTGGAATAGTGAGTTGCAAAAACTTCGAAACAAGAGTTCATGAATTAGCAAATAATGATTTTTATGTACGTCCAAATATTGCTTCATGTATTATGGTAAACAATGAACTTGGAGTAATTGAACCAGTCAAAGGATTAGCAACGATTGCACATGATAATCATATGTTATTCCATACAGATGCTGTTCAGGCATTGCCTCATATAAGAATTAATGTAAAACAGCTTGGAGTTGATATGATGTCATGTTCTGGACATAAATTCGGTGGACTTAAAGGATGTGGATTCCTTTATATTAAAAGGGGGACTAATATTACTCCTTTGATTGATGGAGGCAGTCAGGAGTTTGGAGCTCGTGGCGGCACAACTAATGTTCTTGGTATTCTTGCCATGGCTGCTGCACTAGAAAATACGATTAATTACATGGATGAAAATAACGCAAAAATTGCGTATTTATCTAATAAATTAAGACGCAATATACTAGACATAAAAGGTGTCACCTTAAATGGTTCAACTGATAAAAACACGCATTTAGATAGCATTTTGAACTTCAAAATTGAAGGTGTGCGTGGTGCTGACGTTGTAACTATGGCAGACGAGTTTGGAATTGCTATTAGTGCAGGTTCAGCATGCCATGAAGGAGATGCGAAACCTAGTCATGTATTAAAGGCTATTGGATTAACTGATGAAGAAGCTCTAAGTAGTATTCGTATATCAATTGGAAGAAATAATACAGAAGAAGAAATTGATTATGTATATGAGATGCTTTCAAAGATTATCAAAAGATTAAGATTGTTTAATTAGACAATACAAAATTACAGGAGAATGACATAACTTATGAAATATATGCGTGGTTCATTTGGGAAAAAGGTTTTGATGGCGACACTATTCTAAAGTGGTTTAATTAAAAATTATAGAAAGGATTTAAAAAATGATCATTAACGATAAAAGAGCACTTGCATATGTCGTAACCATTGACGAAATTAAGCCAATTGAGGGCTACGATAGAGTTGAGTATGCAAGAACTAATGGCTGGTGGGTCATTATAGGCAAGGCAGACAATCTGCATGTTGGAGATAAGTGTGTGTACTTTGAAGTTGATAGTAAGGTCAACTCGGAAGACGAGAGGTTTGCTTTTCTAGAGAAGCGCAATTACAAGATTAAGACACAGCGTATGTGTAAGGTTATCTCACAGGGATTGCTTATGCCTCTAAGCGCTTTTCCAGAGCTTGGTGATGCGGATGTTAATACTGACGTAACTGATAAGCTTAAGGTTACATATGCGGTTGAAGAAGATAATGCTCGTAAGGGCAAGGTTGACCCTAATGCGAAATATCGTTCTATGACTGCTAGACATCAGAAGATTTTTAAGAAGAAGTGGGCTCGTTGGATGATGCGTCGTGAATGGGGACGTAAGGTTATGTTTTTCTTCTTCGGCAAGAAGAAGGATAACCCCAAGGGATGGCCTGTTGGGAAGTTTCCTGGTGTGTCAAAGACCGATCAGGAAAGATGTGAGAATATGCCTTGGATTCTAAATGATAAAACTCCGTTTATAATTACTCAAAAATGTGATGGATCTTCTGGTACTTATATTCTTGAACGTAAAGGTTTTAGACGTTTTGAATTTTACGTCTGTTCAAGAAATGTTCGTATGGCTGATGAAAAGCAGGAATGTTTTTATGGTGCTAATAATTATTACTGGGAAGTTGCTAAGAAATATGATATTCGTACTAAAATGGAACAGTGGCTTAATGCCCATCCAGATGCAAATTGGGTTTGTTGGCAAGGCGAAATTTGTGCCCCAGCGATACAGAAAAATCCTCATAAGTTAACCGAAACTCACTTTTATTGTTTCCATTGGACTGATAGCGTGAATGGACGTCTCGATATAGTTACAGCAAATAACCTATGGAGAAAGTTTGACATGGAAGTTGTTCCTATCGTAGATACTAATTTTATACTGCCTGATGATATGGAAACTTTCAAGCTTCAAGCTGATGGGTTTTATGACGCTGATGTTTGTGAAGGACATAAAGATTGTATTCGTGAGGGCTTTGTATACTATAAGACCACTGATCCAACCTTTAGCTTTAAAAATGTTAGCAGAAAGTATTTGTTGAAATCATAATAGGTGATGTGTTTATGGGAAGTAAGTTCGGTACGGATGGAAAATTTTTAAAGCAATATAATAATTATGATTTATCTGGCGAGTATGGAATTGGTTATCTATTTAATGGCGAAGAATTTTATTTTGATTTAGAAGATTATGATAAAATCAAAAATTATTGTTGGTATAAAGATAGTGGTGGGTATATTAGAACTAATGCTCATAAAAAAGATGGGACTAGAACTTCAGTTTTAATGCATCAATTAATTATGGGTACAGATGGTATATCTACAATGCCTGATCATATCCATGGAAAACAATCTCGCAATGATAACAGGAAATCAAATTTAAGAATTGTTACTAAAAGTCAAAATAATATTAATCAACCTGTTCGTAAGGATAATACATCGGGAACTAAAGGGGTTAATTGGAATAAAGACCTAAATAAATGGAGAGTACGAATACAGGTAAATCATAAACGTATTTTAATAGGAGATTATGATAATTTAGACGATGCAAAAGATGCAAGAAGAGCAGCAGAAGAAAAGTATCATCAAGAATATAGTTATGATTTTAGTCAACAAATTTAAATAACGATCAATCAAGAAAAGAGGATAAAATGAATTATCATTCTGATAAATACATAATGGACGGTATTCGAGAGCATTATAACGAAGCTCTCGAATACTTCCCCGAAGATAGAATTGTCTGTTTAGTGCTCCAGGGTAGTCAAAATTATGGATTAGATATACCTAGTTCAGATATTGATACAAAGTTGATTGTAACCCCAACATTTGAAGATGTTGCTATGAACCGCCAACCTATTAGCACTACACATATAAGAGTAGACAACTCACATACTGACTGGAAGGATATCCGTCTTATGTTGCAAACATTTCGTAAATGCAACCTTAACTTTCTGGAGATTTTGTTCTCTCCATACTGCATTATAAATCCTTTATATGCAGAAGAGTGGAATTTATTAATTCAAAACAATGAATTGATTGCAAATTATGATCCTTGCAAATCTGTTAAAACTATGTGTGGGCTCGCTCGTAGAAAATATGAACAAATGGAACATGAATCTCCGTCGCATCATGATGACATTGAGAAATTTGGATACTCACCAAAGGAGCTCCATCATTTGCTGCGTATAGAAGAGTATGTTGAACGGTACATTGCTGGAGAGCCTTATAAAGATTGCTTAATATCTAAGCTACCTGACTATTTAATTAGTGTTAAGCAAGGTTGTTATACGCTTGGAGATGCGAGATGGATTGCAAATTGTTCAATGAGTCATATTGAAGAAATGTGCGATGCAAGTCCATTTAAAGAACATGACATTAATCGAGATGTAGACAAGCTGCTTGATGATGTACAGTACGAGATTATGAAGATTGCAATTAAGAAAGAGATTGGTGATTGAAATAGTTAAATTTTTTATGATGATTGGTTTGGTTGGCAGCGGGAAAAGCTATCACGCCAAAGAGCTTGCCGAAGAATATGAGGCCACAGTCTTTTCGAGCGATGCTCTGCGTGAAGAAATGTTCGGGGACGTAAATCATCAGGCAGACAATGATACTCTATTTAAAGAGCTCCACAAGCGTATTAGAGAGTGCCTTGCTTCTGGAAAGAGTGCCATTTATGATGCTTGTAATATCAGCTATAAGCGTCGCATGGAGTTTCTTAAGTCGCTTAATAAGATTCCTTGTGAAAAGATTGCAGTCCTTATGGCAACACCTTATGAAGTTTGTCTTGAGCGCAATGCTCAGCGTGAGCGTAAGGTTCCAGAGTATGTAATTAAGCGTATGTATATGAGTTTTAATGTGCCTTTTTGGTACGAAGGTTGGGATGATATTGATGTTGTCTATTCTGAAGATGCGGGGAACTACAAAGGTTGGGATAGAGATTGGGTTGAATCAGTGAAAGATTTTAACCAAGACAATTCTCATCATGCCTTATCTCTTGGAGACCATTGTTGGAAGGCGGTAAAATATATTGATAGCAACACGCCATCTTTCCATTCAACGTCTACTGAACTTAGACATGCAGCAATGCTACATGACGAGGGGAAAGTCTTTACGAAAAGCTTTTATGATGCAAAGGGGAATCCTTCAGAAGAAGCTCATTATTACTCTCATGAGTGTTGTGGGGCATATAATAGCTTATTCTACGAAATGCCTTGCGAACATCTTTATGTTGCACAGCTTATCCAGTGGCACATGCGGCCTTACCTCGCATGGGAGCAATCTGACAAAGCTACGCAGAAAGATAGGAAGCTTCTTGGTGAACACTTATTTAACGACATTTGCCTATTGCATGCTTCCGACGTAGCGGCGCATTGACAAAATATCAAATAACCTCTTGACAATACAAAATTATTGATATATAATGTCCACATAGAAAGGAGAGTGAATACTTGTGGATGTACAATCTTTAAAAGAATATATATTAGACAATGACAAATTGCCAGAGATTCTTCAGGAGATTGGATGCCACAGTATTCATAATCATGGTGGATATATTACATGTGGGAACAAAACTGGAGATAACAAATCAGCAATTGTTGTATATATAAATGAAAATTTGACTGTTGTAAACTACACTCGTTCAATGGCAAATAGTAAAAGAACAACAGACATATTTGATTTGATTTGTTATAACGAAGATTGCTCTTTTCCTGAAGCTCTTAAGTTTTGTTGTAATTTATTTGGGTTAGATTATTATCAAGAGCCCGAAGATATACCAGAGTCTCTTCAAATTCTTAAAATGCTACAACAAATGGCAACAGAAGAAGGGGCGAATGACGATGCTCCGTTGAAGCCTATTAATGAGAAGATACTTAGTTATTATTTCCCTTACGGTAATAAGCTATGGGAAGATGATGGGATAAGTTTAAGTACTCAAAGACTGTTTGAGGTAGCATTTGATCCAATGACAAATTCTATTGTTATCCCAATTCGAGATGAGCAAGGGTCTTTGGTAGGTATAAAAGCAAGAAGAATGGAATATGACCCAGATAGTGGGTTATCTAAATATTTTTTTCTCGAACCTTGTTCCAAGAGCAGAGTTTTGTACGGTCTATTTCAAAATATTAAACTAATTCAATTTACTGGAGTAGTATGGGTTGGAGAAAGTGAAAAATTTGTACAACAGTTATATGACATGGGATACTATGGTGTAAGCACTGGTGGCACAAAGATTTCAAAAGCGCAAGTTGAAATGCTAACAAGATTAAATGCCAAGATTGTTTTTTGTTACGACGAAGATGTCAACGAAGAACAGTTAAAAAACATTTCAAATATGTTCCTAGAGGGGGTTCCAGTATATGCGATTATTGATAAAGAGCATATTCTCGAAAATAAAGAATCTCCTAGCGACAATCCTAAAAAATTTCAATATTTAATTAAAAATAATATATATAATTTGCGTGAGGACAATGACGAATAAACAGAGAAAATTTTTTAAACATGCTAAAGCCGCTTCTGAGATGAGCAGCTTTCCAAAAGTGCATATTGGCGCAATTGTAACTTGCGGCAGTAAAGTCGTAGGTGTAGGGTTTAATAGCCGTAAAAGTTCACCAATTCAAAAGAAATATAATAAATATAGAGATTTTGATGGTGTTGATACAAATACAGAGCCGCTTCATTTGACTCATGCAGAGGTCGCTGCTCTTGGACAGTTGAAATATTTAGATATTGATATTGGTAAGTGTGAAGTGTGGACTTATCGAGAAACAGCGAATCATGACCTTGCCATTTCACGTCCATGTGCAGCATGTATGAAATATATCAACGATCTTGGTATTAAAAAAATACATTATACAACTGACGGCGGATATGCCGATGAAGAAATTTTTATTAAATGCTGAGGTGATTATTATACAAGCTAAGGTTAGGATAGATTTAACTGGATGGAAGATGTGTGAGCATGGTGTTCCAGATTCAAGATTAACAGTTATTGGGCGTGCAGAAGAAGATTATATTTGTCCTGATGGGCGTCACGAAGCAAGATGGGTGTGCGAATGTTCGTGTAAGGAACATAATTTAATTGTTGTTCGTGGGGACTCGTTAAAAAGTGGAGCTACAAAGTCATGCGGGTGTTTACATAGAGAAATAGCAGCGTCAAAAGGAAGACAAAAGAAAAAGTATAATAAAAATGATATCTCTGGGGAATATGGAGTTTTGTGGTCAACGAATACCAATGAAGAAGTTTATTTTGATTTAGAAGACGCAGATAAAATTTTAGAGCATGCATGGCGTATTGATGGACAAGGATATCCAGTTACTAATATAGATTGTGTACCACAAAGAATGCATGTATTTTTAGGGTTTTCGTGGTATGATCACCATAATCAAAACAAATTAGACAATAGGAAAGCAAATTTTGTTCCATGTACTAGACAAGAAAATATTAGAAATAGTCCAATTAGGTCAAACAACACTTCTGGAATAGTTGGAGTATATAAACATTCTCAGTATAATAAATGGGTTGCACAAATCAAGTTAGATGATGCAACGAAGCATTTGGGAGTGTATATTAAAAAAGAAGATGCCATCATCGCTAGGTTAAATGCAGAAAAAGAATATTTCGGAGAATTTGCTCCTCAAAGAAATTTATTTGAGCAATATGGAATAATTTAAGTATATTGATTGAAGGAGTGTTAAAGGTTATGAGTTACCAATATTGCGACAGAAATTATTGCAAGCGTTGCTTTATTAAGAACAATAAGTTGTCAAAGAAAGAAATTAAAAGCATTGTTCTATCTGAAGAAAAGGAGCAGTGTGACTGTTGTAAGAGAATTGACTTTATTGTAGAAGATATAATAGAAGATTATTAAAATGGAGGAAATGAAACAATGACAAATGAGCAGAAAGAATTGGTTCAGCCGATTCTAAACACGATTATAAATGAAGACATTAAAGAATTTGCGATAGTCTTGCTTGAAGATATGCCCGAATATATATGGCATGTCCCTGCATCTTCTACTGGAAAGTACCATCCGACCTTTTCACTGAATGAAGGAGGGCTTATGCGTCATCAGATGGCGGTTGTAAGATTCTTAAACTTCTTTTTTGAACTTGAGCAATATAACAGCAAGCTCACTACTAGACAGATGGATTTGATGCGTGTAGCAGGGCTATTACATGATGGACGTAAGAGTGGTTCTCAGAAAGATTATGAAGCTTCTAAGTATACAAGATTTAATCATCCACTACTAATGGCCGATGAAATTAGAAAATATGATGGCAAATATTTAAATCATGATGAAATTGAATTCGTTGCTGAGGCGATATCAAAACACATGGGACAGTGGTCAGAGGATAGAAAAAGTAACGTTATTCTTCCAAAGCCTGATGATAAATTTTCTAGAATGCTACATGTTGCTGATTATCTTGCGAGTCGTAAATGTCTAACAATGGATTTTGAGGGATATACCGAACCGAAGAGTATCGTAACTAATCCAGAAGAATACATATTGCCGTTTGGTAAATATAGTGGACAGAAGCTTATAGATATCTATAAAGCGCACCCTGACTATTGTGATTGGCTAGAAAAGAATATTAGTAAGCGTGATGTTCTAACTATGCTAAAGATGATAAAGGAGAAATGTAAAAATGAAGATTGAGATTCTAGCAGGTGGCTCTATTGAGAAGGCTTTTAAAGAACTTAATATTCCCATGACTGTAACATACAGTGGAGAACAGTACAAAGTATGTGAAATTGAAAAGTCTGATTTTAAAACCATTGCAAACATGCCCGAAGATGAATGGAAGTCTAATTGGGGCTGGTGGAGATCTGCCAAGGGTTCAAATATGGGAACTCCTTATGAGATTTTTATAGTTAATGGGCAGATGCTTATAGGTTGGACTAGCTTTCGTAGAGAAAATCTTCGTGATGAATGGGAAAACGAAAACGACGCTGAAAAGGCAGCATACCATTATTCTTTTAGAGAATACGAAGATGATGTAATGCCACGAGAATATAAAAATCTAAGTGAGTATCTTACCGAAGAGCTAGGCGCGTCGCAACCTAGAAATGTATGCGCTTTAGCAGTTGATTTAGCAAAAGCTAATGGTATGACTATGGCGAAACTTTTTAAAGTTTTTGAAGGAGAAATATAACTCCTATTAGATAAAAAATAAAAAAAGAGGAATATGTATGAGTAAAATTAAAGAACAGGTTATAGCAATAGTAATAATTCTTTCTGTAATAGGAACATCAGTTTATACACACATTAATCTAAACCGTAAAGTTCCTATTGAAGAGATAGCCTGTATTGGAAAAATTACTCCTCCAGAAGTAAATACTGAAGGTTTGATTACAGTTGAAATGGTAGATACTACAGTAGAGCAGCAAGAAGACCAAAAAGAGGAAGTTGCTCCAGTTCAAAATGTAGTAGTAGAAGAAACTTCAACGAACACGAATTATACAGAAGATGATTTGTACTGGCTCTCTAAGGCTATTGCACAGGAGCTTGGTTCATATTGGGTTCCTGATTGGGCACAACAATGGGTTGCATCTGTTGTTTTGAACAGAGTTAATCATCCATCATTCCCTGATACTATTTATGGTGTCCTACATCAGCCAGGACAGTATTGTGGATTTTATGCTACACCTACTGAGCAGAATGTTGCGAATGCAAGGTATGTACTTGAAAATGGATCGGTACTTCCTGAGAATGTAGTGTTTCAGTCTTTATGTACTCAGGGTAGCGGCATACATGGGACTTATTATGACCCATATATGAACAATACGACATATTTTTGTTATAAGTGATAACAATACAAAATTATAGATACACAGTTCATTAAATTGTACAAAAGTCGAGGTCTATTACCCCGACTTTTTGTACTGTTTGACATATTGACAATACAAAATTATAGTGATATTATATCAATGAAAATGATAATACGTAAAGGAGAACAAATGACAATATATAATTTTTATCTTAAAGAGCATATAACTGGAGAATCTGAATTGCTGCTTGCTAGTTGTACAGAGCGCGAGGCGATGATAGAAATGGGGGCAATTCTAGAAAACAACCATAATAATGGGTTCACTCTCAAAAACATTGACAATACCGGAGATTTGCTAACGTATGAAGTAGTAGACAGCGGAAAGTATTTTATTCTTGAGAAAGTAGGAGATACTAATTGCAATATAAATTAATTAAAAATAGTAAAAATGATACTAATGATGTTATAGGTACTGTACTTCGAAATAGGGGAATTAACAACCCAAACAAATATCTCAATTTGACAGAAGATTGTGTATGTGACTGGCAAGATCTGAATAACATCAATGAAGCCGTCGAGTGCTTTGCGGAACACTTTGAAAGGAGGGACGAAATCGCTATCCTTGTGGATAGCGATCCCTGACGGCTACTCTAGCGCATCAATGATGTATAGTTATATTAAACTTATGGATGAAGATTATCCAGTATATTATATGCTTCACCAGAAGAACAAAGCTCATGGCTTGAATGATAAGGACTTTGATATACCAGAGAATACAAAGTTACTCATCATCCCTGATGCGGGGACAAATGATTGTGAGGAATGTAATAACCTTATTGAACGTGGCATTTCAGTAATATGTCTTGACCACCACGAGCAAAACAACTCAGAAGTAAAGAATAATGCTATTATAGTTAACAATCAAATAAGTAATAATTATAGCAATAAAGACTTCTGTGGAGCGGGAGTTACATACGAATTTTTACGTGCGCTAGATGAATATTACTGGAATGAATTTGCGTCGGAGTTTATAGATCTTGTAAGCTTTGGAAACATTAGTGATGTCATGGATCTAAGAAGTATGCCAACTCGTTATTATGTGGAAGCAGGATTTAAGAATCTTAAAAATCCAGCGCTTTTAGCTATGATTAAAGCACAAGAGTTCAGCATGCATGGTGAAGTTAATATTCACAATGTCTCATGGTACATAACTCCTATTTTTAATGCAATGATTAGAATTGGAACTTTTGAGGAACGAGAGCTTTTATTCAGAGCATTTATAGGAGACTATGAAGAGTTTGACTATAAAAAGCGCGGTGGAGAAATTATTGCTGAAAATATCTATGACAGAGCTGCAAGGTTATGCAAGAACGCGAAAAGCCGTCAGGACAAAATGAGGGACAAACTTTTTGCGGCACTACTGCAAAAATCGGACGTTAGCAACAAGGTTGTTATGATTCAAACTGAAGAAGGAGATAGTGGCATAATTGGGCTAAGTGCAATGCGATTGGCAGACATTCTTAGTAGACCTGTTATTGTAGTTAAACCGATTGAAAAAGATGGTGAGACGATTTTAAGCGGTAGTTGTAGAAATTTTAATAATTCACCTGTAGAAGATCTTAAGTCAGCAATTGACGATACTGGATTATTTGAATTAGCCGCAGGTCATGCAAACGCTGCTGGTGTTCAAATAAAACCAGAGAATTTTGAATCTGCTCAGGCCGCGCTCAATGAAGAATTAAAAGATGTTATCTATGACCCAAGTTATCAATGTGACTTTATACTTGATATTGATGATCTAGACATAACACTTATTCGAGACATTGATTCTGCTAGATGGATTTGGTGTACAGGAATCTCTGAACCTAAACTTGCTATCGAAAACATCTGTATAACACGAAAAGATATAACTGTACAGGGGAAAGACTCCAATAGTATATTCTTTATGATTGACAATATAAAATTTGTACAATTTAAAATGGTAGAGGGCGACCCACTATATGATTTTGTTAATAGTTGGACTGCAGAAGATGATGACGAGATTGAATTTAATGTAGTTGGTACGTGTAGTATAAATAATTACGGGGGCGCTCTTACCCCACAATTTGTTATAAGTGATGTACAAACAATACGAAATTATAGTATGGAGGAATAAACAATGATTTGGAAAGACCCTACAGTAGAGTTGCCTAAAGAAAATACTGATGTCCTTGTATATACCGACGAGGACAATATGAAAGTCGCCCGACTATGCAAGGGCAAATGGAATACTTACCAGCAAATCATTGGGTGGTATCCATTGCCTAAAGATAAACCAACAATAACTAAAAAAGGTAAGAGGAAGAAAAATGAGTAAGATTTTTTATATTTCAGATTTGCACCTAATGCATCAAAACATTATTAGGTTCGATAATCGCCCATTTGAAACGATAGAAGAGATGGATAAAGCACTAATTGACAACTGGAACTCTGTTGTTAGCAATGCAGATCATGTGTATCATCTCGGAGATTTTTGTTGGGGGAAGAAGGATGACTGGATTAAGTATCTAAAGCTGCTAAATGGTAATATTCATATCATAAAGGGCAACCATGATTTAAAAGAGTATCCACCTGATGTTAAGAAATATATCGTAGAAGCAGTTGATTATAAAGAAATTACAGACTGTGGGAGACATGTGATTATGTGTCACTATCCAATTATGTGTTATAAAGCATCTTATAATCCAAATTGTTACATGCTTCATGGACATACTCACACAACAAGAGAGCAAGCTTTCGTTGATAAGTGGACTAAGGAGCTAAGAGATAGTAGGCAATTTAATAGCGACAGTTGTGGCAATATTTTTAATGTTGGATGTATGATATCGTACATGGAATATAGACCAAAAGCACTTGATGAAATTATTAAAAGGAGCTAATTATGGACAAAACTACACTCGGTGATAGAATGAAAAACAATTATGAAAATATCAGTCGGTATTATTTGACTCGTAGAATGCCTGTAATTATTAGACTAGATATGAAGGCTGGCCATACTTTTACTAAGGGCATGAAAAAACCTTTTGATGATATTTTTGTAAAGACTATGCAGGATACTATGAAGTATCTCTGTGAGAACATTCAGGGTTGTGTCCTTGGCTATACTCAGAGTGACGAGATTTCTCTTGTACTTGTTGATTATGCAGAATTGACTACTGACGCGTGGTTTGGTAATAACCTACAGAAGATGTGTAGTGTATCTGCAAGTATGGCTACATTGGCTTTTAATAAATTTTTTTCTCATAATGTTGAAGATTTAGAGAGCGATCTTGCACAAGAACACGAAACAGATAGTATGACTGAATGGGTAAAAACTATGCTCTCGTATTATCAGATATATAGAATCGCACTCAAAAAAGGCGCAATGTTTGATTCTCGTGTCTTCACAATCCCCAAGGAAGAAGTTTGCAACTACTTTATTTGGAGACAGCAAGATAGCACTCGTAATTCCATCCAGTCCGTAGGTCAAGCAAACTTTAGTCAGAAGGAACTTCATGGTAAGTCTTGCAGCGATATTCAAGATATGCTTATGACACAGAAGAGTATTAATTGGAACGACTATAATCCAACTCTAAAGCGTGGTAGTTGTTGCATTAAAATTAAAGACGGCATAACTAAGTATGATGAGGCAGGAAATATTTGCGATTATATTCCCAGTAGTAAGTGGGTAATTGATAATGAAATTCCTATCTTTACTCAGGATAGAAGCTATATTGACAAACTAATTAACATAGGAGGTTAAAAAATGATTAGTGAACTTATTTCTAGACTACAAAAATGCCCTGAGTATTCGTGTTCTAGATGCACTTATTATGGAACTCCTGCTTGTGCAATCAAGGAAGCAATTGTTGAGCTTAAGCGTTACGATCAGATATTTGAGCTGATTAAAGAAAAGATTAAAGAGGAGTAATTATGATTACTGTTTACAAATGTGAATTTTGTGGGGCAGAGTTTAAGAATTCACGAGAATGTAGAACTCATGAATCTAACCATCTTAATGAAATAGATAAAATTAAGTACGATTTGATGCATTCTTATTGGAGATATATTTGTAATTATTGTGATCATTCATATTACGTGTATGGTTGCGAACAGGACTGTGACCATAAAGATTGTGGATACAAGAATAATTACAAAGACTTTGTTCCAACAGAGCCTCTTCACGATAAGAGTATAAGTGGGGTGTAATAATGGGATATTGGGATTATGAAGAACCTATGTGGGAACCGTCTGAAGCTGATGAGCTTTTTGATGAAATAAAATCAAAACTTGTTGATGCAGCTAAAGACTCTTTGAAGAGTGACATGGAATATCTTAAAAGTCGCAATGAATATCTTGAAAAGCGCAATAAAGAGCTTGAGGACAAAGCACGAGAAGTGTCAAGCAAAGAAAGTGATTTGGAATATAAATCACGAAATCTTCGCAGAGAAGTAGAAAAAGAATTTTATAAGACTGCTATTGATGATTTATTTAAGGACGCACTTGAAAAATCTCAGCTCTGGTTTGCAGATAATAAACCACATGAAAAGCCTAAGTGCGACAAATGTGATGAAAATAGAAACTGGGTTTTGACTTGGCCTGACGGAACAACCACAAGTAAGAAGTGCACATGTTCACAGCCAGAATATTGGTACGAGCCGCAAGAAACATGGATTGATACGTTGAGATATAGAGTCAAGGATGATAATTACCCATCTGAAAGATATTATCGTCTCGATAAAAGTTATCAACACACTGGCGACAGCAGATGGAACGATTATTCATATGAAGACTTTGGAATCCAGTTTGTATATGATAAGTTCTGTGATGATGTTATTGAGAAGAAAGAGCAACTCAATTATGGTAAATATATTGGATTTAAATCAAAAGAAGAATGTCAAAAGTATTGTGATTGGTTGAACGAAAGGAGAACAAACAATGAATAATAATGTAATTATTGATAGCAACATTACCCCAACCGACGTAAAGATTTATGTTGAAAATGGCACTCCTTATCTTGATTATACAGGTGTATGCTATGCGAGTAACGGGGACAAAATTAAAGTTCATTTGCCCAAAGTTGGTTTTACACTTACTATTATAACACAAGAAAAAGAATATGAAGAGTGGAAGTATCAGTGTGGCTCCAGAGAAATACTTACAAGATTTAATGTTTATGCGTCAAATGATAAATTGGCAACATTTGAAGTAATTGAACGTGACGTATTAAAGAAGCAGCTTGAAAAAGAACTTGGCTATAAGTTAAATATTAAGGAGTGATAATAATGATTTCTAAGGAAGTTTTTATTAAGACTATGTAACGTCTTGAAAGCCTAAATAAGAGATATGTATGAAAAATTGGAGAAAATAAAAGAGGCTTGTTTGTCGATGTATAGTGATGCTATTACATATAAGTTATGTGAAGTGTTACAAGAATTTATTCTTTATATTGCATCAAAGAACATATAAAACATAGAGTTTAAAGGTGGTATAATATGGATATTAGAAAATTGATGTTGAACGCAGCGCCTCCATTTGAATGGAGTAGTGACGAAACTCATCCAATACATTCTTTAGGTCGTTATATTTTTGGTATTTGTGATGGGTTTATATTTGATGAAGAAGCGCTTAAAAATGCTGATGAAGAGTTGTTAAAGAAGATTTATGGTGAGATTGCAAGATATTGGTGTAAACAAAATATTTGCAAAGACAAATATATAAAATATATAAATCTATAATCAATAAAATAAAAATTTAAGGTAAAGTTATGGATAGAAAATTATTAGAAGCAAAAAACGCAATCTTCAAGATGATTGCACAGTTTCATCATCCTACTATGTTCGATGATGGCGAGCTCTATATTTTTAACTATTGTGAATCCGCATTGGAAGCAGCATTTAATGTCCTTGGCATTGAAGAAAATTATATTAAACTGATTGACTTCTGTAAAATGTGGGAAGATAATGATAGAAAATATTGGGCAATGAATTCAAATGAACCTTTTAATGGTATAACCGCAGATATACATTATAAAGTTTTTAAAGAAGACTATGAATTATGGCAGAAAAATTTGGAATTTCTTTACGAAGATGATTAAAGCAATAAAAGCTGAATTTTAAGAGGTATGATATGAATTATTGTACAAAACATAATGATTTGTGTGAATATGCCAATGCATTTGGATATTGTCAGATAACAGCATGTACTAAATATTTTCAAAAACAAACTATATATTTAGAAGAAGATATTGATGTAATAATTTTCCCACAAACCATAGGAGATATTACATTTTATAGCAGTAAAGAGTTAATGAAATGGGTAGAAGACCAACAAAAAATTAATAAAGACCCCAATTATGGAATAGGAAATTGGTGCTAAGTAACAAATAAAAATAAAATTTTAAGTGGTGAATAATATGGAGTATAAATATAATATTAACGAAATTATTGAGTCGTTAAATTTTACAGAATATGAAAACAAAGATGCAGTGAAAGAAACTTTGTGTTTTGTAGTTGATACTTTAACTGAACAAATTAAAAACTCTCAAAAGGAAATGGACTATGAAGAGCGAATTTCTCATAATTGGAACGATTATGAATCAGCGAAAGCGGTTAGAAATTTTTGTCAGTCATTTCTAAATAAGTTAGGTGTCACTTAAAAACAAACTTTTAAGGGGTAGATTATGAATTGGGCTTTTAAACAAGAGTGTTCTGATTGTAAGTATTATAATAGTGGCGAATGTACTCATCCACATTATATGTATTGTGAGCATTGTGAGTTATGGGCACCAAAATGGCATGATTGTAAGCATTATGATGGCGAATTAGGATGTTGCAAACTATTAAGTAATTGGACGGAGGCAATGCCAATTCTTATGCCTTGTGTTGATACCCCTTGCGAACATTATATAACAGAATAAAAATAAAATTTTAAGAGGTAAAAATGATGGATAATATAGTAGAAAGAATAGAAAAAATAAAACCGCATCCAACTGAAGCAATTGTATTAAGCTTTAATTATAATAGTACAAATGTATGCACCATGAATGAAGTGTTTAATCATGTACAGTCTAAGTTTCCTAATAATGTAGTTGTAGTAATTCCAGACTATGTAAGTCTAGAGAGTTGTAGTAAGGATGTTTTAGAAAATATCATTAGTGCAATTTCAGAAATTATTGATAGGTTATAAAAGTTTAATTTTATAGAGGTAAAAATATGAAAGATAAAAGACAAGAATATATTGAATATTTTACATATATGCAGGAAGAAGATAAGAAAATTCCTCTTGGTGGAATGGCGTGGGACGATATTTGTTGGTGGATTTACGATGCCACAGAAAAGGATAAATTGTTTACCAGAAATGAATTAGCAGATATGTTTCCAGATTTGTTGGGGCATATTAGAGATAAATAAAAAACGAATTTTAAGTGGTGAGCATATGACGGAGTATTTACAAAAATATAATGATATTATGAAAAAGTATCATTGTGGAGAATTTGGTGACACACACCTTACAATGCGCGATATTTTATATAGAGCAGAAGAACCTGATTTATTTGATAAAATGAGTTTGGATGATTTACAATATTTAATCGAAAATACTTCTGGAATACATAAACAAATGTTTGGTTATCTTAAATTTAAAAAAGAACAAGAAGTCCAAGAGTTATAAAAATGAAATTTTAAGTGGTGATAGTATGGATTTGAAGAGATTAGAACATTATAGAGAATATTTTAATAAACAAAAAGGCAGAAAATATCCTTGTAGTAATCAAATTGTTCGCTGTGCCATTGTAACCAATGATAAAGATAAAGCTGTTGATTTCATGAGCGATAAAAAAGTTATAAAAAGGTTAGAAAGAAAAGATTATGCGGCTTGGCTTTTAGATAATGGAGAACAATGGATATGGCGTAGATGGAATGAAAGATGTAGAGGATATAGGTTTTATAAGGTTGCTATTGATAAAAATATTAACGATGAAATATTTGATCTTTTAATACTTCCTTACTGTGCAAATTATTGTTGTTCTATGGAAATTATTTAACAAGTAAAATATACATTTAAGAGGTAATATTGTATGTTTGGAACAATAAATTGTATTTATGAAACCCCTTGTGGGTGGTGTTCTAAATGGAATAAAAAATGTAATAAGAAAATTCCAGAACAAGGACAAAGAGCAAAGTGTAATCCAGTAGATGATGTTATGGACGAGTCTATAAAAAAAGTAATAACTAACAAAGTATGTGAATCTGAATCAGATCACGAATGGGAATGTACTGGAGTATCCACAGCAGGAATTACTTATAGATGTAAGAAATGCTATGCTACTAAAACATACCCTTATAATTTTAATAGCGAAATTTCTATAACAATTTAAAATTAACATTTAAGAGGTAAAAATATATGACCGGAAAGATTTTAGGGAAAATTAATTTTGCAGAATATGGTACTGTTAGAGATTATCCTTTTCTGATTGGTCTTCAGCTTGGGTTCAAATTGGGTGATGGTACTGGTGTAATGGATGGTGGAAGTAATACTATTAATATTAGTAAAGAATGTAAGTGGGAAGAAACTGAAAGAGAGGCCGCTATTACTATAAGCGTTGAAAAAGTTTATGAGATACTTAAAGATGCAAAGGTTAATTATGTATCAGAACTTATCAATAAGCCTGTTGAAGTTACGATTGACAAGAATTGTTTTAAAGACTTTAGGATTTTGACAGAGGTACTATAAATAGTAAAAGATATGATTTTAAGCAAGAAGTTTGAATGTACTAATGACGATTTAGATTCTGTTATTGTTTCAGTTGCAAAAGAAATTGAAGATGTATATATAGATTGTGATGGTCGCTGTTTAAACTGTGATTACTATGAGCCGATTACGAATAATTGCAGAGTAGAAGAAGATTGAAATTAAATTTTTAAACGGTACATTTGTAAGCTTTACATTTTGTTTATAATTTATTCAAGATGTATACATATGTAGAAGGAGAAAAAAACAATGAAATCAGTATGTGCAAATTGTGATTTAGGATTAAAGCGTTCAGAATGTACTGATAAAGAATATACTGAATGTGAATGCCGTAGATGGATAATTAAAGAAATTAATCAAACTACTTTACTAGGTTTTATGCATCTTCTAGATGAAGTTCTTGAAACAGTTTATGAGAATAAAAATTATTTACGAAATAATAAAGCTAGAATGATTGAATTTTTGAGCAAATCAATTATAGAATAAGGAGGTTAAGTAGATAATGTAAAAAGAGCTATACAATACAAAATTATTGAAATTTCAAATGACAAATGATACAAAGCTATATTACGTATATAAACACACTAGTCCTAGCGGAAAGGTTTATATCGGCATCACAAGCAAACATCCACCTGAACTACGCTGGGCAAATGGCAATGGGTATAAAAGGAATCAACCACATTTTTGGAATGCGATTAAAAAATATGGTTGGGATAATTTTGAACATGAAATATTGTTTGAAGGTTTAAACAGAAAAGATGCCTGCATTAAAGAGCAAGAGATGATAGAACTATATGATGCTACAAATTCAGAAAATGGATACAATCAGACGAAGGGCGGAGATGGAAAGCTTGGGTATGTTATGTCCAAAGAAACTAAACAAAAAATTAGTGCAAGTAGGACTGGAAGATTTACAGGAGAGGACAATCCAAATTATGGTAATCACAAACTTGCAGGCAAAAACAATCCGTTTTATGGCAAACGACATACAGAAGAAACTAAAAAGAAATTAAGAGAACTTGCTTCTGGTAGGAAATCTTCAATGAAAGGGAAGAACTTTTCAGAAGAATTTAAAGAGAAACTATATCAAGCAAATAAAGAACGAAGCAAACCAGTTCTACAATTTGATATTCATGGAAATTTAATCAATGAGTATAGAAGTGTTCATAATGCCTCAACTATTACAGGATACGATTATGCAAATATATCTGCTGCCTGTAATGGGAAAATACACATATATAAAAATTGCATTTGGATGTTCAAATCAGAATATACTCCGAGGCAAATAGTAAAGCCAACCGAACGTAAGAAAAGAGTAAATAAAAAATATAAGGCAGTTGTTCAATATGATATAAATCATGTATTTATTGCAACATATACGTCTGCTAATCAAGCGGAATTTTATACAGGCATTAAAGCAAATAATATACGAGCATGTTGTAACGGATATCAGAAAACTTCAGGCGGATTTATATGGAGGTATGATAATGGATCAAATTAATAAAATTAAAAAATTAATTACGTTATGCAATAAATATCGTGATGCTTATTATAACCATCAGCCATTGGTTCCAGATGATGTCTATGATAGATATTTTGATGAGTTAAGTAGACTAGAGCAAGAAACTAATTGTTATTTTTCAAATTCGCCCACACAATCTGTGGGATATAAAGTTGTTGATTCATTGCCTAAAGTGATTCACGATATTCCACTCTTAAGTCTAGATAAAACAAAATCTGTTGATGATGTTGTAAAATTTGCAGGAGACAAAGATGTCCTTGTTATGATAAAAGGCGATGGTCTAACAACAAAATTAGTATACAAATCTAACGGAGAATATGCAGAACTTGTAGAAGCATCCACTAGAGGTAATGGTGAGGTAGGTAGTCTAGTCACTCATAATGTTAAGACATTTGTAAATGTCCCTCTTAAAATTAAATATCACAAAGACCTAACTGTTGTTGGTGAAAGTGTAATTTACAAAGAAGATTTTGATAAAATTAATACAACACTTCCAGAATCAGAACAATATTCAAATTGTAGAAATCTAGCAAGCGGATCTCTTTCTCTGTTGGATAGCAGAGAGTGCGCGAAACGTCATATGAGATTTATGCTTTTTGATGTTATTAAAGGCATGGATGACATCAATTCTCTTTATAAGAGGTTTGAATTAGCTGCTAGTTTAGGTTTTGATGTAATTTATCATCAAAGAATTGGTGGAATGGGAGCAGAAGAGTTTGCGGACATTATAAAAAACATTCATGAATATGCGGACAACCATGGAATTCCATGCGATGGTGCTGTAATTCGTTATGATGATTATGCATATGGGCTTTCTCTTGGAAGAACTGGTCATCATTATAGATACGGTATTGCAAAAAAGGAAGAAGACGACCTTGTTGCAACCATATTTCGTGGAATTGAATGGAACACATCTAGAAATGGCATCGTTGTTCCGACTGGTTTGTTTGACGAAATTTCAATATTGGATTCAAATGTATCTCGTGCGACACTACATAATTTAAATTATATTGATGGACTAAAGTTAAGGATTGGTGATAGAATTTGTTGCAGCAAACGCAATATGGTAGTCCCAGCAATTGAAGTTAATCTTGACTATAATCCAGAAAATTATAAATTGCCATTAATTGATAAATGTCCATCTTGTGGAGTCACTCTTGAAATTAAAAATACAGGCAATGCAAATGTTTTATATTGCCCTAATGACAATTGCCCCGCAAGAAATCTTGCTAAATTTGAGCACTTTGTTTCTAAAAAGGCGATGGACATTCAAGGCCTATCAGAAAAGACGCTTGAGCTACTAATTTCACATGGATTTTTGCATAATTACAAAGATATTTATCATTTGAAAGACCGTAAGAATGAAATTATGCAACTTCCTGGAATGGGTGAAAAATCTGTAAGTAAACTGCTAGATTCTATTGAAAAATCAAGGACAGTAACGCTTGATAGATTTATTACTGCGCTTGGTATTCCTAACATTGGCTCTTCTGCGGCGAAAGCTATTAGTAAGCAATTTAATGGGAACCATTATGATTTTGTACAAGCATTATCTAATGGATATGATTTTTCTCAGATTGATGATTTCGGAGAGATTACAAACAAGTCGCTTCATGACTGGTGGAATAGCAAAGATCCAATGATTGAATTGCTTCCTGTTGAGATGAACTTTATCGTTAAGAATGATGTAAGTTCTAGTTCCAATCTTAGTGGTAAAAGTTTCTGCATTACAGGAAGTTTAACTCATTACCCCAATAGGGATGCACTTGTTAAAGCCATTGAAGACAATGGCGGCAAATATGTGTCTGGAGTGAGTAAGAAGACTGATTTTCTTATTAATAATGATACTACAAGCACTAGCGGCAAGAACAAGAAGGCTGTTGAATTAAATATTCCAATTATTAGTGAGGACGATTTTCTTAAAATGCTATCAGAATAAAATTTAGGGGAGAACTTATCTCCCCATTTTTATGCATCTAACTACTTGACAAATCAAAATTTTGTGATATTATATGTATAGTTGAACAATACAAAATTATAGTTAAGGAGTTGATGCATAATATGATTGAATATAATAATTGCTGCGTCGCATGTGGCGAAATTATTCCTGAAGGAAGACAGGTTTGCTCACAATGTGAGAAGGGATTTTATGTATTACACATAGAGTATCCACCCAAGAAGAAAGGGTTAATATATTGGCTAAAGCAATACTTTAATTAAAGAAAGGATTATATTTATGGAAAAGAATAAACAGAATGTCGCATTAATGACAACCTCGGTTGATGACAATGGAGAAATTAATCTAACGTATATTCCTCTACATGTTGATATGGAAGCATTGGAGTATATTCTTCATCATTGTCGAGCAGACGATAACAATAAAGCAATTACTTTTATACTTGACTGCGACTCAGCAGAGGAATTTTGGAAGGATATGTGGGAGTCGCTGGAGGATGAGATTGATCATGTATAAACTTTTATTTTATAATAGTTTTAGAGAAGCACGAGAAATCGCAACATTTGAAGATGGAATGACAGATAAAGAAGTTCGTAAAGCTGCGTTTGATGAAATTACAAAATTTTGCAATGAGCGTAATTTTACAATCTATTATACAAGAATGTGGAACGCCCAAGGCGATACTATTTTTGATGTGGGTAGTCATACAGAATTCTTTCATGTTTCTCCGCAGATTGATATCGTTGGATAAAAATATACAATACAAAATTATTGAATAAGGGGGGGGATGTTTGAATGGAACTTACAAAGGGGCAGCAAGAGGGATTAAAAGTAGCTTGCAATCGGTATAAAGAGCATAAGCTTTATACTTGTATTGCAGGCTACGCTTAAGCTGGCACTGGCAAAACAACTCTAGTTCATTTTATCATTAAAGAATTAGGGTTAAATGAAAATCAAGTTGTTTTTGTGGCATACACCGGCAAAGCCGCTCTTGTTCTTAAACAGAAAGGCAATAAAAACGCAATGACTGCGCATAAGCTGCTTTATCATTCTGAAGAGTTACCTGATGGGACGTATCGGCATACACCTAGAGAAAAGTTAGAAAAGAAGTATAGCCTTATTGTTGTTGATGAAGCAAGTATGCTACCACAAGAAATGATAAATTTGCTGCTGTCTCATCATGTACACACTATATTTTTGGGAGATCCTGCACAGCTACCACCTATTGACGGAGAACAAACTATATTAGATTCTCCACATATTTTTCTTGATGAAATTGTGCGGCAAGCTCTTGATAATCCTATTATTAAATTGTCTATGCAAATTAGAAATGGTGACAGATTAAGATATAGCTTAGAAGATAAGAAATGTAGAATAATGCCAAGAGATAAAGTATCAGACAAATTGTTACTTGGTGCAGATCAGATTCTGTGTGGGAAGAATAAAACTCGTCACGAATTAAATAATTATATGCGCAGATTAATTCTTGGAGATAGTTATAGTGATGAACCAGTCAATAGTGATAAGGTTATTTGCCTCAAGAATCATTGGAATACTGTAAATAGCGCTGGTAATGAGCTTGTTAATGGGACAATTGGAGAGCTACATAATATCTCTATAACAGAGGTTCCTCCTTATGGCAAAATCATTTATGCTGATTTTATTTCAGATGATGGTGGAATATATAGAAATTTAATGATTGATTATAATTTAATAGTAAATGGCAAACCTACTATCAATTCAGAGAATTGGCAGAAGTTTGCAGGGTATCCTAAACCATTTGAATTTGCTTTTGGATACGTGTGCACCGTACACAAGTTTCAAGGCTCGGAGGCTGAAAGAGTCGTAGTTTTTGAAGAATGGCTTGGAGATTACGAGTCTCATAAAAGATGGTTATATACCGCTGCTACGAGAGCCAGTGAGCAGCTAGTGGTTGTAAGGTGAATAATATAAAATTATAGAAAGGAGTGGGGTTAAATGAGTTTTGTTAATTTACATGTACATAGTGCCCAAGGTTCACTTCTCGATTCTATTCTTACAGTTAAACAAATTGCACAATACGCTAAAGAGAATGGGCAACCTGCTATTGCTCTGAGTGATCATGGCTATATGTATGGTTCATTAAATCATGTGCTTGAATGCCAAAAACTAGGGATTAAACCTATCACAGCATGTGAAATTTATGAATGTGATGACCATCTTCTTAAAAATGATACTAAAGATAACGTACAACCAAGATATCATTTGCTTTTGATCGTAAAGAACCAAATTGGAAAAGATAATTTGTTTAAAATTGTATCAGAAGCATGTACTACTGGTATGTATAAAAAGCCGAGAGTGTCAGTTAAATGGATTAAAGAAAACAATCTTGGAGAAGGTATAATTTGCTTAACTGCTTGTCAGGCAGGTAGAGTTAGTAGATATCTTGAAGAAGAACGATATCAGGAAGCAGAAGATTTCGTGAATCTTTTGAAAGACACGTTTGATTATGTAGCTCTTGAAATCCAATCACATCCGACTACTGACCAGCTTAGGTGTAATACATCTATATTTAATTTCGCACAATATATGAAAATACCATACGTAATTACAACGGATGCTCATATGTTGAGTGCAGACCAGCTTGACACACACTCTATCTTTGTAGAAATTGGAGAGGGTAGAGAAGCAGGAGAGATATATCTTGGATGCCATTTACAAAATGAAAAAGATATTTTTAATTATCTTGGAGATTGGAATCTTGATAGAGTTATCCAACAAGGTATTGATGAATCTGTAAAGATTGCAAACATGGTTGACGACAATATTGACTATGAACTCAACAAAGGTACAATTATGCCAAAAGCTCACATCCCAGATGGATATGACACAGAGTCCTATTTTAGACATCTGGTATATTCTACATTTGATGAAAAATTCGGACACATGTCAAAAGAAGAGCAAGATATACGAAGAAGCCGAATTGAATCAGAAATTCCTATATTGAAAGAACTTGACTTTCTAAACTATCTTTTAATTCAGTATGAATTTTGTAATGAATGTGATAGACGTGGTATTCCTAGAGGGTACAGTCGTGGTTCAGCCGCTAATTGTTTGTGCGTATTTATGCTTAACATCACTCAAGTAGATAGCGTAAAATTTGGACTTGACTTTGCACGATTCGCAAATCTTGGTAGAAAAGGCTCTGCTGCAGATATTGACCTCGACTTATCTAAAGCAAGAAGACAAGAGGCTGTTCAAGCTTTGTGCGATATATTTGGGGAAGACCATGTTGCACCAATGGCTACATTTAATACACTATCCACTAAAGTTGCAGTTCGTGATATTGGCAAGGTATTGAATGAAAAACAGGATAGCCCATACTTTGGACAAATCCCATATTCTCTTAGAGATGAAGTAACTAAGATGGTGCCCACTGTAAAAACATTAAGTGATCTTGGTGAAGAAGTTGAAAAAGAAGTGCATCTAAAAGAGCTTGTTGGTAAAAACGAAAAACTAGACAAAGTTTATAAACAATTTCCATTGTGGTTTAAATATGTTATGGAGTTGGAAGGATTACCAAAATCAAGAGGAAGACACGCCTCTGGAACACTATTAACTCCAAAGCCAATTCTACATTATGCACCATTGTGTTTGGATAATGAAAAAAATGTAATGGCTCAATTTGAGATGCATATATGTCAGGACACAGATGGCGGTATGGGACTGGTTAAGGAAGATTTACTTGGGCTTGAAAATCTTGATATTATTGATGATACACTTAAACTTGCTGGGTTAACATGGAAAGATGTAGATATCAACCATCTAAATCTAGATGATAAAAGAGTTTTTGATGAAGTTTATAATTCAGGAAATACAGTAGGCATTTTTCAGTTCGAATCACAAGAAGCAAGAACAATGAGTATCGCTGCACATGCAGACAACATTGAAGACGTAATTGCTGTAAATGCAAGTAATAGACCTGGTACAAAAGATAGCTTCCCAGAATATTGTAAAAATAAATTGTATCCTGAAAGTATTAAAAGCATTCATCCTGACTTGAATGAGTTGTTTAAAACGACACACTCAATTCTACTGTATCAGGAAGATGCTCTGCATCTATTCGCTTATGCAGGATTTCCTGAAGATAAGCAGGATGTCGCTAGAAGAGCTATCGGTAAAAAGAAAAAAGATGTTATGGCTTCTCTTTATGAAGAGTTTGCAGAAGGATTAAGGAAGAAAAGCTGGACAAAACAACAGATTGAAGACGTATGGGCTTTGCTTGCAAAACAAGCAGAGTACTCATTTAACCGCGGGCATGCAGTGGCGTATAGCCTATTATCTTACCTTACAGCATGGCTTAAGGTATATTATCCAGTACAGTTTATGACTGCACTCTTAACTGCAAAATCCGACAATACTTCAAAACTTAGTGTTATTATTACCGATTGTCATCGTATGGGTATTAAAGTTCTACCTCCCAAGATTAATGAGTCTGCACTTTCATTTAAAGCTAAGCCAGAGTCACAAGAAATACTTTTTGGGTTCGGTGCAATAAAAGGGATTGGCGAGTCAGTAATTACTAAAATTATTGAGAATCAGCCATATAGCAGCTTTAATGATTATGTCTCTAAAATCCCAGACAAAGCAGCCACAATCGCTTTAATCAAAGCGGGGGCTTTCCCGACTTCTAATAAAATGAAGTTAATGAAAAAGTATGCAGCGTTATCATACGAAAAGAAAGAATATAAACCAGTTCAAACATATGGAACTAAAACAAAGTTGCTACTTGAATGGGACATTAATGTGGATGACTACAAAATTGGCAAAAAAGTGGATAAAGAAGCTGTGTTACAATTATATAATGAGAAGCGCAAAGAAAAGTTTGACAAAGAGCAGGAAGAAAAATACAAAGCATATATGATAGAGTTTCAACAAAAATATGCTCAAAATCAATTTTTATGGGAGTATGAAAGCCTATCAATGTTCTTGACTGATAATCCATTACAAGAAGGTGTAGACCTGATTAGCACTAATTGGGATGATGTTCCAAGTGGAGAAAAAACAGTTGTGTTGTGCGTTATATCAGACATTAAGCGTAAAAAAGATAGAAACAACAATCCATTTGCATATTTAGACTTAATTACTTCTGACAGGATTATTGAAGCAACTATTTGGAGCAGACAATTAAAAGAATATTTTGACCTTATTTCAAAGGGCAAATGTCTTGCGATTCTTGGAAGAAAAGAAGATGATCATTTATTTGTTGAAAAAGTAAAACCATATACTGTCTGGTTAGAAAAAATTAAACGAACCCGCTCTAAAACATATTGACAACACAAAATTATTGTGATATAATGACCCCACAATCAAAGAAAGGAAGTGATTCATATGGATGAGAATAATAATTACGAACAGACTGAAAACATGGAGGAACAGAATCCTCCTATATCTGAAATGACCGACGAGGCTCTTAAAGAAGCAATTTCCACTCAAATGAAAAAAGTACAGATGGCGTCTTTGCTCAATGGCTCGAAAGCAATATGTGGCGTTGTACTTCAGTACATCACAGAGTTTCAGAGGCAATCGGGCAAGAAATCAGCAAATGACTATAAGAGGCTAATTAAGAAGATTAGTAACTTCTGTTCAGTTAGTCTTGGTAAAACTGTCAACGAAAATGGTGATATCGTTGATATAAAAAATGACGAAGAGTAAACAGTACAAAATTATAGGAGGAAACTATGCATAAGTTTACTGTGGCTCTAGATTGTGATGAGGTATTAAACAACCTCATCGAGAAAACACTTGAGCTTTATAATGCGCGACATAGCACTAAATTAACATTAGATTCTTTTACGGATTATGATTTCTATAAATGCCTCTCGTTTGAAGAGGCAGAAAATTTGACTGCTATGTTTTTAGAAAAAGAACTGTGGGACTCTCTATCTACAGCTCCACATTCACAATGGGGAGTCAAAACGCTTATTGATAAGGGGTATGATGTATATGTAGCAACAGCCACACATCATCAGAATTTCCCTTGGAAAGTTGATTGGTTGACTAAAAATTTCCCCTTTATTGACGAGCGGCATATCATTTGCATTCACAATAAATCGTTACTTCATATAGATGTGCTTGTAGACGACTGTGCTGAAAACTTGATTTCTACAAACTCCCTAGTTGATAGAGTGTGCCTTGATAAGCCATGGAATAGGAATGTTTATGATGATGTCTATGGCATTTATAGATGCCACAATTGGGAGGAGATTGTAGAACAAATTGATATAAGTTATAAAAATTGGCGAGATATATAATTTTGAAAGGAGTGATGCCTTATGATAATACTTTACTCGACTAATTGTCCAAGGTGCCGTATTCTTGAAAAGAAACTTCAGGACAAGGGTATTGAATTTGAGTTGTTTAATGATATAGACACCATGATAGCAAAAGGATTTAAGGAAGCACCTAAGCTTGAAGTTGATGGTGTAGTAATGGATTTTAAAGAAGCAAATGAATGGATAAAGGGGCAGTGATAGGATGGATATAACACTTAAATTAACCAAAGACTTTGAACGTTGTCTTGAAGACCTAAAGAAAAAGTATGGCGAAGAATTTGAATATATTAATGGTATTCATCCCAGCCAGCTTGATTTTAGTGAATTTCTTGATAAGTTTGTAGACAATGATACTATGGCTGATGCGACCATAGATCCTAACGCTAATGCAAGACATAAAGACATACGTTCTTTTATGACTGAAAAGGGTAAGAGTGAGGATAAGCTTTTTGCTCTAAATAAGATATTCCTCGAAATTAAAAAGAAGTGGGGACTAAGAACAGCCAAACAGTGGCTTGAACAGGAATTCAGCAAGGGCTTTTATCTAAATGATTCTGCAACTGCAAGTTATTTCCCTTATTGTTGGGCGAATGATTTTACAAGACTTGCTACTGAAGGTCTATTCTTTATTGAAGGCTATAACAATCAGCCTCCTAAACATTTAACTACATATTTTGACGATGTTATTGAGTTTGTTTCATTCTTAAGCAATAGACAGTCGGGTAGAAAATGCTGTGCCCATTTGTTTCTTTTCCGCTGATCAGCGGGGTCAATGAAGGTTGGCTAACGGGGGAAGCTAAGTCGATAGATATGCTAATCCCGTGGGAATGTTTTATAGGAGAATTTAATGAAAAAGGATATATATGTAATTAAAAACAGAATAAATAATTTGGTTTATGTGGGGCAAGCAATAAATTCCGCAGAAAGATTTATTGCTCATTGTAAACCAAGCTCTATAGTATCTGGAAATTCAATTATAGATAAAGCAATCCAAAAATACGGGGCAAATAATTTTTGGTTTGAAATTATAGAGCAACAAGTTGAAAATTATAACGAGAGAGAGAAATATTGGATAAAAGAATTAAATACAATTTATCCAAATGGTTATAACATTCAGCAAGGAGGAGAAGAGCCGCCTGTTTATTATGGAATTGAGCATCCGTTATCTACATTTTCTAACATCGAAGAAATTCGGTCGTTAAAAAATGATTTGAAAAACTCTCAAATGAGTTTATCTGAGATAGCAAAAAAATACCAAACAAGCAAAAGAACAGTTATGCGAATTAATCAAGGACTTCATTATGAAGATGTGAATGAAACATATCCCATTAGAAAAGTTCCTCTAATTAATGGTAAATTGACTAATGGGCAAGTCAAAGAGATTATAGAAATTTTAAAATTCACTTACAGACAATATGAAGACATTGGAAAGCAATACGGTGTTTCATCCTCTACTATCAGAAAAATTAATTCTGGAGAGATTCATAAACAAACAGATATATCTTATCCAATAAGAAAATATAAAAATAGTGGATCCCCAAACTGTACTTATGCCCAAGTTACAGAAATTATTGATTTATTAACCACAACAAATATATCCTATAATCAAATTAGTAAATGTTATAATATAGATTTACAAACCATTTATTTAATTAAAAATGGAACCGCAAAAAGATATAGGCGAGATGGATATAGTTATCCACTTCGCAAAAATAATCCTATAAAATAAGCCTGTATCGACTATCTCCGCGAAGGAGAGTACATTTGTTATTGATACACAAATGGAAAGAGAAACACTACAAATTTAGTTTGTAGCAAAATATAGTCAGTGCTCATAGAAATATGAGATACCTACGGCAGTAGGAATGCCTAATGTAATCATTTGGGCGTATTATTTCTGGAAGAACGATGTGGCAAATGGGTACTATCTAAAAGACCCTGATACATATCTGAGGCAGAATTTTCAGAAGTTTATTTATAGACTTAATCAGCCGTTTCTCAGGATAGACCAATGTACATTTACAAATGTTAGTATTTTTGACAGACCTTATCTTGAATCATTATTTGGCGGAGTCGAATTTCCTGATGGCTCATTTGCGATTGACGAAATAGAAGAACTGATTAAATGTCAACAGATCTTTATGGAAGTTGTTAGTGAGATTAGAGACGAGCAGATGTTTACATTCCCTGTTTTAACTTATTCTCTTCTTTATCAGAATAACCATTTCGTTGATGAGCCATTTGCTCGTTGGTGCTCTGCGCATAATATGAAGTGGTCTGACAGTAACTTCTTTGTAAGTGATAATGTTGGTGTGCTTAGTAATTGTTGCAGACTTCTAAGTGATACGAAGAAGCTTGATGCATTTATTAATAGTATTGGCGGTACAGCTCTTTCAGTTGGCTCATGTCGTGTGAGTACAATTAATCTTGTTCGTATAGCATATGAGAGTGAATTTAATAAAAAGAAGTATCTAAAGGTGCTTAAAGATAGAGTCTTGCTTGATTGTAAAGCATTGTACTCAATGAGATATATTCTTCAACGCAACATAGAAAAGGGCCTGCTGCCCAACTATCAAGATGGAGCAGTTGAACTTGATAAACAGTTCTGTACAATTGGCGGCATTGGCATGTATGAAGTTATGGATTTGTTTGGATTTATTGATACAGATGAATTTGGCAATAAATCATATTCAGACGAAGCAGTTGAATTTGCAACTCAAATTCTTGATACAATGAATGAAGTTAAAGATAACTTTGATTGCGACTTTACATTTAATATTGAAATGATTCCAGCAGAAAATTGCGCAGGAGTTATTTGCACTGCTGACAATTTATTGTTTGAACAGGACAAATATTTTATTTATAGCAATCAATGGATTCCTCTTACTGAGCAATGCACTATTCAGGAGAAATGTCGTCTTGGTAAACTCTTTGATGCAAAATGTGGTGGAGGATGTATAGCACATATTAATATAGAGAATCGTTTCCCTAATGAAGAAACTGCATGGGATATGCTTAATTATGTGGCATCTCAGGGAGTAATTTATTTTGCATTTACTACCAAGATAAATGTCTGCGAAGACAAACATGCTTTTATCGGTTCTACCAACTGTCCTCAATGTGGAAAACCTATAGCAGACCAATATAGCCGAGTAGTTGGGTTCTATGTTCCCGTTTCTTCTTATCAGAAGATTCGTAAAAAAGAATTTAATCAACGTCGTTGGTATGATGTACTTAATAAGGATGGCATCATGTCATGACAGATAATATTAAACTTAAAGGTGTGATCATGGAGGACTTTGTTAATTACAAAGTTCCTTCCATGTTCCTCATTACATCAAAATGCGACTGGAAATGTTGTAAAGAATTAGGAATAGATATTTCAATATGCCAAAATGAACCTATGGCACAACAAACAACAAAAGATATTAGTAAAGAGTTGATATATAAAGCATACATTAATAATGACATTACTAAAGCTATTGTGTTTGGTGGACTTGAACCAATGCTTCAATTCAATGAAATATTTAATGTGATTCAATATTTTAGAGAGCGAGGATGTAATGACACTTTTGTTATCTATACAGGTTATTATCCACAAGAGATTGTAACAGAGATAAATCATTTAAGACACTTTGACAATATAATTGTAAAATTTGGTAGGTATATACCTAATCGTCCAAGTAGATATGATAATGTGCTTGGCATTACATTGGTAAGTGATAACCAATATGCAGAGAGGATATCTTGATGAAGATTATACTTAACCCCGACAAAGAGATAGTAGCAATAGCTCGTCAGCAACTCAAAGAAACTGGGGGATACTGCCCTTGCATTCTAGAGCCATTTAGAGACGAGAGTACAAGGTGTCAATGTGCTTCATTTAGACAGCAAATAGAACAAGAAATTGAAGGCGAATGCTATTGTGGTCTCTTTGTCGCAGTAAAAGATTAATAGTACAAAATTATAGTTTTAAAAGGAGAAATGAATATGAATAAGAAGAATTGTAACGTTGGTTGCCCTGATTGTGAAGAAGTATGTAAGACTAAGAATACAACTAAGAAGTCCAATACAGAGGCTGATGCTCCCAAATATCAGTGCGCTATTTGTGGCAAGAACTACAACACAATAGAAGAGCGCATCAAGTGCGAGTCAACGTGTTTGGCAGAGCACAAAGCAGCAGAAGAAAAGAAGCAGAGAGAGATACTTGAGACAGAAAAGCAGACACGATACGACCACATCAAGGGACTTCTGAGTGAAGTAAATGATGAAATAAAATCATATCTTGATGACTATGGCACTTTTCGCATTGATACAAATTATTATTATCTAAACTACATTTTCAATCACAAGACATTCTGGTTTGATTTTTAATTTGGAGGTGTTGTTATATGAATATTAAATTTGCCAAGACGCGGCCCGATGCCAAGATTCCCAGTAAGAGACAGGGGGATGGATGTTATGACATATATGTTTGCTTTGATGAGGAGTTCGTTGCAATTCCTCCTCATACAGTCAAGCTAATTCCAACTGGAATATGTAGCACTTTTGATAGCAATTACCGTATTGGTTTTAGAGAACGAGGCAGCAACACGAAGTCTGCACTATTTGTTATGGCTGGACAGATTGATTCTAATTTTACTGGGGAATGGTTTGTTGCTCTTTACAATGGCAATGACATTCCTATTGAAATCACTAAGAATGTTTCAGAAGTTATAAAGGAAGAAGATTTCATTCGTGTTCCATATAGTAAGGCTGTTGCACAGTTTGCTGTAGAAGAAGTGCCGCAGGTTGAGATTGAAGAAGTAGATGTGGATTATATCACTAATCTTAAAACTGAACGTGGAGCGGGTATGCTTGGGAGTAGCAACAAGTGAATATTGGACAAATAATGGCTGAGAAAATAAGGAGAGATAATATGGATAAGAAACCCCTAGGTTACTTAGGTGGCGATATAATGAGCTTCGGTTCAAATCTCGCTCGACAATATGAATATGATAAGTTTGTTGAAATGGGACTCCCTGTTGAGGTTTATTCTCCAGTTCAAAATAAATCTATTAATGACAAATCTAATATGACCGAAGAAGAAAACAATCATCTAGCTGAGAAAATTACAGCAGCAGATATTGAAAGACTTTGGAATAGTGATTTTGTTGTTATGAGCCCTGAACAGAGTGCCATAGGAAGTATGTGTGAGACGGGCTGCTTGTTTGGGTGGAAGTATATGACCGATATGCTGCTTGAAATGATTAAAAAAAGTGAAGCTGAAGGAAAAAGTGTCATTAGTATATATGATGATCTCGTTAATGAAATTAAACGTATTAACGAGAAACAAAACTTCTTTCATTACTTTGACATTCGCACAAATCACCTTAATGAAAAAGATTGGCGAAGAAGCTTCAGTATAAATCAATTGCTATATGGAATGATACTCTATACCGCCAAAAATGGTGATTTTGAAACCTTTGACGAAATATTAAAACATTTGGAGGAGCTATATGGGAACAAGTAATATGATTTATAGCATTAATAACAGACCACCATTTGGGAAAATGATACTCTTTGGAATACAAATGGTGTTATCTGTATTCGTAGCTACAGTCTTAATTGCAAACATTTGTGGAGTTGCCACATCTGGTGCTCTTATAGGTGCAGCACTTTCAACTCTTAGTTATATTCTCATAACTAAAGGTCAGTCTCCTATGTTCCTAAGTAACAGCGGAGCCTTCGTCGCACCAGTGTTATTCGCACTTGGGCTAGGAGGTTATACAGGAATAGCAATTGGAGGACTTACTGCTTGCATTATTTATTGTATTTTTGGATTAATTTTTACAAAGATTCCTTATCAGTCAATCTACAAAGTGTTCCCTGCATCTTTGATTGGGGCAGTGACGTGTGTAATAGGTATCAACTTGATGAGTTTCATTCCTGGTTATATAGGTGAAACTGGTCAGTGGGGCGTTGTCATCGCGCTAATCACAACATTGTCTATTGCACTTATTTCCCATTATGCTAAAGGCATTGCTCGTATCCTACCATTCCTACTTGGTATATTGTTAGGTTATATAATAGCAACAATCCTTACTCTTACTGGTGTATGTAGCCTTATAGACTTTTCGGTATTTAACAACCTTAAGCTTATACAGATGCCAGACTTTGCTTTTACTCATTGGACAGCAATTGAATGGAGTACTACTATTCCTATAATAATTATGTTTATTGCATATACAATATCAGCTCTGATGGAAGCACTCAGCGACCATGCAGCGCTAGGGGGAATTATTGGAGTAGACCTTTATGCAAAACCTGGACTTGGGAAGATTTTCTTTGGTGAAGGATTTGGAAATCTTATTAGTGTCTGTTTTGGAGGTCTTGGAAGCTGTAGTTACGGCGAGTCAGTAGCTACGATAGGTTTTAGTCGTGTTGCTTCTGTATATGTTACTGCAACTGCCGCTATTATGCTTGGACTACTTGGTTTTATTGCTCCAGTTCAAGCATTTATAGCTTCAATCCCAAGTTGTGTGTTTGCAGGAGCAGCTATAATCCTTTATGGTTTTATCGTCTGTTCTGGTGTTAAAATGCTACAAAAAGTAGACCTCAATATACAGAAAAATTTAATCATAGTCTCTGCGGTTTTATCTCTTGGTATTAGTGGTTTAGCAATTGGCGGTACTACAGTATCATTTTCAACAACTGCTCTCGCTCTTATTAGTGGCGTAATACTCAATCTAATTCTTCGTGACAAGGAGTGATAATAATATGCATACGATATTTCTTGTAGTCGGCAAGAGTGCTTCAGGCAAAGACAGTTTTGTTTCTAAATTTTGTGAGGAATATGGCTATAAGCAACTTAAATCATACGCTACTCGCCCTCGTAGAGAGGGTGAGGGCGACACACATACGTTTATTACCCCAGATGAAGTAGAGCAGTATAAAGACCAAATGGTTGCCTATACTCGCATATCTAACTATGAGTATTTTTCAACTAAACAGCAGTTGCTAGATTCAGACTTTTATGTGATCGACTATCGAGGCATAGAATATATGCATAGTCTTTCACTTGATCTTTCTGATGTTCGCTTTGTAACTATCTATATTCACGTGCCAGATGAAATTCGTGAAGAACGAGCTATTAATGGACGCAAAGACGATACACTAACATTTTACAAACGCTGTTTCAATGAGAATGAACAGTTTACAGAAATGATAATGCGAGACGATTTTGATTATGCAATTTCAAATATAAATTTTAATAAAGCATATAAAATTTTTAAAACAATTGTAGAGGAGGAACTAAAGGATGATTAAGCGTGATATTACAGAAACAGTTTATGAGTATGACAAGGACGGTAAGCTTGTGAGAAAGACGATAACGACAACACATGAGACAGATGATGAAACTAGATATCCTTCTTTTACTACAGGTGCTAACAGTTGTTGTTGTAATAGCAGTGGAGTTGTGTCATACTAATTTGACATCAAAAACATAAATAAATGTGCAAAAATTGAATAGCAATATGTCGGTAGTGTAATTTTACATTGCCGACAATTTATTTATAAAAATTCAACTATATAATGGAATATAACAGCAGAATAATCATATGGATTACCAACTAAAGAGATAATTATGGCAAAAAAATAAGGACTGAGAAATTAATCTCAGTCCTTAAATATTTATTAGGCTTTTAGCCACTCTTGATTTTTATAATAGTTTGCTATTATATTATAATTCTGCGTCCCTGTATGATTGCAGTGAAGCTGATTGCTATATTTCGCATACATTTCCTCTATGTGCACCATTTCCTCTGGATATATCTTCATGCCACGAGCACATCTAGAAGCGTATTCTGACAGTTCAGATTTGATCCTATCTCTCTCATTTTCTAAAACTCTCTGGTCTAATTTGTCAAGTCTTGTATCTATACCTTGCATATGAGAAAGAATTTGTTTATCTGCTGCGTCGCTCTTTTTCTCTTGAATGTCTAGCTTTTCTTCCTGAGCATCAAGTTTTTTTGATAACTGATCAAGCTGATTTGTATGCGCATCCATTGTAGATACCAACTCGTCTGATTGCATCACTTTGCGAATCCAAGTTTCTATTCTATTTCTTGTTGGTGTTAGAACCAGACCTAAAAATGTAATAATCACTGTAAGACAGCTTAAAAAGCCAGCAATATCTCTAATTATTTCAAACATTGTTTGTTTCACTCCAAAAACATAATATTTATTCTCCTTTTAATCTATCAATCTCTTGCTGAAGTTCTTGGCATTTTTTAACCAACAGTGGAATAATCTCATCATAAGACAATGCATAATTTGTTCTTTCCTTGGTTTCTTTATCCTCGTCATAATAAACTATTCCCATCTTATCATTCGTCACGCCAGATTCTATTAAGGCCTGTTCTACATCTTGTGCAATAAAACCATAGTGCGTAACATCTGGTTGCCCATTTATTAAATTGTATTGTACTGGACGTAACTTATCTATAATGTCAATATTAATATCTTCTATATTATGCTTTAAGTTCCTGTCAGAATCTGTAATAGGGGCTGTAGCAAAATGCGCTTCCCAAGCACAATCAAAACGACCTATATTAGATGGCTGTGCAAAACCACCAATAGCAACAGAATTATTATCACTAGAAAGATTTATTGGAATATTCTTGGTTCCAATATGGGAATATGTTGTTGACCATTCTCCAACGCTATCAGAAATTCTAATTTGAAAATCATATGTAGTATCAAGGGAAAAAGAACTAGTAGGATAAGTATAAGTATAACTAGTTTGATTGGTTGCATCATCTTTAATTGTTACTGGATTTGTATAAGTGCTTGATGAACTTTCTTTCCTAGACACAGTAATTGTTACATTATTTTTCCCGCCTAATGTATAAAACGATGAATCTATCTTGTGAGTTACATATTGGCCAGAGCTATTAAGATTTCCATTAGAATCACTTCTAAATGAATTAATTGAAGTAATAACTGGAGGATTGTAATCCTCAACATAAATAGTCCCATATTGAGTTGTAGTGTTTCCACGACTATCAGTGATTTTAGCAGTATATGTCATTGTTCCACAAGTTGTTAAAGTAGAACTTGTTGCGCTATAAGAATTAGATGATGTTGTAGAAGTATAAGATAAGTTCGGGCCAGTAATCTCACATTTTGTTATGATTGAATCATAAGCTCCTGAAGCAGTTACATCCCATCGTACAGCCGAATGATTTTTTACATATAAACCACACCCAGCAGGCGTTGTTCTTGCAATAGATGGTGTAAAACTTATAGCTGCCGAAGACCCCCCACTAGGGACACTTAAAGAAACAGAAATCTGCGAAGACCCAACGATAGAATCTCCACTATATGTTGTGCATGTAATTTTCATTGTCCCTGAGTTCTCATTAGGAATTTCAGATGTCAAGCTCAAAGGAGGAGTCCATGTCACACTTGAATTAGTAGTCTTCTCTGTAATCATTCCCCATTGACTGCCAAACTGCCAACCTAAAGTGTGTGTAAATGAAGAAGAAGCTTTTGAAATGCTAATAACCAATGGGCTCCCTAGAGTTTTATTACCACCTGTAACACTAATTTGTGACGCTCTTGGAATCGTAGGCAAATCTACAGAATAGCTATAATTTGTACTACTAATAGCATATGTATAAATTGCAGCTTCAGCCCATCCAGTTAACTTCTGAGTGCCATTAGTATTATGTGTTAACGTAAATGTACCAGAGCCAAGGGTTGCCCCATACCACATATCAAATCTGTCAGTCTTAGAAAACACAGTAGTACCAGCAAGCTTTACAGTAACTGGGCCTGTACTAACATATCCACCAGTTCCACCTGCTGCTTTTATCGTCCAAGAAATAGTAGATGTATTATTTTCAATATTTTGAGAAGAAGACCACTCTATTCTTATTCTATTTGGATATCTACTACCTGCGGCATCATATACACTTGTTTCAAATGCGCCACTTGATACACCCATATTTTTTCACCTCCATTAAGTTGCGACAATAGACAAGCTGCCATTGCTTTCTATTTGAAATTTAAAATTACCTAATGTAATACTTGGTGTTTCTTCTTCTGTACCAACTGTTAAATTACCCTCTATTTCTGCTTGTTTCATGTATGCTGTATTATTTGCAAAATAAGTAATTGGGACACCAAATTTAACCTTTGGATCAGTAAAATTTTCATCTATTGCACGTGTTGGGGAATCCCATGGGTTACTATAATAATCGTAATAAACAGAATTACCTTCTTTGTGTTTATATAATACACAGTCACAAATACCTTGACTATCTCTGAAATCTCTATAAGAAGTTGGCTGATATGAAATTTCTTTTATCCTTGCCTTACGGCAAAACTCAATTCTTTGGGCAGATACCCTCGAAAAATACTCTCCCGCTTCATTCTCTCCAACAACCAGGCCATTGTCTCCATCAAAACTAAAGTAAGATAATTTCTCTGCTGCCTCACCTTTATTCATTGTAACAGTGCCATCACTATCAACTTCAAAGTTATAGATTTGATTTCCTTTTTCGTCTAGTTTAGGGAAACCATAATCATCAACCTGTGCTCCAATTTTTATTGTACCGCCAACAATCGTACTACCCTCAATAAGTCCTGCTCTAACACATCCAGCTAAAATACCCCAATATTCCTGCCCTTCAATGGTGTAATTTCCGAATACCGACTTAGACGTTTGAAAATTGTCATCTGAATATAAGAATTTATTATTGGTAATCCAACCCTCATGCTTATCTAAAACTCCATCAATTTTTTTACGCAAATGTATTCCATAATTATCCCAAGAAATATCTTGTCCAGCAGAATTTGTTTTAATAGAAGTCGTTGCGTCTATTAGTCCTTGTCTAATTTTCTCATCAATTGCTGTAGCAACATCATATCCTTTTTGCCAATAAGAAGACCCATTTGCTACAGTCTTTCCAGCATTAACTGCTTGTGCCAACAAATCAGCATGGATATCTCCTTGGTCTTTCGCAGACAACAAATCTCCAAAAGTGCATGAGAAGTTACTCAAATCAGAAAATGCTAATTGCACTTCAAGCAATCTTGCTTTTTTTATATAACCTTTTCTCATTTGAACCTTAATAAAACTACCAAGTTTAAACTGATTTAGTATTGGCTCAAACTCAGGAATAGCATAAATGTTTTTCATAGAAGCAGAGAAAGATAATTTCGGTTGTGAAATCTTTTTTAATTCTTTTTGCGCGGCAACAAGCAATTCTTTTTGTGTGTTAATTTTATCCAAGTCAGTATCAATATCTGTAACACAGAAACAATCATCAGAGTACTCGTCTTCTCTTAAGAACAAAGATAATCTATCTAAACTATCTGGAGCAAAGTTTTTCTCAATTGAAATTTCTTCAGACACCTGTTGTGCTCTATCCTGTATCGCTTGAATTTGATCTTCAATTGATGCTATTGATTGTTGCTTATTAGCTAATGCTTCTCTTATTTCTTGCAAGTTTTTAAGATTAGCTAAATAGCTTTTATTTTCTTCACTCTTTGGAGGCTTTTGATCCCACTCTGCTGCAATTTGAATATCTTGAATAGAGGCATAAATAGCTTCTTTTTCTTTTAAAAGATTAACACCCTCATCTCCAAAAATCATTTCACGTTCATTCCAGACATATTTGTATTCTTGTCTCTCTTGACCACCATCAACATATATTGACAATTTCATTTCGCATATATAGTATTTGTGGGTTATATCATTACCTTTGTCATCTTGGTTTGTTATTTTACAAATAGTGCCTAGATTGCTTATACTTGCTTCTGGGAGATATTGTCCAGGAGTGTTAAAGTTCTCAGGGGTAACTATTTTTTCAATAATTTCATACTCATATTGTACGTTATTTTCTTCTATTAATTTATTGTCTATTAACTGATATAGCTCTTTTAAAATCTCAGTATAACCTTCTACTTTAATTACATAATCTCCTACTTTTGGCTCATAAGACTTAAGACGGGGAGTAACATCATTTATTGATATTTGTCCTGATTTTGCATTTGATTGAACAACGAGCAAAGCATCTTTTGAGTCAATTGCTTTAATAGTAATTTTATCACCATTTTTAAGTGGAGCGTATATTGTTAATACTTTTGTAGTTCTATTGTATGTATAGCCATTTTGCCCCTCTAGTATTGTTTCTGACAACGTGCTGCCAGATGCAGTTTTTTCAACGACACGTCTTGAGCTCATATCATTTAATGTAATAAATTTATTATCAAAAAATTCAGCAGATACACGATCCCCTACATATAAACTTCTATTAATAATTAATACCCCTGCACTAAATGTATATTCATTTGTTGCAATTTCAACATCATTGACTTTAACTGCTGTTAGTGTTTTTTGAGTGTTTTGCACAACAAAAGATTTATAGATTGTATTGAACAAAACAGTATCATTTTCATCTAATCTATCATCAGTAATTGTCAATAGATTTTGACTTTTATTAAAACTATATTCTGTAATTTTTATTTTTTCCGTTTCAGTGTTATTAATATGCTTTTCAATATATACAGAATCAATGGTTCCATTAAATTTTACTACATTAAAATGAGTGTCTATAGATTTTACCAATACATGACTTTGTGTAGTAAGATTCTTTGATGTTATAACCAATTTATTATTACTGTATCCAAATTCATTGTCATCAATTTCTTCTCCATCAACAATTACTGCTATTATTTTATCTCTAGTGTTTTTTAATGTAAAAGAATCATTAATTAATTCCACAAAAACTTGATATCCAGAAAATAAAATATCTAATGAATTAATAGTTAAAGTGCTAGTTTCGTTATCAAAACTATAGTCGTTATTTTCTATTTTGACTGAATCAACTTTAATAGACCATATTTGATTGCTATTTTGATATATATAAAAACTATTGTTAACTAACTTAACAGACACCTTATCCCCTATAGAAAGATTGGTTATTGCTAAGGTTCCTGTATTTTTATCGAAACTATAATCAGTTAAAGGATTAAGTTCATTATCATTTACATTAACAGACACTATAACTTTATCTTTATAAGGAGATAAATCAAAATGTGTGCTAATTGACTCTACTCTTACAACAGATCCAGCAGATAGCCTTTTGTCAGTAATAGTTAACTTATTTCCTTCCAGAGTATAGTCTTTCGTTATAATATTATCTATTTTAACAGAAACAACTTCATCTTTAAAATTATTAAGAGTAAAATGATTGTTTACATAGTTGACAGCAATCACACTTCCATATTTTAAAATAGAAGTGTCAGTCATAGTTAAAGTTTTATTGTCGCTACTAATTTTATAATTAGTGGTTGTTACTCCATCCACTTCAACAGATGATACTTGATATTCTGAATGAGACAACGAAAAACTATTTATAATAGTACCAAGAGGAGTACAAACTTTCACTATATCTCTTGATGTAATTTGACGATTTATAGTTAAAGTTTTAGTTTCATCATCATATATATAATCATTAACTTCATCTTCATTAACATAAACAATACTGTTACTTTGTAAATTCTTAGTTAATACAAATGAATTTTGATATGTATATATTTTAATTACATCACCAACATTTAATGGAACATTAACAACTAACATCTTTTCTAGATATTGATATTCATTTGATAATAGTTCACGAGTGTCATTAAGTGTTATTTTACTTATAATTGTTATTGCACTTTTAATACTGAACTGATTTTCACACGATACTACTTCAATAGTATCCCCAGTAGATAAGGTTGATTGCGAGCATACAATTGTGTTTGTTTGTTTATTATAATCATAATCCTCTGTTACTTTACCATTAATCTTAACAATACTATTATCATTAAAATTAAAATCTGACGGAAGTTTAAATTCATATGAAGTTCCATTAAAGGTGAAAGTTGCAACTGCTTCCTGAACAGTTATTGATTCAATTTGTGGATCGCTAGTAAGAAGTTCTTTTTCTTCTAGGTTTGGTTCATAAAATTTCTCCTGAAGACCAGTCACTGTTTGTTCTTCTGATTCACCATTTACATCAAAATCTACTACTATCTTATCTATATCCATAGACTTAGTATTACCATTGACATAAAATGACTCTTGTGTACTTTTAATAGGGAATTCTTGCGTATCGCCTGCAACAAAGTTTTCACTTGTAGTTACAACATCGAATGATTCTTCAATAGATCCACTAATATCTTTACTATAAAAGCCGCTCATATATTTGTTTTGTTTGTCTATATATAACAAATACTCATTATAAAGTTTGTCCCCCATCCATTCAGGCGTACAATAATAATCAAGATTCATAATGGATGGTAGTCCAAAATTAACATTACGAATATCTAAATCATCTGCACCTTTTACAGTTAAAACTGTTTTTATGTCATCTGAAGAATAATTTACTTTCATTTCATTAGACAAATTTTCAAATGACACAATTATATCCGTATCATATTTGTGCTTAAACTCATTAGCAACCTCAATAATATCTCCTTGTGCTGGCGTAGTAGTAAAAGTTATTTTTTTTGTAGACGGGTTATATTGATATTCTGTAATCTCATGCCCATTTATAGTAATTGTAGTATTATTAGAAATATCCTGTTGAAATTTAAATGTATTCGTTTTACCATCACCAGTATGACGCTCCACTTCATTTTCAGAGTATATATTTACAGTATTGTTAATTGTATCAAATTCAACATAGCATTTAAATGTATCGCACATGTCGTTCATAATAAAATCATAAATAGACTGTCTATCAATTTCAAAGCTACGACCTTGTGTTGCTAATTCGTCATCTACATGACCAATTGTCCATCCATATGCTTTCTGTAGAACAAGGTGAATTAAGCTGTGCCCTATATCTTGTGGATTATATAAAACAACTCCATCAATACTTCCAATTGTATCTCCTACATCGCCTTTATTAATAATAAATGTTTCTAAATATCTTTGTGATAATGAATATTCTAATGAATAAGCATTAATATGTTTATATTCTTGAATTCCATCTCCATTGACCTCTGGATCTTGTAATTGAAAGTACCCAAACCCTTTTAAATAAACAAGTCTAAGACCTTCTATATAATCATAATATGGAGTTGGTATCATTTCTCCAGTAATAGTGTCACAATAAACAGATGGAACATCAAATGAAATTTCACTATATGAATTGAATTTAAATGTACCTTCTAGGTTAGTGGCATTTAATTTGCATATTTTATCTTTGTTTGTCTGACATAATATTACGTCAGGAGTCTGATAAGTATCAGACAATAAGTCTTTTGGTAGTTGCATTTCTTTCACCTGCCTTTATTAAGGAATACTAATTTGTCGCACACTCTTTTTAATAATTAATTCTCCGTTAACTACATCTGCATCAAATTCGTCAAACGGGCATATATAGCTAGAATCGTCAAATGTTAAGACACCACCTACAACATCTGTACCTGTTTCTAGTTTTACGCTCTTTAAGTCTCCTCGCACAATCATTTTACTTCCATTTACAGAAATATTTATACCTGCTGGAGGATTTTTAGTTGTATCTCCCTTGACTCTTAATATTGAGCCATCTGCCCAAACAATCAATCCATTCTTCAAGTCATATTCATTTAATAAACCGTCAGCAACCTTCATAGGATATCTAAATTCTAATGTTAGCGTTCCAACTCCATTAGCAAAAAATCTGTTAGTGCCAGGAGTTAGTGCAGGAAATACAAAATTAAAATCATCATCAAATACTCTTGCACTGTTGTCAGAATATGCTATAAAATTATTATCAATTGTAACGACTTCTCCTTGTTGTAAATTTTTAAATATTGTCTCATTATTTAATGTGCTGTTTTTAATAACAAGATTTGCACCATTACTTTGATTCTTGAATGACACTTTAGGGTAAACATATGAATATAAATCGTCACTTAAATTATCAATAGCAAATTCTGTTTCACCATTAATGTTAACAACAACTGGAGATTGTAATTTTGAATATGCCCATGGGCTTACTGAAGTAAAATATGCAATTATGCCTATCACTCGTGCATCCATTTTTTGAAGTTTTACATCTGTAAATCTACCAAGATATGAGCATACAATTTCTCCATCTTTGTCGCAAATATCCATCCATGCATTTTTCCTAGAACCAGTTAACCAACGTAATGTCCTTCTAACTTTATCTGGATAAATGTCAGCACCATCTACTTCCATAAATGTTATAGATGGTGTAGCAACTGATTTGTATTTTGCGCCATAGTCTGTACGCATTATCCCATCATAACTGTCCGTGTAAACTGGCTCCATATCAAGGTAAGAGTCAGATTCTCCATCGTCTGGATTAAAAGAACCTACAATAAGCTCTAAATCATAATTAGTTTGCCCGTGAAAACGAATTTTAGGATGATATATTGCCAAGTATAACACCTCCTATTAAACTACTTTAAATTATATAAATAGAAGAGGGTTGTTACGCCCTCTTCTATATGTGTTATCTAACACGATTATAAAGTTTCTTGTTGATATTTTTCATATAATTGTCCATTTGGTCTTGTATTGCTTTAGTGATATTTGGTATCGAACCATTATCTGCGTGGTCAATATGGACAACTTCACCTACTTGCATGTTAAGCTCAATGTTATTATTAATAACATGAGGAGCACTAACAGTAGGTTTGGATTGCTCAAGAACGCTTGATGGATCGAGCTGACCCCACTCCATAAGTCTTTCAGTAAGGTCTGCGGGAATAATTCCAGTACCTTTTTTAACATAAGAAAGTCTACCTGCTCCATCTGGAACAAGTTGTAATTCTTCTCCAAGTTCATCAAGAAATGCGAACTGATCTTTGTTGATTGATTTTGCACCAGAAGCATAACCCTCTATATCACTTAACTTAACCCATCCGGTATATCCACCGTTTCTTCCAATAAGGACTTCAGAGCCGCTTACCTGATAAACTGTGAAAGTAGAACCAGGAACCCATGACTGCATACGTGTTCCATTGCCGCCATCTCTTGAGAAATTGGTTGCTGATTTCTTAACAGTTACAGATGCTCCCTTTGATGGTGGAGCAGGGGTAGTAGGTTTGGAAGGTGCACTCGGTTGTTGCGCAGGAGTAGGCGGCTCATATTTTGCACCCTCTGTTGTTTCCTTATTAGTATTCGTAGCACTAATAATACTATTAGCAGTCTTATCAGCTTCAGCTTGCAAATCTGTAAGCTCTTGCTTTATTATCCTTAATTGCTTAGTAAATGCACTTGTAGCAGTATTAAGTTTATCTTGATAAGTACCAATAGCATTCGCTCCATTTTCCCAAGGTTTAGTCACAGAATCAGACAAAGAAATTCCGTACCTATCAGCTATATCTGATAGATTTTGAGCTAGCAATTCTGTATTTGCAGCAATGGTAGCATAGCTATCTTGAATGATTTGATTTTCATTTTTAAGAGACTCGTCAAGCGCGTCCATCTCGTCTTGCTTATTGTTTTGATAGTTCTCTAATTGTTTATCAAGTGCCTCTTGTTGTTTCTCAACACTGTGATCATAATATAGTTCCTCAAGTTCTTTTTGTGCTGCAGAAAGCTCGGCTTGCAGCTTTTTCTTCTGTGCAATCGCGGAAGCTGAATTGTCTCCAGACATTGCAGCAAGACGCTTTTGTATGTCCGCTATATTTTTTTGTTGCTCTTCAACTTGTTTAGAAAAGTCATGTGCTTCTTTTTGTAAACTAAGCTCTTCTTTTTTCTTGTCAATAAGTTCAGAATAAGCATCAATTTCTTTTTGTATGCCATCTTTTACTGCTTGAATACGAGTTTTATTCAAATCAATAATAGACTTCTTCGCAGATTCTTGTGCCTCAATTGCATCCCATTGATTCTCTTTAAGTTCTGCTAACTTTTCATTATACTCATCTGTACTATATAGTCCAGCAGCATAATCTTTTTCAAGATGTGCAATTGCCTCACCATATTGTTCAACTTTAAAGTTTGCAACTTCTAGCTGTTGTGCAAGCAAACCAAGAGCAGTAACACCATCTTTAGTCCAATTACCAAATTCGTCTACTACTTTTTCTTCATCAGAAACTAAGTTATACAAATGAGAAAGCTCAGAATCAACATTGTCAATCTTGTCAATTAGCTTATCAAGATTGTCCCAATACAAATCATTAATACTATTCTGGAAGCCTTCAATGTCTTTTTTGCATTCAAGAATTGCATCATCAACATCATAAATGGTATTAACCATTTCATACCAATCGTCAGAGCCTACTTTAACATCTCCAGATTTAACTGATTGATCTAAAATATCTTGTAAAGAAGCTCGTTTATTGTTAAGATCTGAAATCTGCTTTTGAGAATCTTTCATCAATTCCTTATAGAAATTTTCAGAAAGTCTCTCGCCAGACTCTTCAAGAAGATCCATCTCTCCCTGAAGTATGTCTGATTGTCGTTCAGTTAAACCAACAATATTCTCAAAATCATCTGCGATATCTTGTAATTGTTCAAGACGTTTTGCTGAAATTTCAGCGATGGAAGCCAAGTAATTATTCTCTGCATCATCTGCTTTTGTAGACCATGTACGATATTCTTCAATTGCATCTGCGATTTCTCCTTCGCTTTCTCCAATAAAGTCTTTAATCGCAATGGCACCATTTTTAGCCATCTCTTGATATTGAGAAGGAATCTTAGACAATAATTGCGCAGCTCTCTTATTATAAAGCTCTGCCGCAGCAAAATATGCAGATGCTTTTTGTTTTTCTGCACCAACTAAATCTTCATATAAACTATTCTTTTCTTTCGTTTGAGAAGTATCATCAAGGAAATTTTCAACTCTATTTGTCATGTTCGTAATAGAGTTTTCAATTTCTTCAAGTCTATATTCAATAAAGTCAATGGTTTGTTTTGCGTCATCGGCTGCATCTTCTACAGCGCTAGAAGCGTCGGATATTGAATCAGCAGAATTGGATATTGAATTATTCCAATCTGTCCAGAAGTTGTTGTTGCTTGCTCCACTATAATATGTTGGAGTAGTAAAATCTGGAACTATAGTAACATGCGCATTTCCTGTAGCGTGAGCATTGCCATTTGCAAGCATTTTGCCACGAGAGGTTACATATCCATTCTTAAATAAGGCTTCAGTTTGTTTATGATTGAATATAATTGCGCCTCTTGGTAAGTCTACAAACTCTGCACCTCTATTTCCAACAGTGTAATATTTGCCAGTATTGGGATCAACAACTGTTTCCATTCCCAATTCTCCAACAAGAGCATTGTGTTCAGAAGATTTAAGTCCCCAACTTCCTGTTGCATGAGCAGTTCCATTTACTTTTACATTATTGTTTCTTGACCTTTTTGCATCTGTAGAATTATTTGCTGAGCCATTTAATTCTCCTGATCCAGTTAGTCTCCCCCACCAAGTTTTAAGCGTATTTGAAATATTGCCTAATACAGTTATAACAACTGATTTAGGTTTAATTTGACCAAGCTGATTTAGAATTCTAGTAATGCTGTCCTCTGCCTCTCCTGTTTCAATATTAACACCATAATGTTTTGCAAGAATTTCAGTAATTGTTTTTAATGTATCTCTCATCTCTTGCATAACATCTAGCGTTGTAGGCAGACTTTCTCCCTGCATCACTTCAAGAGTATGCTTTTCATTTAAGAGTGCAAGATAACTATTCACAGTGTCTTCATCTGCAGGGGCAGATTCCCAATTAATGCCCGTCTTAATTTTAAATCCACCGTTTTCATTGTCTTGTTCTATTAAATCTTTAATTCCTTTATATTTACCTTCTATAAAATTAATAGATTTATCGACATCATCCATAGCAACCTTAATAACAAGTTCAGAAACCTCATTATCTCTCATTGTTGCAGCATATTTATCCATGTCTTCCATGGCTGATGCTAACTCTTCTTCTAACTTGGATGTGTCTGCCCCTTTAGTTGCTTGTTGTATCTGTTTACTTAAGTCTTCTACTTTCTTCTTAGATTCTTCATATCCATCTGAGGCTTTTTTCCACTCTGAAGCGCTTTTTCTTGCACTTTGAGTATATTGTTGCATTTGTCCAGCGAGTCCACCAATTTCTTTTTGACTTTCTGTAGCAGCAGCTCCTGTACCATACATAGCGGCAGCATATTCTTCTGCACTAATTTTACCATTTGCTAAAGCAACATCTAATTCTGTTATATGCTTAGATGCCATAAAGATGTTGCCTTCTAATCCTAAATCAAGATTATCTAGCATAGAACCAAAGTCGCCATTTAACCACTCTGCATCATAAGAATCAATTTCTGTAAACATAGCAAATGCCATTTCTTTTGTAATTTGCATAGCATTGCAGAAATCGTCCAACGTTTTAATACTCTCATCTAATTCAAAGTGTTTCCAGTCACCTTTATTAGTAAGAGCACCAACTTCTTGTGCATCTTCGATAAATGCTTTAACATTATCTAGTTTCATCTCTGCACTTTGAAGAGTACCATCATCTTCAAATTCTAAAGTAAAATATTTACTGAAATTAGAATTTTTCAAATAATTAGCAATAGCCTGCACCTTTTCCTCTACAGTAGAAAGTCCAGAATAAACATCTGGGATCATGCCAGATACTGCTGCTTGGAATGACTCAGTGCCAAGTTTAGCAGATTGAAGTCCTTGAATAAGCCCAGACAACATGTCAGACGCTTTGCTACCATAATCTTTTTCTTCGTCTATAGTTTTAGCTTCTTCAAACTTCTCATAAGCATTTGTCGCGCCAAGCAACTGTTGCTCAAGCATACTATATTTTGCAATTGTTTTTTCTATTGCTCCCATTTCAGCATACAAAGCATTAATTTCTTCTTTATGTGCAATAGCTAATTTTTGATTGCCTTGAGATAGCTGCCTTATTTTTTTATATAGTTCATAATATTGTAAACGCGCCTGAGACTTTGATATTTTAACATTTTGTAATGCTTCTTGTTTTTTAGTATTAAGTAGCTTTTTTAATAAAGTAGCGTTTTTAACAACATATCCATTAGTTGTATCAATTGCATCAGCAAAATCTTCTTCTGTACCAATTAAGCTTTCTATTGCTTTGCCTTGTTCTTCAGTAAGTTCAACATTATCTATAATTATTTCAGAAGACTGACTTAAAGTATCATTAACCTCATCAATTGAATTTTTTAAATCAGAATATGTTTTAGAAACTGTTACTTCTTTAGGAATAGTAGATTCAACTTTCTGCAGAACTTCATCTGTTGTTAATCCAGATTCAGCACTCCAGTCCACTTGCATCAATGCCTGAACTTTTGCTGCTGGTTGTGAATCTAACCATTCTTGTATGTTTTCTTCAGTATCGCCTGTAACACAAGCAATATCTTTTACAAGTTGGCCTTGTTTCGTATTGCCTTCTTCATCTTCTACTTCAAAATCAAATCCTAATGCAATTTTAATTCGATTCTGTTCGTCTTTGTCAGTAATACCAAGAGATTCAAACAGCATATCGAGCCATTCATTGACATCTTTCTTATATTGCTCAAAATTTGTTTTAGAAGTATCTATTGTAAACAGACTATCAAGAATATCCTGCGCCTCTTCATTATTAGCAAGTTCTGTTACCATCCCTCGAATGGTTTTTTTCATTTCAAGGACTGTCGATTTGCTTGTAGTTTCATCAATTTTAAAGGCATCACTATTCTTAATCCATTCTGTAATAAATGACTTACCAGAATCACCTAGTTTTGAATAATCTGTTTGTGACATTGGAACTTGTAAGAGCGTATTAATAAAATCTTCTTGCGCTTGTGAAATAGAATCTGCCGCTGTTGCATAATTTGATATTGCGGTTTGGAAATCATTAGACTTATCTACGTCTCCAATTAAGTCTGCAATCCCTTGTCGATGTTCTTTTATTTGCGACGCATAATCACTCAACCATCTGTTCCACGCAGTGTTTATGTCAGTGCTCTTGTTAAAATACTCTTTTAATATATCATCTACATTGTCTTCGTCAAAACCAAGAACTTGGGTCATGATAGTTCGTGCTACATCATCCGATGCTGTATCAGTAAACCCATAGTCTGTACCAGTTTGAGATTTTAGTCCTGACAATAAAGATGCTCCCAAATCTGATATGCCACTACTTAAATCTTTTTTTGCTTCTTCAATTTTGTTTATTGTATTTTTTCTTGCTTTTTTGAGATTGTCGTCAGAGGTGTATTCCTCTGCATTTCTCCTTGCCGTCTCTTGCTGAAGTTCAATCAACTCTCTTAAAGCATTTGCATTATTGCCAATTGCTTGAGTAGCACTATCATATCCTTCAGCGAGTGATGGCTGAATTCCAATTATTTGTTCACAAATTGATTTGTAACGCTCGTATTGATCAGACGTTAATGAAATATTATTACCATATCTATCAACCCCTGCAGCCAATACACTAAATTCGTCAGAAAGGGTTTGATACTGTGTGCTCTCACTAGATTCAGATAATGATTTTAGATTGGCATCAATTTTTGTTTTTGTTTCTTTATAATTATTAGTTAAATCTTGAACCTCTTGTGCGAGCTCTGCTTGTTTTCTTTCAATGTAATTTTTAGTTAACTTGACTGCTGCAGCTACACCGCCAATTACCGCCCCAACAGCAGTAATTTTTCCAACAGTTGTTCCCAAGAACTTAACTGCAGTAGTTTTAAATTTTCCCCATCCTTTTTTGATGCCACCAAGAGAATACTTCGACATATTCTTCTCAGCATTATTTACATTTTCTGTTGCCGATTCTGCAGCATTTGCTGCTGCTTCGGCTTCTTTCTGTTTTGCAGCAGCATCTGAAGCAGCGGCTTTTGCAGCAGTTGTCTTTGCATTTTCTTCAGTGGTTTTATTATCTACCGTTTCTGTTGCCGATTCTGCAGCATTTGCTGCTGCTTCGGCTTCTTTCGCTGCGGTTGCGGCGGCGGATGCCTTTGCTTTTGCATACTCTGCTTCGGTATCAGCTTTTGCAAATTTCCATGCAGCAGATGCTGCCTTAATAAGCTCGGCAGTTATGGCAGTCCCAAGCAATCCAAACTTATCTATAAGAGTTGTAACTCCAGCTCCAATATCTACAATAAATTTTATAACATCAGAATTTATAAGATTCATCCACATGGTTTGAACTGAATTATTAAATTGATCTATATGCCCTTGAATGCTAGCCATATATTTCTCATTTTCTGCCATTGCTGAACCTGCAGCATCTGAAGATGTTTTTATTGCGCCTTCTACCAAATCAAAATTTTTAATGACTGCGGCTAAAACGTTTGCCTGTCTCTTTCCGCCTAGGAGTTCTAGGGCAGCTGCTCGATTTACATCAGTCATGTCGTCCCAAACTGTAGACATTTCACGTAAAATTTCTGTAGTATTTTTAAACGTATTTTCATCGAGCATAATATTAACTTTGCCGCCAGTTAAAGCTAACAATTTTTTCTGTAATTCAGAGACGCTATTAGCCATGCCATCAACGTCTTCTCCTGCATCCTCTAACTCTACTTTTGCTCCTCTAATTCTTAGAGACAAAGTTTTCATAGCTGTACCGACAGCTTCTGGATTTTGAACCACCGAGTTAGCGGCAGTAATTAAACCTATTGACTCATCAATTGTGTTTCCTGCCTCTGCCATTGCACTAGCAGAACGTAAAAGTGCTTGCCCAATACCAGATGAACTTATAGCGAAATTATTTCCAACTTCATTGAATTTATCCACAATTTCCATAGCATTAGACGCTTCAATGCCAAATCCGTGCATTGTAGAAATGATACTATCAGAAGCTTCTCCAATGTCGGCAAGATCGTCTCCTACGTTATAATACACAGATGCTGCCTTTGCTAACTCAGACGCTTGCCCAATGTTATATCCGAGCCTTGCAAAGTCAGCAGTCGCATTTGTAAAATCTTTAACTGTAGAACCAATCTGCCCAGCAGTCTGAGATGCCGTTGTTAAAAACTTCTTATATGCCGCATCAGTTTCATCAGTTACTTTTTTCAATTCAGTTAAAGCTGTATCAATTTCTTTTACATATGTAATGCCCTGTCTAATCTGCGCAACAGCTTCATATACAAGATTTGCGCCAGTGAAATAAGTAGCAATTTCGCCAGTTTTCTTTTTTACACCATCGAAGAAAGACGTGAATTTATTAGCTGCTTTCCCTAAGTTTTTAGAGCTTGCATCAATAGCAGTTCCTGCCTGATTAAAAGAAGCAGTTATCTTTTCTATTTCTCCATTGCCATTTTTAATCGTAAAAACAACCTTAGAATAACTATCAGAAAATTGAATAGATTTTTCATCTAATCCACCAAAAGAACGTGCAAATGCTTCTAATTCACTTCTTCTACTAGCTTGATCGCCTAAATCAAAGCTTTCAGAAACAGCGCGATGAATATTTCCAATTTTGTTTTGAAGATTTTCAGACTTTTTAATAATATTTTCAATTTCTTTACCATAATTATTAAAAGACTTAACCGCGTCATCAAATTCTGCGGCAGTTTTTTTGCCCAAATCTGAAGTTATATCTATATTTGCAAGCTTTTTCTGTAAATCACGTATTCTTTGATAAGCTTGTTCGTATTGTTGAAGTTTATTAGCAATTCCAGACGCATCAGAATAACCATTATTACTAATGTTGTTGACTAATTCTGTATATTTGGATTGAACTTTTTGGAAAATGTCTGATCCATATACAGAATCATTTTGTTTTGATGCTTCTTTCTTCGCCTTAGCATACTGCCCAATGTCTGCCATTAATTGTTTTGTTAACGAGCTCAACTTTTGCAAATCGTCTTCTGAAGCTTTCCCAAAAGCATCTTCAGACTTTGTAAGCTCTTGAATTTGTTTTGTTATTTCTTCATATCTATCCTTTAATTGTCCAAGATCGCTATCTTTATCCACAAAAACTTCTGTATCAATTTTCTTAAAAGCAGAAGATAACTTTGTGTTTGCGTCTATTAAAGTCTTATATGTATCTGAATCTTGATATCCATTACTAGAAGGTTTCTTTGATTTTGATTCTTTTTTAGTGCTCTCTTCTGTATCTTTAACATTCTTGTTAGCGTTGGCAAAATCATTCTTCTTACTTGCTGCGTCCGCAAATGCTTCACTAGCTTCTCTAACCTTTTGAACCTCTTTGTCAATAGCTATAGCTGAAGATTCGGCACTTTCTTTAACTTTGACATTAGCCTCAACAAACTGATTCTTTTGTATAGTTGCAGCCGCAAATGCTTCCTTTGACTTGTTAGCACTATCTATTTCGGGGGTTGTTATATTAGCACTTTCACTCGCTACTTGAGAGGAAGTTGCAGCAACATCTTTAGCAGACTGCATTTGCGATAATTGCGATTCTAGAGACTCGGATCGCTTCGTAAGTTCATTAATTTCATGTATATATGAATTTACATCTTGCTCGTAACGTTTTTCCGCGGCAAAATAGCCATCTTCATATCCACGATCATAACTACCAGAATCTTCTTTGAACATGTTTTCATTTCGAATTCCTTCATAAGAAGCAGTAATAGCATCACTCGTATTTTTGTAAGCAGCATTAACTTGCCCCATGGCATCAGCCGCAATATATCCAGCGTCAGCAAGTTCTTGTAATTCTTGTTGTGCTTTGTCTAATTCTGCTTGGTTTTTGCCAAGACTGAATTCGTCATAGTGCCCAGCAAATAAATCGGAGTTAAGCGATTGCGTAAGTTCAAGAAATTTTGTTTTTAAATCCTCTGCTTTTGTTCTTAAATTATCAATCGATGTGCCAGCAGAACTGGCGGCATGGGGTATTTCAATACCAAGATATTGAGCAAGTTGATCTGTATTATATTCCCCTAAAAAACCACGCATGCGGCTCATGCTTATATCATAATTCACATATTTATCAGGATCATTTAAAACACCTTTTGTAGCTGCAAACTGAGAATTAATCTTGTCTATTTCTTTGTTCTCAGTATCAGTAAGATTCTTACTGTGTGATTTCAAGACTAATTCATTATATCTTTTTACAACTTCGCACAGTTCTTCATATGATTGAATTTTACTCTCTACTTCTTTTAACGACGCATCTCCAGCATTAGATGAGCTGTCAACAGTTTGTATATCTGTAAGTCGAGTCTTAGTCGTAGCAAGCTTTTCATTTAATTGATTTATTGTGGAATTTAATGTTTCAATTTGTGCTCTATATTCGTCAACAACATCATTTGACGTCATATTTTGCTCTACTTCGCTCATTGGTATAGAATAATCTAAAGATTGTTGTATTTCATAATAAGCACTTTTCCATGAATCTAAAGCACCTTCCATGCGAAGGATTTCTTCTTCCAATTCTTGCACTTGTTTTTGCGCTGATTCAAGTTCAGACGCATCAACAGGATTTGTCGGAATGTTGTTTAACTTTTCCTTAAGAACTGTAATTTCTTGCACAAGCTCTTTCTCTTTTTCAAGCTGTGCTGTCTGACCTTCAGTAACAGTCGCAAAATTAGAACTCTCAGGGCTAGTAGCTCCTGAAAGAATGTTAGAAATATTTGCTTTAACATTATTTAACAACGTTAACGTATTATCATATTTAGATGTGTCATAATCTGGAAGTATTTGAAGTTTATTTTGCTTTGCCGCACTAATTTTTGCAATAATCTCTTCTATGTTAATAAGATATTGTTGTAATTGTTCATTAGACCCAACCCAACCGTTTTTTAAATTGTTCTGGAAATCTTGTGCAGCTTGTTCAATAGTGTTAAAATATCCAACTATATCAGACTGGTTAAAATCAAACAATACAGAGCCTTGACCAAATCCATCTAAGGAGGTGTTCCCAACATTAACTCCATGATACCCAAGCTTTTTAAAAAATCTCGTAGATATATTATCAGAATTCGCTAATTCATCAGAAATGTTACGAAAATCTAATTGCCCCTTCTCTGAGTCAAAAAATAATCCTGCCTGAGTTAGTTGCGAAACCATCTCATCAATAAACGAACCAAGTTGCTCTTTTGTGAATTTTGTTTCGTCAAACAGGGTTTTAAATTGCTCATAAAGAGAATTAAGATCAGTATTTCCTAAAAATTCATTAAAACCAGTATAGTCTGGAAGCGCTCCTCTAATCGCAATTTTCTGAAGTTTGCTCATAAAATCCATTAGATTCGTAGCACGTTCTTCGGTATCTAACAAGTACATATTGTACTTAGACAAGTCTAAACTATATATAAATTTACTAGTACTTGCCGCTTGTTCTTTTGGGATCGTGTTTGGGTTTTGAACACCAAAAATTCCGCTGCCCAATACCCCATACCCATATTTTTCGTATCGAGTTCCATTCGCGTTCGTAGTTAAATTGTCAAGCATATCAGCGAATGTATCACTTCGAGTGCCTTTTCCATTAATAGCTGAACCGGTTCCTAGATGGTACATTACTCGCTGTGCTTCAACACTCTTTGTAATTGCTTGGTAAGCTCTTTCCTCTTCGTCAGCTTTCTTTTTTGCAGCATCAGCAGCTTCTTGTGCAGCTTTTACTCCTGCTTCTGCACCAGAAGGCTGAACGTTTAAAATGTCCGCTAATTGACTTAATGCTTCGCTTTTTCCCAACCCGTCCTGTATTCTATCAAACACAGCAGAACAGGCACTATCCATATTACTGAAGCTGTCTGCAATTTTGTCAGCTTCGTCCGCAATTTTATTAAACTCGTTGCTATCTGCTGCAGTATCAAGCTTACGCTGCAATTCATAATATCTTTCTACTGACTTCGTTAATTTTTCATATGAAATTGTTGCATTTTTAGGTTCATTTTTAGTCTCTGGAACTTCTTTACCAAATTTTGCAATCTCTGTGTTAATCTCTTGAATCTTTTGTTTATAATCGTTCTTTATTTTTTCGAGTATTGTTTTTTGTTTCTCAGAAAATTTTTCTAGAAATTGCTGTGCCTTGTCATATTCTTTAGAATACATTGCTACATATTCTGAACCTTTATTACTCCCATGATCTGCAACATAATCCGCAGTGTTCTTTAAAAGAGTGGCTGCTTTTACTTTTCGCGCAAATGCTTCCTCATACCCTGAACTTCCCTGTTCTTTACGAGACAGTTCAAGTTCTGCTTTCTTGAACTCATCAACAAGATTAGTTAATGTGGCAACATCATTTTTCTTTGTTGTTTTTACTCTTGTTCCTTTACCACTAAAAATATCCAATGCTTCTTGATATTTTGCTTTTTGTTTTTCTAATTCATCAATTTGCTGTTGCACCTCAGCGGAAATTTTACCGCCAGCTTCTTTTATATTGCCAGACACTTTATCTCCAGCAGACTTAATATTATCTCCAAACTTAGATAAATCAATCTCTCCAAGAGTGACATTTAATTTACCATTTAGTTCTCCAGCATATTGAATTAACTCATCAAATTGCGCTTGAACATCTTTAGTATTAAAAAGCTCTAAATCAATTTGTTTGTCAATACCAACATTCTTTAAAATTGCATTTAATTGCTCTGCGTAGCTACGTAATTCTTTTGTAACACCTTTGTCTTTTAAATTAACGCCATTAAGTCCTTCAAATATGTTTCTAGACAATTCTGAAATCTGGGACATCTTAGCAACCATTTCGTCGAAAGATTTCATCCAGCCATTATTAAGCTTATCACCAAGACCCGCTTTTACAGAATCTAACTCTTTTCTAAGTGCCTTAACAGCATCATCCATCGCAACAAATTGCTTAATAAAATTATTAAGATTTCCACGTTTACCTATATTTGAAAGAACTCCATCGACTTGCTCTGCTTGACTTTTGCATGCTACAAGACTGTTCATAAGTTCATCAATACTAAATTTAATTTTCGAAGTATAACTCGCTTCTGCCAAAAGAATCACCTCCTACGTTATAAATACACTTTTAGCAATTGAGCTATTATTTTTTGAAAATTATCTTCAAAATATCTGCTACCATAATTTTTAATAAAATCTTTTAAAAACTTATCTGGGATTTCTTTATCAATATTTTCTCCATACACATACTCTCCATCTTTAAAATATGTCCATGGGTGCGCACCTTTCAAAAAGTTTTCAAAAACATAATCGCCTTCAACTTGACCTCCACTACTCCAAGAACCACTGCCTTGGTGTTTACTTGAATTGCTATGATATACACCCTCTAAAGAAGAAGAGTCCATATCAATGTTTGTTGTAAGTATAAAACTTTTTCCTTTTCTTTTTAAATTTGAATCTACCTTATAAATGTCATATAAATTGTGTTGTCTACCATGCTTTGTATAAGCTCCATTTTGATACTCATAATATTTGTCAACTGCTGCTTTAGCTGCATCATTAAAATCTTTTTCTGCCTGTTTTCTTGATATATTACCTGCAATTTCTGCGACAGTTTCAACATTATCTATTAGTTTTTGTATAGCATCGCCTAATGTTTTTGCTTCAGCCATATGGCATCAACTCCTATAAAAATAATTATTTTAATTTATCAAGCGTACTTAAAAGTTCATTAATATCAGCGCTCTCTGGAAGAATGCTGTTAATATCAAATCCATCAATTTTTTTCGCAAGTGAATCTGCTAAAGTAGTCAAACTTACATTGATACCACTAGCTATTTGCGCAAAAGAAGCTTCCGCTGAGTTCTGATACATTACTCTATCTTCTTCATCAGATAAAATCTTCTCTGCACGAGCATAATCTATTACTAACATATCTTTTATTAAATCAAAAACACCAATGCTACATAGCTTGTCGTACTCTTCCAACAGTGTTTCAAAGTCTTCACTAATCTCAACGCCTGTATATGCATTAAACATAAACATAGAAAAATAAACATTTTCAATAAGCTTATCCATATAAATAAAACCATTGTCATTTGCTGTGCATTGCTCAAGAGTGCGTAGAGCTATGTCTTGTTTTACTTTTACTGGTATATAATTAGTCTTGATAAAGGATTCTATGTTGTCAAATCCATCTTCCTTAATTTTTTCAACAAATTCGTTAATCTCCATTTTAATTTCCTCCATAATTTTAATTACTTGTTTGCATTATTTTCTTGTAACATATAATCTATTTTGCATAATTGTAAATAGTCAGATAAATACATCCATTTAAATTCTCCAGCTATATTTCTCTTTCCTTTACAAACAGCATTTATATTTTTATAATTTATATTTAATTTTCTCCCTGCATCGGTTGGGCCATCCCATTGATCAATATATTCTCTGTCCAAAGTAAGTCTTACAATTGGCTCTTTCCTTGGATTTACAATTCTTTCATATCTTTTAACTCTCTCATCTATTTGATCCATATCTTCGTAGAATAAAAATATATAATCTCCAAACAATACGTTCCATTATAAATTTCCATATAATCACTCTCTTTAATCATATAGAATCAAACTTATAAATTTTATGTGCCGCAACGCCTTCAGCAATCGCTTCTGCTTCATCATCTGACACATCTAAACCAAAAATTTCTTTTACGTAATCTATGCTTTGTTGTTTTAATTCCGCTCTTTTAATCTTTGGGCCCTGAGAATAACTAAGCGCAGACCTCCATTGAGACGGCAACAAAATATGCACTTTAACGCCATGTGCTTCAGCATAACCTATAATAATGCCTTGTAATCTTGCTAAGATTATTACTGTTTTAATGTTACTTTGCTGCTGAGTATCCTCAATGATTAAATGCTCCGGCTTATATTTTTTTATAACTTTCCATAGTTCTCTTGCCATTTCAAAAGAACGTTCATAAGTTCCTAATTTACTTTTAGACATATCGATCACTCCAGATTCAACATATTCTCCATTTTCAAAGAAAGCATATCCAGAACAACGAGATGACTGATCAAATGCCAGAACTTTCATAAAATTTCACTCCTTTTTCTCCATAAAAAATGAGGGAGCACATTGCTGCACTCCCTCGCCCATATAACTATTTCATATAGGCTTTATTTGTGTTACAATTTACTGCACCTCTATAGTAAGCTTGAGGTTTTTCTTAAACTCCTCAAATAGTGCTTCTTTGTTAATAGCCTGATCAGGGACAGACGCTATCAATGCCTTACACATACGAAGATTAATTATCATCGTTCTGAGCATGTCCTCGGTAACGTCGAGACCTGCGTCGCCGCCTTTGCCGTTAAAGCCAAGCTCCATGAGCTCCTTAGTCTCCGCCTGATAACCCTTGGGAATCTCATCAAGTGTCCTATATCTAATCATATTTTCATCCTCCTGTTCTCTTAAACGTGCATTTACTTCTTTTGCAATCTGTGGATGGAGATTGTAAATATAATCTCCAGGACAAGCTTTATAAGCAAACCAACGATGAACTGCCATATTCTGCTTGTCTACTTGACCAACTAAATTTTTATTACCTTGCCATTTTAACTCTTTAATTCCATTGCGCTGACATATATCAACAAGCAATTTAATAAGTGAAGCATATACTTTTTGATTGATAGCATATGGATGAGAAGGGTCACAAGCACATTCAATAGAAATAGCACGTTGGTCTATGTCCGCGCCAGATATCCCATTTACACGAATAGAATTACCATCTCTATCAACACCGCCAGAAGCCCAAGCCCTATCTTTTTCTTCAACATACATACCAATACGACCATCCGAACCTATGCCATAATTGGAACTAGCCTGTCTCGTCTGAAAGACACTACCAAGAGTTTCAACTGATGCCTGACCAACTACACAATGGATAATTACCATATCAATTTTGTGAGTGCGATTTCTTGTTCTAAAAGGACTAATCCTAGTGTAATTAACTAATGGACTATTACTCATCGCGTTCACCTTCCTTATTCAAAAATTTCCTTTTATTTCCAAGGCAATAATTACTTGCTACCTTTAACTCTTTCAATAATTTCTGCAACAGCAGAGCTACCAGACATTAAAGTTAGAGCAGTAATTACTGTACCAATCTCAGAACTAGTTTCTACAAGACCTAGTGCCAACATAATGTCTACATTGAAGCCAAAAGACATAGCAAATGCAAATATAGCAGAAACAGCTATAGTAACATACTTACCATACTTGGCACCTTCCCACATGCCTTTAAACCTATCAATGATATACCACATAATAATAGATAAAGAGATAATTAAAGTTAACATTTCCATAATTTTTTCCTCCTATAAAATAAATTGTTGTAATGTTTTTATTTATAAACACTATCCTATTTCTTTCCATCCACCGTCATAAACATAAGGAGCGTAAAGAGCCCAAGAGCTGCCATTAGAAATATAAACAGCGTATAGACTACTTGACGTTGAAGATTCAAAGATTCTTACACCCTTTGTGGACTCTTCCCAGACAGCATAAAAGTCCATATCATCTGTCCACTGCCACACCCATCTTTCACCGGCTCCGTAGATAATCCCTGATCCAGTGCTACTGGTTGACCATCCTTGGAATTCATATCCGTCTAAATATAGACTACTGCCTGACGGAAACGTAAAAGCCGAGTTATAAGTTGCGGGGCTACTTGATACAGAACCACTACCACCGTTTGCATGGAAATAAGCGGTATAGGTTTCTTCGTCCCAAACAGCATAAAGTGTCCCTGAAACACCAGCATTCAATGCTTGTGATGCACTAGAATAACTAATAGCAGATGCCGTACTTGAAAGAGCCCATCCCTGGAATTTATATCCTGGTCTACTTGGAGTAGCATTGCCGTTTGTATATGAAGGATTTCCACCAGACATAGAATTACTACCATATAAATAAGATTCACTTATTGTCCGACTAGCAGTTGTCGCAGATATAGTTCCACCATTTGCATTAAGTGTAATAGAACGCGTATAAGCAGGTCTTTTAAACACAGCATATATTGTGCCTGTATAATCATCATCTAAAGCCTCTCGTGGAGTACTATATGGTAAGGAAGTCCAAGAGGTAGAACTCTTACTCCAGCCCTGAAATACATAGTCTCCGTAATTTGACGATATGTTTGACGGATTACCATTGCCTGTATACGAAGTGTCACCTCCAGATGTAGTCGTTCCTACGCCACCAATATAAGCATCAGTTGTTTTTTTTGTGGCGGTCGCAGTTGAACCTCGTATATTGAGGGTAACGGAAGTTGTCGATCCAGGCTTTTTGAATACAGCGTACCAAGTTTTACCATCTAGCCATTTACCACCGTATGTATCTGACCAAGGCGTCCCCGCAGGACATCCTACAGTGACAGCTGAACTCCTGCTTGTCCAACCGTAGAAAGTATAACCGCTTGGTGCGGTTTTTGGTGTGGGTGTTGAGTAATCTGAACTGTTTATTTCACTCGGAGTAGACGAATTTACATATCCTTTAAAAGCATAGGTTGGGATGTGGACAATTAGATACGGGTTTATGCTGCCGGAGTAAGAACTTCCGATATCATTTGTTACTAAGGCACAGCTATACCCTACGGCCAAACTCGTTTCCGAAGCGTTCTTATCTATTGTAATAGAGCCGGAAGTTGCTTTAGATGTTGTCTTTTTGTACCATTTACGATCTCTTTGAGAATATACGTATAAATATCCTGATTGCCTGGCACTAAATGTTACGGTCTGGTTAGAACTATATAACCCTTTATATATTTGATTACGAGAAAGACTGTTTAATGTGCCTACGTTTGGTGTTGCCATCTACTTCACCTCACACTCTCAAGAAAAATACTTGACCAGCCACACCAGAGGAAGGAAGAGAAGACCCATAAGAAGTAGTGGATAAAACAATCTTGCCATCTAAATCAAGTCTTCCACTTATAGTGCCTCCAGTGGTGTTAAGCTTATTATCCAATGCTGCTTTTACAACATTGTTCTGCACAGGATTGGTTGAAGATGCAGATAGAGAGTTGTCAACAACTGTTTTGTTAGCACCTGTTTCTATACCTGCAAGTTTAGTTTTTTCGTCAGTAGTATAGCTATTTGTTGTTTGTCCACATAAAAATGCTAATCCCATTATTACACCTCCTATTTTTTATACTCCCGTTGTCGGGATAGTTATCTCGCGGTCGTAGCCCGCGCCGTAGCAGAAGGAATGTATCTTCCCTTCTGTCGGGTTAATGACGTTTACTACAAAGGATGTGTCGTTTGCGGTATCATGCGTTTTCGCGTAGGTCGTCTCCTCTCCGAACTCGATGCCGTATGAGTCCGCGCCCTCGTTCTGCCCGAGCTCGTTATTGTAGGAATAGCACATGTTCGGCGTTGCGATGCGCATAACGTCAAACTCCGTATTGCCGGAATCCTGAACATAGCTTATTTTTGCAGCCTTGAAGTTGTGCGTATGGCCGTGGAAAACGCCGTATATCTTCGCCTTGTTGCAGTTGTTGTAGGATATATTCATGCCGCCGACACTGTACTTGCCGCCCGTGATATATTGATAGAGCAGCGAGCCGATCTCGCTTGCCGCATCGGAAAGCTCGCTGTCGGTGAAATCCGGCGGATAGTGCAAAAGAATGACCACGCCCCAGCCAGTTTTCTGACCGACCACACGCAGCATACGCGCAAACCACATCAGCTGCGGCGTGCCCATCGCGTCCAAATTCTCCCCGCCTATGGAGGTATCCAAACAGAAAACGCGCAGCTTCTTTTCATCGAAGTCGCGGTAGCAGTAGCCCTCGGTGGTGCGGCCGTAGGTCGCGCCCTCGTTGTATTTGCCGACATAAGAGTATATCTCCTCCGACGTCAGACTTCCGCCGTTGTGCCGCCATGAGCTTTTAAGACCGTCGCACTCGCCTGGAGTCCTGAACTGCGGGATATCGGCAAAGCCCTCCCTGAGCCCAGCATTTATCTCGGCAAAATGTTGCCTGCCCTCGGCAAGCGTGGTCGTGCCGGTGTCGACGGTGTAGTCGCCCAAAAAGCAGCAGAAGTCGATATTCGGCAGAATATAGCCGAGCGCCTTCATGCCCATGAAGGCGTGCTTATTGCCGCTTACGATGTATTCGTCGGCGTCGAGCTGATGCGCGTCGGACGCGGCGATAAAGGTAATGCTGTCGGTCGTCTGAACGGCCTTGACCTTTTTTGCGACCTCGAGCGCCTCGGCCTTTACATAGTCGGGAATGTTTGTTTGGATGAGCTTATCTCCAGGTTTAAGCTCATCTATAGCCGTTGCCATTTCAGACAGTTTATAAGTATTAGTTGTCTCGTTTTTTGCACGAATTGCATTAGCTATTGCTTGGACATCTGCTTCTTCATAAAGTTTCATCGCCATCAGTAACTCACCTCGCTCCCATCTACTGCGGTACAACCATAGCGCACTACCTCTATTTTCAAAGGAATATCAGTTAAGGGTTTCTTTTCAAAACAGGTAAATATAATTGACCCATCGAAAGACTCTGCCATACTTACCAAGTTCCAAGCCTGTTGTTGTGAAACTGCCGTAGAGCTTGTACTACTAAAGGCTGGTGCAATATAAGGTGTGTCTGTTGCTAAAATTCCGCTAACAGTAACCGTTTGCGAATATGGTGCAGCTGAGCCCGTCCAGCTCGAAGACGATAAGGTAACAGCATAAGTTTCAAGAATAACTCTTGTATCAGCATAAAGCTTATTCACAGCATCATTTTCCCCTGTAGGAGTAGCTACACCGCTAACACGCACAGGATCATCAGTGTCAGCAGTCCCTGAAAATGTAACTTGACGAGAATCCCCTATAGCGGAATCTGGAGTCGCATTTATATAAGCACCATTCAGATGTAAGGTGGTAACATTCGCAATATCAGTATCAATTTCATTAGCCCCAGTAATATTCTTGCCGCCCATATCAATATTGCCAGTCATAGTGCCGCCAGACTTATCAAGCTTTTTTTCTACTTCGGTCATCCTAGCAATAGTCTCTGGAATATATTTCTCATTAAGTTGATGAACAACTTCATCTCCATAAGAAAAAGAGACAAGCTGATTATAAGAGTTCTTCTGGAAATATATACCAGGCTTAGGAAGTGTAAGATCCATAGTAGAATCATATGTACTACCACTAGATGTGTTGATATACATAACTCCATTATAGACAGAAAGAATATAGCCTGAGCCCTCTATCATGTCAGATGTAATTGTTTCTGTTGTACCATTACTGAAAGTAAGTTGACCTCCAATAATTTCATTAGAACCTGGCTTGTAATCGGACACTTTATAACTTGTGCTATCTGAAGATACTGTAAGTCCATTTATATTGCCGTCCCAACTTACAACAATCGCCCCATCGCTCCAATGAGTCCTATTTTTAATGTAAGAAGGGCTGAGCTTATCATTAGTAGAATAGTCGGATTGAACAACCGCAAATGGTAAATCATTTACATTGTTTGCCCCGTCACCAATCTTGATTCGCTCATAATTGTATGTAGAATCAATATCATAAATGATAACTTCCCCCTGTTTGGGGATGAAACTAGACTTGTTCCAGTTTTCCTCAGTATCATGTTTGTTAATGATTCTTGAATTAAATTTTTTTTCACTCATTTTGTTTTCTCCTTTAAATTATCATTTTCAAATTTTAGAGAATAGGACAAGTCATCTTTCCAGACTTGCCCTTGTATTTATGATGAAACGTCACCACAATAAATATAATTTGATTCACTACCTGTTGATGAACCTGAGAACAAAGTCTTTGGGTTGCTTTGTTGCACCCAAGCGCCATTTGTTTTTTTGAATACTGCAAGTGCATTTTTCCATGTGCCATTGGTTTTAAATGAAATGCCTGTAGTAGATGTCAAGGGTACCGCCTTCGCATAAAGAGTGAGGGAAGATTTCGCAAAAGTATTACTAGCTTCGTCATGTTCGCCTCGTGGAGTAACTACATAGGCAGGGTTATCAGTAGAAACTAACCGAGTGCATGCTTCATCCGAATACCAACCAGAAAAGGTATAACCAAAAGCAACCTCTGCTTCAAATTCTACAGATTTTTCTTGTACTGCTTTTTCAGGAAATGCATAAGCATAATTAATACCATCACCTGCGATTGCTGAACAATCGCATCGGTCATAAAGACCAAGATTAAAAGTACGAGCCGAATCAACCGTAAATATATACACATTACCGTTGCTAACGGTTTTCCCATTTTCTTTAAAATATGGAATATTTTCATTATACTCATTGGCAGAGTGATAGGCATATATACTGACTGTTGAAGCTATTGGCGCATTAAGCGAAATAGTACAATTTGGCTCATAAATTCCACAAGTTTTCTCAGCAAGCCCAAATACCGCATTGGAGCTAATAGAATCATATGAACCATTTCTCATTTTTTCTAAATCATTTTTCGTTAATTTATCGAGGTCAACAGATACAATACGAACTACTGTTGCATATGAAGTAATAACTGTGTTTGACCATTCAACCTTTATTGTATACTGTTTCTTCCCAACCTTCGGATACAGCGTAACGTTCCCAGTCATACTATGCGTATACGGATTCGCCTCACTTACAAGTTGAGTCAGCTCCTCATCAGAATACCAACCATTGAACTCATATCCTTCATCAACCGTGCAATTAAATGTAACTGTATCTCCATAATAGGCTGTAGTGGCGCTGACTGTAGCGCTGCCATGCTCTGCTGTTCCCACGCTGATAGTATAAATTGCTTTAGTTGCTTTGGCGTAAAGGGTGAGGGAGGTTTGCGAAGCACTATCAGTTGTATATTTCGGCGTTATAACCTTTGCGGGGTTATCAGTAGAAACTAATGTAGTGCATGCTTCATCAGAGTACCAGCCTGAAAAAGTGTAGCCAGGAAAGAGCTCTGCTTCAAAAATTGCCCCTCTATCTTGATATGTTGGTGTTGTGGCATATGCATATGCAATACCATCTTTTGCCACAGAGGAGCAGTTACAAGCGTGTTCTGCATTATAGTTATGACTTGATATAGTCGCATCTGCGGTAGGCTGAAACCAATAATATGGCCAATAAGCTAAAGCTTTATCGCCGTCTGTTACTATTGCATAATAGCGATCACCAAGAATGGTAACCTCGGGCAGATAGACTGCGATATACATATCATAAGTACATTGAATTGTCTTCCATGAGCTAGTGACCGCGTTCGAGTCCTTCATGCTATCTCTCGCAACTATCTTTGACGAGTCAATATTATCGTAGTCCCCAGTCCTCAGATAGTTGATTTCATCATGTGTCAAGCTATTGAAATCAACTACAATTATATTGATTTGAAACGAACCACCAGCAAAAATGTCGCCATCTCTGCCATACTTTATAGTATATCTTTTCTTACCAACCTTTGGATATAACGTTACATCCTCGGTAGCTGTAAATGTATACGGATTTGCTTCACTAACTAACTGCGTCAATCCCGAATCAGAATACCATCCATAGAGTTCCCATGTATCATCTTCAGGCGTGAATGTGAAAGTAACATCGTTGCCATAAGGAACAGTCGTAGCGCTAACACTTGCTGTACCATGTTCGGCAGAACCCACAGACATATTAAGGCTATTTCTATGTGCCTTAGCGTATAGTGTAGTATTAGCGGTTATAGTCGCAGTATAAGGGTTCTCTGTGCTCACAATTGTGGTGTATGTATCATCCGAATACCACGCTTCAAAAGAGCATCCCGTATTGACCTGGGCAGTAAACGTAGCCGTACTACCCTCGGGAACGACATTATCACTAACATTTACGCTTGTGATTTCTGATCCTGCTACTGCATTTACATTATATAAAGTAGCATCAATAGTGGCCTTAGCATAGAGAGTAATATCAGAGTTAGGACTTACGGAATAATTTTGGTCTGCACTTACAAGATTCGTGCAAGCAGCGTCAGAATACCAGCCAGCCCAAGTAGCGCCTTGTACTAATTTTGGGGTAAATACAACCGTATCACCATAACATGGCGATGCATTAGAAACAGTCACTTTTTGGATGCCATTTGCATTATTTCCAACTAAGGGCCGCATTTCATATTGATTAAAATAAAATGTTAATTTTGTTGATGCAATACTGAATCTAGATACTGTTGAAGAACCTTTAATATGCCATTTAATTTCTGTTGAACGGTTGCTATTAATGACAACTGGATCAGAAATTCCTGTTTTTGTTTTATTTTTTAATTCAGATCCCCAATCGCCTGTCTCAGATTGTACACTAGTCCCATTGAACTGCAAGCTAATTGTCATACTACCGCCAGATTTATTCGCCCTTATGAATGAATCAATCTTAAATGGGTGTGCCGTTGCAGATGGATATAAGACTTCTTTTGCTGCATCATTAAGAATCGCTGAACCCCGAGTATGCCCATTCATATACAATCTAATAGCATATCCGCCAGTATTTAAACTGAGTCCATCAGCGGTACAATATTGCTCTACGTTGCTTTCAGCAATTTGTAGCGTAGTTTGAAGAACCTTTGCCATTAACTATCACCGCCGAACTGAAGACTAATAATTTCACCACTATCATTAAAGTAATAAATTATTGCGCCATTTTCAATATCTTCGAAGTGAATAATAGCTCTATATTTTTGGCCATCATAAAACCATAATGACTTGCCGCTGAAAACCCAATTCATAATATCTTCAAGAGTTGTTTGTTTATCTATAATTGTCATTCCATCTCCTGCGACTTGGCCTGCGGAAAAATCATTATAGGTTAAATTAATATTTTCGCTCATTTATTAACCCTCCGTTTGTATATAGATATCACCATTCTCGCCTAAATCGGCACTTGGCGCATTACTTGTTCCAGAATATATTTTTGCCGCAGTCACTGAGATAGTGCCATCGTTAGATATTGAGATGCCATTGCCCGCTTTGTAGGTAGTTGACGTAATATCTTTTATTTCCCATTTTTTATTAGTAGAATTCCAGTAAGCAGCACCAGAATTAGATTCCGTAGTTGCGGCATTGGGAACTTTAACAGTCTCATATGTCCATGTAGGTTCATCGGTGCCACTTGTAGCTTTTTTAGCAAACCAATGCATTGCCGCACCAGAAATCGCACTATCCAATGAAATAAATTCAAAATTATTTTGAGTCCAATAATATCCATATAATGGGATAGTTCCATTTGTGGGAATACCAATCAAACTTTTTTTAGTTTGTATTGCTGCTTTAATTTCATCAAACGTCTTTGAAAATGTAGTCGATGTAGTCATCTCAATAATAAATACATCACTACTACCACCGCCACCGCCTGTAGAACTAATAACGCCTGTATCGCTAATACTAATTCCATCGCCAGCAGTATAATTCTTTATTTTACTAAGTATATTTTCATCCACATAAGGGAGTTGTGTAAATGTTTTCTTCCCATCGCCAACTTTGAATCTAGTTTCACCACTTGCAGTATCAACGGCAATTATCTCACCATTTAACAAAACTGGATCTTGAGCAGTCCAATTTGCACTCGTATCACGCTTATTCTTAATACGAGCATTAAATGTCTTATTTGCCACTTATGTTACTTAAAACATAAAAATGCCGATAAAATCACCGGCATCTTTATTCTTGTTTTTATGTTTAATAATTATGTGGTAGTTCCACTTAGTGCCGCAATCTGTTCATCAATATAAGCTTTTAAAGCATCATAAGCACTTTTCACAGCAGAAGTAGAAGCGGCACAATCATCCGCATTTGTGGTATAATCAGTGCTAATTTTAACTCCACCCATATCGGTAGCAGTTGCTTTCGGCAAAGTATATACTGTATCTTGTCCAGGAATACCAAGTGCCACAATATCAGCTTTAGTGGCCGCAGTTACAGCATACACATGTCCAGTAGTGTCAACAGTAATTTTATATAGCCCAGAAGAGCACTCTGCATATGTCGGATGCACATACTTATTTGCTTCAGCTTCTATTGAACTTAATTTATTCTTTTCTTCTGTCGTGTAATCATTAGTAGACAAGCCCTTCCCCGAAGCCTTATCTACTTTTTTTTCATCTAGTGTTTTTCCTTGTTTTGCTGACAATACCTTGTCACTTGAATCCGTTGTAAGATTGTCTACTATTTTGGCTTTCTCAACAAATGTAGTATCAACATATGTTCTTAAATCCGACACACCTGAATCTGCAGAAGATTTATTATCCTGAATAGTTTTCTTCAAGTCCGCAATAGTATTGTTAATTGTGGTACAATTATCATCTGTGTATTTGTTTGCAGCAGTAAGCGTTTCACTGCTCTTTGTCCCAACAAGTGTTGTTACTTCAGCAATATCCTCATCCAATGATTTTTTATTGTTACTTACAGTGCCTTGTAACTCAGTAATAGTTTCATTAATAGCCTGACAGCTTTCATTGGTATATGTTTTAGCAGTGCTCAATGTTGAAGAGTCCGCTGTTTCCATATCCTTCCTTAATTGATTAATACCACGTTCCAGTGCCGCATCTTGATTCTCTGACTGTGTTTTGTTCTGACTAACTGTATTTTTTAAATTAGTAAGATTTTCATTTAAAATTCTTCCTTGGTTTGAAGCAAGTGGTTTATTATTCTGATAGCTATTTAAGTTATTAACTACATCTCCTCTTACTAAGAAAATGTCACTTTTATTTAAATCTGGTAAATCAACAACATAATCACCATCTGTTAAATTCTTTAAATGATATGTTGTTCCATTAATATCAATAGTATTTATGTAAGGCATTATTTCACCTCCACAATTTTCTTAAGTTATAAAACGAGAGGCATCTAGTATAACACCTCTCGTTTATATTTTTTATACCCCAAGTTTTGTTTTTAACGCAATATAAACCTCTGATTGATACTTACTTGGGATTCCATCTCCGTAAGATATAGCAGCAACTTTATCTATACTACGAAGTGAGTTTATATATGCCTTTAAAGAATTAAAATATGCAACATGATATGTCTTAAAAGCATTTGCTTTTTCAATAATCTTTTCCATATCTATAGAAGCATAATACTTGCACAGTTCACCATCTGCATGGTAAGGAATCTCCTCTGTACCATCTGACACCATTTGAGCTGAAGTAATAAGATTTAACTGGTCTTGTATAGTCAATGAGAAATGATACGTCTTTCCATCACTAAGTTTGATGTCAAAACCGTTTGTAATTGCCTTGTTACACTCAGCTTTCATTTCTTTGATTTTTGACTCTTTAATATAGCCAATTGTTATACTAGTGGGCTCATCTACTTCAGGTTCTTCTGGTATTGGCTCTGGTTCAACTTCAATCGGTTCATCAGATTTAATGGCCTCATAAAGAGCATTATATTCTGACTGTGCAATCTCAGTTATCTGAACGACTGGGACTTCCTGTGCATTAGGGTCTGCTGGTAGCATCCAGAGTGCATGGTACATTGCACCATTACATTGAACATATTGCGCTTCTTCCTCTTCACACACCAAAAAAATACTATGCTTCTTTTGAAACTTGCGCATGTCTAGCGTAGTGCAAATTCCAATAAACTCGTTTTGGTCAATTATTTTATAATATTTCATTTACACTCGCCTCCATTAAATTGATATACATGGGCATATACCAAGAGCCCTATTTGATGGCATATAACTATTTACAGCGCCTGATGTTGATACAGTTTTAAAATAAGTCGCATAGCTTACCTCTGCTGAACGCAGATACCAGACAGTTGTAACACCATTCATTGTCTTGATTCTATCTCCATCAGTGCTAAACATAGGAATATAACTACCCTCTGATTTATATGGATCTTCTGAAGCGTTAAATACCTCAACGAAAGAAGGCAAGTATACATAATCCTTTGAAAATACAATGTCAGAAGCTTTATTTCCAACTGTAGCAGGAATTTGTACTTGTTTAATGATTGACTTCCATTCAATTGGGAATGCACTATAAACCCTATTGTTACAGAATTGCCTCATTTTTGAAGCATCCCAACCACCAACGTTTGTATTCGTTGGGTTCATGTTATGAGCAAGAGATAATAGTCTAGTTGGAACAAATGAAGCTCCAGTAATTTTACTAGAGTCCATAGCAAATCTATATCTCTTATTACCACAATATTCATAGCGCCAAGTTTCATGAGGCCATGCAGCAAGTTGTCTAGCTGCTGCGTCTCCAAGATCTTCAAGCCAAACTTTTGCCCAATGAATTTTTCCCTTACCAAGTGTAACACTATCTATCGTGCCATTTGATAAGAATTTAAATCCACCAAGAACAACTGTAGCTTCTGTTGAAGTACTACGGTTACGAGTTAGTTCTGTATATGCGATTTCATCAGCATATGTTCCTTCAGATGTTGCACCACCATTAAAGGAATATACATATAATTTATCTTCCCCTTGACGATAACGTAGAACAACTAAATCTCTCTGTTCTCCTCTACCAACCTGCTGAACTACATTCCCCCATTGAATTTCAGGGTTTGTACCATTATATTTGAGTCTAAAGCCTTCAGAACCATCATATTCAAAACAAGACAACAGTGTTGCGTCTGTAGGATTTTCTCCAAATTCAAAGTCTATAGCCATTGTAAATGAACCAGAATTTTCACCAAATAGCTTCACACCAGAGTCTACAACTTTTGAAGTGTCCCCATCAAATGTAAGTTCATCACCAAGCATTCTATCTTCTACATTTGTAAATGAGAAGTCCTGACCAACACGAACATCAATATGGTCTTTTTGTTCAAAATAATCACTTGCTTTTCCTGCTGTTGCAATAGCATATACCTGTACTGGAGTCATGTTTTGTAAATCCGTACCCGCTTCAGGCAATCCATTTTGAGTGCTCCATTTTGCATAAACATCTGTATCTCCAGTAATAAATCCAGTGCTCTTATCCCAACCAGCAAAAATGTTATAAATATAAGCATCTTCATTGTCTGCCATAGTTGGATAATCACCTTCATATTCTACAGATGAGCCATATTCAACATCATTTAACGTCTTTAATACAACGCCCTTTTGTTTTAACCAACGAACCTTGTAAGTTCTAATGCTCTTAGTATATGTAGCAGTAACAACTCTATCATTCAATACACTATCTTTAATACCATCCCATTCAGAGAATGTATAATTGTATTGAGCAGTGCTTGCTATAGTAGGAGTATCAATATCACCATTTGCAATTGGGTCAATTGCTTTTCCACCTTGGTCAACATATTGAACATACGGGTTGCCTTTCTTATCTTTAATAGGTGTTCCGTCTGCATTCATGAAGGTCAATTTATACTGTGTGATGATACCATCATAAGTAACTGACAAGTCATTCCATGCTGCCGCATAACTATCCAATTCTCTTTGCCTTGCTTGTCCGGCAATGTGAACTTTACCAGCAAGCATACTACTATTCATCTTGACAATTTTATTCAACAAATCAGTATTAGTAACAGTCCAATTAATACCTACTAAACGTAGAACTTGTAAGGTATCGACTGCATCTGTCACAATTGCGTATTCATCGACAATAGAATTCTCTACTGTTAAAGACTCAAGATTGTCATAACTCGCTTGTAGGTCTGTTAAATAGTTTAAGTTCTTTAAGGTTAAACTATTAATTGTTGCTGGCAAATGCGCAAGTGCTATTTTACCATTTGAAGCAAATAGTACGCCAGTAATTGCAGTACCTTCAGCATAAAGCTTTTCAAGATTTCCGCAACTTGAAAGGTTGATAGAACCAGTTAAGTTCGGACAATTTCTAATATCAAGTTCTTGAAGCAATGCATTATTTCCAAGATTCAAATTAGTCAAGAATGCATTAGAATATCCAGACGTGCTATTACCAATAATTAATTTCTGGAGCTTAGAAGCCTTTGAAAAATCATTATCATGGATGTAACATGCAGAAATGTCATTAAGCGCCTGAATACGTGAAGCACAATAAATTAATACAGCCGTATCATCCATTGTAGTAAGCGGGCAAATAATTTCATACGACTGTCCTGCCTTTGCACGAATCTGTTGTGCGTTTGGAGAGTTGCCAAATAACACAGATAAATACATATCTGAATATGGCACTATATTTAATGTATAATTTGGAGCGACTACTACTCCTTTAGGAGTATTGCATCTAAACATAATCTGATCTGCCTTAACTGTTGTAGACAAATACTTTGTCCCCATGTAAGCAGCTTGGTCACGCTCAAATTGTCTACGCTGATATTTCTTACGTCCATTCATCATAGACTTTAAGAAACGTGGAGTTGGCTTTGGTGTCTGACCACCATTTAGTCCACCACCCTGATAAGTTCTATAATATTTGCGTTCAATATCAATTCTCCATAGCTCTTCTGGGAATTGTGCTTGCCAATTGTCAAACTCGTCAATTAGAGATGTGGCACTCCAACATCCACTACTATCAAGAGTCTGATACATTTTTGCGAGATCATCATGCATTAATTCGCGTACACGACGCCAGAAAACACTATCTGCGGCGTTGAAAATATATCCAGAGGATGCATCTCCATCTATTCTATAGTCTATATCTTCTTTACCATAAGACATTGTTAGCTCTCCAGCGTTATTTATTCCAAGCCCTGTATCGTTGTCATAATCCCATAGCTCAAAACGATACTTTCCATCAGCACATTTAGCATAATGCCAAAAACTATTTTTAGCTCTATTGTCAATCATTGTATATCTTTCAGTAAACAGATACCAATATAGAGCAGAATCTTTAATAAACCAATTATCAAACTGAGAAACAAATTCCTCATCTGTAGAAGTGATGACCCACTCATAGAAGTCACGCCATACTTGCTTATTTAGAAGTCTCTGGGCTTCTTTTTCTTCAGATGTAGCTAAACTAGAACCATCCTTAGTTTCGCCGCCCATGTCATAGCGGAACTCAAAAGATTTATCCCAGTTATTATATAGGGCGTCGTATTTTGCGTTACCAGCTACCCATTGAGACTTAGAAATGGGGTATACGATGTTGCCATCTTCGTCATACACGCCAGTGTCAAATGTGCTATTAGGCAAAGTATTATCTGAAATTTCGACAACGAATTCCTTTAAATCAGTTACATCGTTGACACGGGTTGCGTCTGTTTTCTTAGAATCGCCAATGTTACCCATTGCATAGTAATGCCAATCATTGTCTAAAAATTCTCTATGTGTAGAAATATCAGGGTCTGTTTCCTTGACAAATATAACACAGTTGTAGAACTCCATACTGTTTTTGCATTTTGGATCTTTCTCCATAGCAACAGTTTTGTATGGTAGATAATCATTATATCTCTTCTGAAGTAATGCGTTATTTGCATTTTCAGAGGAAGCAATATTTCAATTTTGTTACCGTAAAGGCTTTTTATCCTTTACTTCTAATACTTATTTCACACAAATATAATATTTTTATATATCATAAAACCACATCAAACCGTTAAATTTTGTTTGAGCATTAAGGGCTTCTCGTAAATTACATCTTTGAGATTCTGGTAAATTAAAAAAACGCAGAGCAGACAACATACTTTTAAAATGATGAACTTCTCCACAGTCAGATACACAATATATCTTTTTACACATCCCCTTTTCAATCTCAAATTTTTTATAATATTCTGTAATGCCATTTTTATCAGACTGATAAAACCACGCCAATTCTTTATATGTAAAAATCTCGCATTTTAATGCTTTTACAATTCCTCCTGGAAGCACTTTAATGCCCCTTTCTTCCCAATATCTAGTAGCGTCTCTTGCAGAATCATAAAAAATAATTTCTCCAATTGAATTAACTGAATATATTGGTTTTCTATTGGGATTATTCATTCCGACCCTTATGTTATGTGTCCCATGATTTATATTGTCCTCAGAAGTAATCCATTCTAGATTTTCTACACAATTGTTCGTTTTACATTCATCTATATGATTTATTTGCGGCAAATTTTCTGGGTTTGGTATAAATGCCTTAGCAACAAGTCTATGCACCATTATTGTTCTTCCTTTGTGGTTTTTATCATATAACATAACATGAAGATAACCCCTACCATTATTATGACTTTTTAATACTTTTCCAGTAGTAATATTCATTACATTACCCATATTGCTTACCATATAACTTTCATATCCGTCTATCTCTCTCCATATTTCTTCCATATCTTCACCTTCTTCATTTGTTTAATAAAATATTTGTGTGATTATTTCGTATTAGTTCAGCATACCTTTTCAACTTACAAAAATAAGTTGGCGTAGTCTCGTGGGAAGATTATATTCTACAAAGTAGGTTCACTTCCTATGCGTTGCGTGTGACTGTGCTTTTAAACACAGCCTTCCACTCGGATTGGCATTTCAGCCTTCCCGTTTTCTACTACGCTACGCTATATACATCACTGTATATAGGGGCAAATATTTTTTACCTTTAAATTGAACCAGTTATTGGGAACCGAAGTCCTAGATAAGCTAATCTTGCCAGTTCCATCAGTATACTTTGTTCCATCACCTAAGATTAATTCAGTAACATAATCAGGATCTAGAGGTATTTTGCTGATAATCTGGTTCTTACCATCTGCGCACATGATAATATCAATATTTCTACCAGCATAACCATATTCATTGGAAGTCGTACCTTCAATTTTGTTATCCTAAAGGCTTTTTATCCTTTAGTTCTTATACTTACATAAATAAAAATACTTTATTAAATTTCTATCTCTCTAAACCATTGTCTTCCATAAGCTGTTTTACGCTTACCATTTAGACACATAATAGCCTTCATATCCTATAGGTTTCCAAATTTCTTCCATGTAAACACCTCCCGTTTATGTCTATTTATAAAAGTATTTTTATTTATTTTGTATAAGTTCAGCATATCTTTTTGCCATAGCTATTATAGCCGTAGGCAGTGCGAACTCGTGGATTCATTATATTCTCTTATAATAAGAGGTTCAGAATCTATGCGTTGCATGTGACTATGTTTTTAAGCATAGCCTTCCATTCTGATTTGCATTTCAGCATTCCAGATTTCTTTCGCACTTCTTATGTATATGTTTCCATACACAAGGGGCAAGTTTTACGTTCGCCCCGCATGGTAGCAGTTAACAAACTTCCAGTTGTCAAGAACAGGGTCTCCACCCTTATAAATACATTCAACATTAGTATTTTTGACATAGTCTTTTTTGTCATTTGTAAAGTGAGGGCATTCAATTTTAATAACTCTCAATTGAGGGCAAGCATTTGCAACAGATTCAGGAGTTAGTGCATTGTTCTCATCATAAATCTGATTGCGATTATATCTAGATATCATCTCGTCAGAGTCTCTTGCATCAGCAATAAAGTTTGACAATATATTAGAATCTGTTAAAGCAGAACTATATGCCTTCATACGATAGATATGAACATCGCAATCTGCAGAACCTATAGTAATAGGAACAGGACTATACTGATATAGTCTATGAGTTGAATCATAAATCATTGGTCTTAAACCAACACCATCTTCATAACTCATAATAATTGCAGTTGCATCCGAATTATCTTTATCAAGAGTATTAATATTAAACTCAAATTCAATAATATCTTCCTCACTATAAGGAATGTATAGACTATCAATACTAGATTTTAAATATGCCTCATGAGTATTCATTTCTAGACCAACAACAGTTTCGTCGGCCTGACACGTTAAAAATGTGGTATCAGCTTTTCTAACATTTGTAGTCTTAAATATACATTTAAATTCAGAGCCATAAATACTAGCATCTCTTTCAAATAAATTATAATTAATTGTTGCTGTAGTTCCAGCCTTTACACAGAAATATTGATTACCATCTTTATCTATCTGATAACCACCATTTGACCAGTCGAAGTTATCAGAAACAGTCATGTTTACCCCTGTATTACTATCTTGCCACAGTCTATTTTCACTACTGTTTGATAAACCAGTTGGGTTAAAATCAAATGCAAGATTTGCTGTAATTGGCTCAATTGTAATACCAAGCTCCTTGATGCCCATTATAATTGTCAAAACAGTATCTCTGCATTGAATTGTTAATGTATGATCTCCAATTTCAGAAGATTTATATACCCACACATCTGAAGTACCAGACATAGTTTGAGTGGCAACAACTTTTCCATCGACACTTCTTGTAATTGTTGGAGTTGCCGTTTTAGGATCGAACACATAAAATGGAATATTCGTTGAATTATATTGCTTTGCTTCCACTTTACCATAATAATCATTTCTATAAATACATCCAATCACAGGAATATCACTATTCTCGTCATACCAAATAATGTCTTTAAATATATGGTCTGTTTCTATGTCTTTGCCATTAATGGTTGCTGTAATATAGCACTCAAGTAAATGCGCCCCATGACTTTGAGCTGGCAATGTATATGACTGCAAAGTACCAGAAGAACTTGTGGATACAGAACTAAGCTCTACGCCATCAAGTTTAAAATGCACAGTTTTATTAATTGCTCCATAAGGAGTATAAGTAAAGTTTACAGAATTATTTACACCATATGTAATCTTGTCGTTAAAAGAAGATTCTAGCCTTACGTCAACTTTCTGAACAGTCCAAGATTTAACTACGACACTCCCTGCCGCATCAGTAACAGTTAAAACAAGTTTCTGCGTTCCAATGTTGATATATTCAGTTGCATCAAAAGTATTTTCACCTTGAACTAGTGCACCAGACGCAATAATTGAGCTTCCAAGCTTCCAAATATATGTGCCATCTACAGACTCGCCATCGCTGTCTATCGAAGAATAATTAAATTTTATTTCTACCTTGTCTGTTGTAGTAACAACAACTGGGGATTCAGTAATACGCTCAACCTTTAAAGTGGTAGTTGTAGTGCTTCCACCGCCTCCACCAGTAATTACAAATTGGCTTTTAACCTCTTCTTTTTCATTCTTAACTTCATAAAGCGTAAATACATTCTCTGCTTCTTCTCCATTTGTAAGAGTTGCATTTCCATATGTGGCATAATATGTATAACCCTCGGTATCAATATTGTTTAAGTCCTGTCTAATACCATCAACAGTACGGCTTAATGAACTAATATTGGTAGTGTTTGAGGCAATGTTTTGTGTGTTGGTGTCAACATTTGTTTTTACCTCTGCAATTTTGCTATCAATTTGAGGCTTTGTATAATTGTCTCCCCCAATGATACAAAAATCTCCACCTATATAGCGATAATGTACATACAATCCGTCACTATTTTTAACATAGTAGTCAGTAAATTCATTCCCGCTTTCTGGAAGTGACTCAACAACATTTGCCATCGTTCCAGCAATCATCTTCCAATCATTATCAATCCATTTATAATAAAAACATCCATCACCTGAGTATAGGATATAATCTGTTTCTGCATCACCTTTTGGAGGAAGCTCTTGAACTACAACAGTAGAAGAGCCCTTAAACTCGTCCCACTCGCCATCAATCCACCAATATTTTTTGTAACCATTTCCAGAAGCTTTTGGCACTAAATAAAATGTATAGTCTTCACCTTCAGCTGGAAGCTCATAAACAACCTTGATATTATAAGAATGAAAATTTTCTAATGCTGTATTAACAACATCTTCTGCTGACTTCGTATATAATCTTCCGTCTGAATCCGCACCAATTTCCTGGGTCATGTCTTCAGTTTTTTGCGTAGCCTTTACACCACCAAGTGTATTTGTACTAGCCACAGGAAGTGTATAATTTTCTAATGCGCTAAGTTTATTTTTTTCTGCAGTTGTATAGTCATTTGTGGACAAACCTTTCCCCGCGACCTTATCCACTTTCTTATCATTAATTGCGTTTTGTTTACTTTGAACAACAAATGTATCATTTTGAGTTAAATTTGATGGAAGTCTCACAGTATAAGTTCCATTTGTAAGTGATGAAGCTTTTAAATCTTGACTTAATGTTTTTTCTGTAACAAATACATCATCGCCCTCTAATGTCGGAAGCTTTACCACATGCGTTCCATCTGTTAAATTTTCTAAATTGTACGTCTTGCCTCTAACTGTAACTTTATTTATAAATGGCATTCTTTATTTCACCCCTCTTGCAAAACATGTAAAAAAAATAGGAGAGGCATAACCTCTCCTATCTAATAGAAAAAACTACTTAAATATTCGAAGAGGCTATGCCGCTTAACCGATTATGGTACTAGCTGTTCCACAATCAAAAACAATATATGCATCTTGTCCAAGCTCATCAATCTTTACTTGACGACGAGAGACATTAATTTTACCATTCTGTTCAGAAACGGCACTCACAACTAGACCCGCTTCTGCTTCATCTGTAACATTTAAACCGTTGATTGCTTGAGTAATATCATCTGGAGTTGCTTTTGTATTAAGTGCATCTTGTAATCCATCAACATTATCAATAGCATGCTTGTGACTGTAGTCTGCTACGGTTACAGCAATATCAATTGCTTCAGAACCATCAAAACTTGCGGTACCTGTTGCTCCACCAGTAAGATTGATTGCAACAGCCGCGTTTAATTTATCTGCACCAGCAGCACTGTCTACCTTAATAGACTTAACTTGCGCCTCAGTCTGATAGCCTTTTGCTTCAACATCAGACATAGTGGTTTTGCCATTCCATGCAATACGCTCTTCAGCAGTAATATGGATTGTAGAATCACCAGTATGAGAATTAATGCTAGTCTCTAGCTCTGTCTTTACATCAGAAACCGCTTTTGCGACAGAACCAGCACCATCACCATTAAGAGTTGCAATAGCAGTCTTATTGGTCTGCACTTCGCCAGATAGAGTACTATACTCATCTTTATGAGCAGCAGCATAGTCAATTAACTCTTTAAAAGTATTAATGGTCTGATCATCGCTCACCTTGGTAGCAAACTCATTAATAGCATCTGCTACCTTCTTATCGACAGAACCATCAACAGCAGAAGTACCATTTAGTGTTGCAATCGCATCAGTGTTATTTTTAATGCTTGCTTTAATCGCAGTGTCGTTATATGTTGCGTCAGCAATCATTTCAACAACAGTCTTACCTTCAGTAACTGCACCAACCTTATCAGCAAGTGCATCTACAGCCGTCTGAGCATTCTCACCTGCTGTCTTTGCGGCAGCAATAGCAGCATCTTTGCCATCAGCATATAGCTTTGCATTATCCTCGGCAGTCTTAGCAGCGCCCGCAGCATCAAATTCGGTATCTGCTTTATAAGCTGCAGTACCTAGACCCTTAACTGCAACATCAGCACCATTGAAAGCAACAGTACCATTGGCGCTACCAGTAGCAAGAGTGTATACAGTCTCAGGAATCTCAATAGTGCTTACTGGAGTAGTACCGAATTCTCCGCCTATGGACTTAGAATATAGATAGAACTTTCTACCATTCTCGGCATCTGCTTCAATCTTATATTGAGTGTCACTATCCTGAATCTCACCAGAAATATAATCAGCTAAACCCTTAATTTCAGAAGCCTGATATTCGGGCTTATTCTTTGCCTTGGCCCAGCCATAAACATCTGCTGCCATTGCGCCAACAAATGCAAGCTGATTAAAGGTGCTAGTTCCATCGCCAACCTTAAATAGGGTAATAGGCTCATCCTGTACAGCACCAGTTTCTGCAGGAATAACTACAATGGCAATTTCACCATTAAGTAGAACTGGATTTTTCTCTGTCCAAAGAGCATAAGTATCTATTCTGTTTTTAATGCGTGTATTAAAAGTTTTATTAGCCATATAAATCAACCTCCGTTAAATTACAAACAGCAATTAAGCATTACCACCATATAGGACAAGTTCGGTGTCAGGCTCAACAAAGACCTTACTAATACCAACAGAATTAACACTAAGTACGCCCTCATTTGCAACAATCGTATTACCATCTGCTTTTACAAGACCAAGAGTTTCAGCAGTAGCAGCAGGAATGTTAACAGACTTGTCAGCACCAATTGTAAGAGCAGTGCCATTAGCCTTAATTGCTTCAATAATATTTGCCTGAGCAGTATCCCAAGCATTAACCTTATCTTCCGTAATGGCGTCAATAACTGCACTATTTGCATGTGTATGTGCTTTAGAATCTAAATTCGCAACAGCGCTCTGTAAGGAATCTACATCCTTATTAGATGCTTTTGCATCAAGAATGGTCTGAAGACCAGTGATCCCTGCAATCTCATGAGTATGAGATGCTAATGCATACTTTTCAGCACCATCAACTTTTAGTGCTGCTTCAATCTGGTCAGCGACAGAAGTCTCACCAACTTTGTTTTTAATATCAGTAAGTTGATTAGAAAGAGCCGTTAAATCAGAAGCAAGTGCGTACTTGTCCGCACCTCCATCCTTAAGAGCTTCATTAATTGCATTCGCAATCTGAGTAGCAACAGCAGTGCTGCCAACAAGAGTCTTAAGAGATGCAATATCATCCTTGTTTGTATTGATTTGTGCATTCATTGTAGCTGCGTCAGTCTTATGAGTTGTGATCCACTCTGCAATTTCTTTTAGAGTGTCAAAGCTCTCATCTGCACCAGCAACAATCTGTGCAATTTGATATGCAACAGAACCAGAGACAGTCTTGTCTCCATTTAACGTGTCAATAGCAGCCTTATTATCAGAAACCTGTTTAATTAGACCGCTATTTTCATTACCGACTGTAGTTTGTAAAGATGCAACAGCGGTTTGTAGACCTTCAACAGTGGTAGTATCTGGCTTTATCCAGCTAATCTTTCCATCTGAACCTTTTACGGCTTGAGCACCAGCAACAGCGTCAGCAAAACCTAATAGATCTAGTGTACCATCTTCAGCCTTAGAAAATACATTCTTATTTATAAGAATATTACCGCCAACCTCTTTTAAAGTATTATCAGGCTGAATAACATAAAGAGTTGCCTTGTTATTTTCTACAACAGCAATTGTTTGGCCATAATAATAAGTAGTTTCTGAGCTACCCGCTTCTTGTGCTGAAGTAGCAGCAGCAGTAGCAGCCTCTAAACTCTCAAAATAGCTTTTAGCGTCAAGAGGGAATGCCGTCTGACGATTAAAAGCAACTGCAAAATCAAGTGTACCAAAAGTCATAGCCATAATATTAATCCCCCTTTATTAGATCGTTACCGTATAAGAATTAGCTTCGGCAACAGGTTCAGCAAAGTTAGTTACATAAACCTTATAATTAATGCCAGCATAGCTATTTGCACCCGCTACGTTTACTTCTGACTGAGTAAATGCACTCTTAATCTCTGCATTTAGTCCGTTAACGTCCTTTACAGAAGATACATCACGTAGAGTTGCAGGATATGCAAAAATTACACGAACTGCACCAACAGGAACGCTAATAGTAAAAGATTTACCGTTTGCCCATGCCTCATTAGATTTGCCAGGTAGACCACGAATAATAGTGCTCGTTATTTCTGCTTTATCATTAACAGCACCATAGAAAGTGTTACGATAACCAGTAACTGCACCAGAAGTCTTTGTTGCGGAGCCTGCAGGAATCTTTACTACAGGAGCAGAAGTGCTACCTAGGTTATCAAAAGCAACAGCACCTTCATTGTAATTTGCCTTTGCAGTAATTCTATAATTAGTGCTATCAGTAACTACTACATCATCAAAACTACCAGAAGCAGTAGTAGCAGTATGGTCGGCAGTGTCACTAATCTCCCAAGAAGTAGCAGTAATTCCAGTGGAAGGGCCATAAGTATAAGAACCTGCACTTAAAGAAGCAGAATAAGTTGGAGAAACAGTAGTACCAACCTCATATGCTTTTGCCTGCCCAAATGTTAAAGCAACAGCAGGATTGGACGTGATTGCTGGTTGTAATCTCTTTGAAAAAATCTCAGTTAGAGCCTCAGCGACAGACTTACCCTTCGTAGCAAAGGTTTTAGTCTTTGTCTCTTCTTTTGTTAAGTTACCAACTTGAGTATAATTACCAGCCATTGTAATATCTTCCTGTAATATAACCTTATCTGCATCAACATTACCAGTCATTGCCGCCCACTGATTTCCGTCATACATAAATGCACTCTGCTCATAAGTATAACCTTCTACAGTAGTTGTAATAACAACAATATCACCCTGAACTGCAACATTTTCACCAAGTGCAGCAGCGATAGCATCAGAATCAGACTGAGAAGCATCTGTACGAGTGTACTTGTAAAGGTTATCTCTGTGCTGGGCAATAATGTTTTCAATTGCTGCTTCATCTGTGCCTACATATCCTAGATTTCCCCATGCAGTACTACCATCACCAATTTTAAACTTTTTAGTATCGTTTTCGACACCAATTTCACCTTTGCTAAGAATTGGATTTTGGTTCGTCCAATTTTCTGCGGTGTCATTTCTCATAATAATCGTTGTGTTTAGTGTTTTAGTCGCCATTGAATAAAACCCTCCTTAAAATTAGCCATTAGCGTTTCCGCCAAAAATAATAAGTTCATCATTTTCAAAAACAATCTTGCTATTCTCACTTTGAATTATTTTATCAGCAGTAATAGAATTAACCTCAAGTGTGCCATCAGAAGCTACAGAAACTTTATTAGACTCTTCTGACGTGTTGATAATATCAGATGCTTTAAGTTCAACTACCCCAGTTTTGCCATTTACAGACTCTACTCCAGACAATCCTGAACCACTCGGAATATCCATAGCTTCCCATTCAATTGGTACCCCATCTGAATCAACCGTCTTGATTTTAACAATTTGACCAGAAGTCGCTCCAGAAATATTTAATGGATTCTTTATAGAATCTTTTGTCGCATATTTTGTCATATAATAAGGCTGTTCAAAACTATGACAGCTTTCATTAGACAAACTAATTCTAATAATATCAGAACCAATTAGTTCATGGTTCTCGTCATACCAATCGGCATGCCAATACCAGCCAACAAAACCTTTGTCTATAGCAGAAAGATCCCCCAAATAGTTCCATGTTTCATCTTTTAGCTCTGCAATTGGGAACCATACGAGACTATATTTGCATCCGTGCTCGTCAATACCAGCAAAATCATTGCCTTCAAATTCATACTCTGTTTCATCGGTAATTTGCTGAGTAAGAGATTCTTTAAAATACTTTGCATTAGAAGGAGCAAATAACTTTGCACTCATATAATACTTATTTTCTCTATTAGCCGTCCATGTGGTGCCACTTGGAGCCATAACACGAACTTCATCCTGATAATAGTTAACTAAAGTCCCAGTTGGTACATTACCAATCTCGACTCTATCAAGCACCGCACGATGCTCAAGTTCTTCAATAAATGGAATTTTTTTATTTAACTCATTTATATCATTTTGAATTTTTGCCGCACCAGTTGAATCATTTTTAATCCAATCTGCAACTTCTTTTAATGTGTCAAAATCTTCTGGGGCACCATTAACCACTTCAGCAATTGCATGAGCTACCGTATCTTTAACAGACCCTGCACCATCGCCAGATAATGATTTGATTGATTCTTCATTGGCGGCAATACGACTTCTAATTTCTGTATCATCATATTTTTCGAAACCCTGTTTTGCTTTTTCTATCTCGTCATTAACATACTCAGTCGTAGCATATAAAGTTAAATCTGGAGTGTTTTCTATCTCTGCATATGTATATGTTGGTTTTTCAGCTTGCTTTGCCCAAGCAGGAACAGTCGGATCAGTTTCCTCTGTCAAATAATCTCCAACAGGTTGATATACACCATCATGGTTGTGATTTATATCTGCTTTCTGTTCTAATTTTTCATCTATATAACTTGCATCTGGAATATCTATATCATTCTCAAATTGACTTAATTTTGTTGGGGCATTTAAAATATTTTCCCAATCAATTTTATCAGATGATCCTGTCCCTTCTTGATAAGGCAAGTCTGTCCATTTGCTTTTTCCATCGCCAATTTTATGCTTTTTTGCAGTAATATCATATGCTGGTTCGCCTTCTCTTAAAATGGGGTTAACGATTTCCCATTCATCAGTTGTCGCTCTCCTGAATTGAAAAACAGTTTTTACAACGGTTGTCGCCATTCATTTCACCCCCCTCTTTTTTAATAACCATGGACACCACCGCCATCATATATTATTAAACGGTCAGGATCTTCAGAGCCACCTGTCTCACCCGAACTACCATTCGATCCTGAAAATACTCCACCATAAGTACCTTCCTCAACATGAAATTCAATTTTATTTGTAGCCATACGGATCTTATCATTAACGCCATATAAACCTACTTCAAATTGTCCAGGAGTGGCTAAAACTTCAGGTGGAATATCACATATTAATCTTTCATTAAGACTTCTAACATAATAATTATTAAATACCGCTTTTAGATTTTCACAAGCTAACCAATCATCCGTTCTAAGCACAAATTCCATAAAAACAGAATTGCAATTTCCTGCAGCAAGATATTGATCTTTAAGAAGAATAAGTTGATTGTGATTCGCAGCTAATTTAATCTTTGCGTAAATATCAGACATTTTAACGCTTCACACTCCTTTCTTTGCGTGGAGTTTTAAAACCATATTGATTCTCCATCAATATAATCCAATGGAGCAGTGTCAACAATATGTTCTATTTCTTTTTCTTTCCATTTGTCTAGCAATGGATTGTAATATGGATAAAATCTCGGCTCAGGGAGATATAAATGCGGAGAAAGCTCATCATGTGCTTTATCATCTCTATTTATGCGAGGTTTATATTTGTTTATTAAATAAATCTCAAGCAAAAACATATCTGCCTCAGAATCACATATAGTATATTCTATAAGTGTCGTTTCAATAATATCTAATTTCTTAACCATTGGCTTACCAAAAAAGTGTAGCCTTAAGCGATCAATTAAATCTTGTGAAGTTCTTCCAATATACACAAGTTCATTGCTATAATAAATCTTATAAAGTATATAATTCTTACAGTTCATGGTTATTCCATAGCTCGTATAACTTCTTAATAGATGGGCTCTTTCTAAAAACAAACACAAGACAGTCATTCTTTGTGTTTGTATATAAAATGTCTACCAAATCTTCACTTGCTCCATTTTGTAAATACTTATACGCCTGAACAACATTTACAACATAAATAACAGAGCTATTATCTGGATTGTATTCCTTGCCCGTAATTGTGCTCTTAACCATTCGTTTCTTCTCCTTTTGTTCCAATATAAATACCGCCAGATGCATCCACGTGTCACACACCTAGCGGCTAAAAAAATAGGATATTAACATTTTGAAGTAGTTAATATCCCATATGGTTGTATTTAATTGTAACTACTTCGTAATTTATGCCTGTGCCTTCTTAAACTGAGTCGGGGCAACCTTTTCTTCAGACTCGGCAATAATCTTTTTAATATCTTTCTTGACAATCTCATTGAAAGAATCAAGCTCGGACAAGTCGCATGCCTTTAGCTTCTTCTGAGCTTCTTCCTTGGAGATATGACCAAAATTAAACTCGTTTGCTGCAGAAAATGCATCATGGCAATTTTCACTGCAGTAAAGTGCAAAGTAAGTTGGTTTATAACGATCCTGTGCACAATTGCCACAGTAACGATATTCCTTGCCACAACAAATGCACTTACGAGATTTTTTAACGTTCTGCATTTGCATTTCCTCCTTTAAATTTTTATATAACAAATGAGGGGGGAGAGTATTTTTACTCTCCCCACATTAAATTATTCGTCGCCAGGAACAATAATCTGGAATAGTTTCTTATCCTTATCACAATATTCCTGCATTGCTTTACCAGAGAATGGATGAGTGCCATCAGTCTGGATGTTCCAGTCGAAGTCAGGGCTAAGCTTAAAGTTGGGGAAGATAATGTATGCAAATACGAGCTTGGTCTGATCGCAAACGTCACATCCAAGTACCTCAAGAACTAGCTTGCAAGCAGTTGGGAAGTTGTTAGCAGAGTTCATAACAGAAACTGCCTGAGCTGCCTCATACTCATAAATCACGAATAGCTGATCGCCCTTCTTGAGACCAGTAGGAGGAGTAAGGGTGCTACCACTAATGGCAAAATTAGAAGCAGAAGCAGAAGTGCTCTTAGTAAAGACCGTACCAAGAGTACCATCACCATTTAAAGCATATACGTTCTTGATCTCCTCAAGAGGGACATGCTTTAGAGTGTAAGTAGCAGAACCATCAATATCAATGGTCTCAAATGCAGGTGTAGTAATCTTATCTGAATCAGAAGCTACCTGCTTAGCAGAACCAACCTGAGTTGCCATTAAGTTCATATCGTAAATAGCGTTCTCTGCTGAGAATTCTGCATTTTTTGCACGGTAAAATGTTGCGATGGGTACACCTAGAGCATCAACTGCATCAGTGCTCTCAGAGCTGCAAGATAGGCTGGGGTTAGTGATCTGGTTTAGTGCGAACATAACAGAGTCATCAGTCTGAGAAAGAGCAACGCCTCTCACGACTCTATCAATTACGAAGTTATTCATGTCAAAAGCCATAATAAATTACCTCCATTAAAATAATAAATTTAAATTTCAATATAATAAAAGAGCTAGTCTTTATCTAGCTCTCTCATCCAATTTATTTCTGATTTTTTAATTTTCTTAGTGTCAATCATTCCTGAGTACATTCCACGAAGTAATGCATCAGAATTATTAATAACATTCAATCTCGCAACATCATCCATAAATTCATATATCTGCATATTGCGTACATAATCTTTTGTATATCCCATACGACATTTTACAGAAGAAACAAGTGGAGTAAGAAACGATTTATAAGGTTTATTTTTATTAATCTCAATTTGCTTTCTGTCTTCATCAATAAGAATCCTTTTAGTGTATTTGTTACCTGCATGTTCCACTTTCTTTTTCAGTCCATGGACTTTCCGCAAGTAATTTACGATACGCTCATAAATAAGCATATCTATAACAAGTCCAGTTTCTCTATCCGCAAGAACAATCTGATCATTCTGATTGTTTTTGTACGGTTTAAGCTTAGATAAGTCAACATTCCCTAAAATAATTCTAGTTGCCTCAACATCAAGCGTAGGAGCAAGCATCATAAACAGCTCGAAATCAGAAATTTCTTCCCAATCAATACCAAGATCCCAAAGCTGACTCTTCATATCACTGGGAATAGCTGTTATTGTGTGAACAACACTAAAATACTTACGTTCTCCATATTGAGCAATATCACCAATAGTTGGCTGTAGCACAGAAATATTTTCATTAATTACATATGGATCTCCAAAATAAAGACCTAAAGAATCAATTTCTAATAAATCCATGCTCATCCACCTCATCGTTCATTCTTGACTGTGGTTTTAAATATCCACTATTAAGCCTCATATTCGGTTTAACAGCCTCAAATTTTAATGTACGACAAAAATAATCATTATCTGCAATACTTTCTCGGTTATAGATCAACTTAAGTTTTAAACCTAATAAATTACTCCAGTTAAAAATATCTTTGATTAGATATCCGAGCAAATCATGACGAGAAATTCCAATACCAGTATCAACATCATCACCATGACAAAATACAACAAATTGTATATATTGCATTTTCATCACTTCATTGTATTTCATATCTTCTATATCATCCACAGAAAAACAAATAAAGTTTTTAACTTTGTCTTGAGTATCAGGGATTCTTATAAAAGGATATATATTACAATTAAAATAATCTTCTGGATCTGCATGCACTCTTTCTAGTTCAGTATTATGTAAATATTTAATAACATCTAAATCTTTACACAACTTTTCTTTAATCTGACGTTTTGCATAAAGAATATCATCATCAATGTTTTGTAAATCACGACCCATTTCAGTTATCATAGACTTTCCACCTCCACCGTTAAAGTAGCGGCAGGAGTCTGTATTTTAGTAGGATCATCACAAACACTAATAACAATACTTCCGCCCATCATATTTAGAATTTGCAAGCATTTGAATTTTAAGTCCATTTGTTTTTCCGTATCGTAAACATACTGAATCCCAAACAGTTGCTCGTTATCTTTTTCATAAATTATTTTATTTTTGTTAATAATAAATTCACTGTTACTATTATCACAAACAAGTTCGTCATTAACATAAATAAACCCTACTGAGCATATCAAAGTATCATTATTGTAATACTCAATATGCCAATAAGGTTTACGAGAAACAAACTCTCCATTCTCATACAAGTTTGCAGTAAAAGTCTTATAACTTCCACCTGTTTTCATAACAGGAGCAACACCAGTATAAGAAATTACACTAGTTTCTACATCCCAAGCTTCTATAGGAGAGTGAATATTGTTGTCATTAGTCCTTGCTTTATAATAATCGTACTCAACTCCAGTATTTTTATCTGAAAAATTATTACTCTGGAAATTAATCCAAGAAACATTATCTACGACATCAAATTCAAGCTCCTGTGTAAAAGTTAATTTAGTAAGACCAAAAGTAGTTGTGTTTTCTACTTTAGATACTTCCCATGCAACTCTACGCAAAGGATTGTCGCTAATGATAAAACGTTCGTTATAAGTTATCGTATTTGTATCTACATTGGTTGGCAAAACTGCTTTCAATTGGTTTTCCACCGACTGTACATAGTACATAAAATTACTCCACCTGTTCGTTACACAGGCAGAGTGTTATTTACATTTTAACAATATAAATCTTTATAAATGTCATATTTTCTAAATAAATATAAGTTGGCATCATTGTAAATATAATCTAAGAAACGCTTAACTTGGTTTCCACCTGCTATTTGCAATGTTCTTGTTGTAGTATTTTTATTTCCATGACATAAATATATACCACAATTAATGCTCAACACTTCATGCAAAATATCTGCAAGCTTACTACAAAACGTCTCTGTACCAATTAAGTTAATTCTCTTTTCTTTTTTTGCTATATTGCCATCACCATCCATATATCCTCTAATAAAATCAGGATATAAATCCTCTGATAACCAATCTGGAAATGTCAATATTAAACTTTTGTGTGGAACAACGCCCAAATTCATTAATTGTGTTGCCATATATTTGTTAGTAATACAAAGGCTATATTGATCACTCCACCTCTCATTTTTCTGATGGTATGGCATCAACTTTAGTTGTCTATTACTACCAATTAACTTATTGATTTTTTCCAAAATATATTTATCTTCACTTTTTAAGCTAATAGATATGCTTTTCCCAGTATTGCATCCATCAGCATACAACAACCCAAGAATGTATGCCTTGTCTGGATTGTCGATAATGTCAAAATAATGTTCATCCAACGTATATTTTTTAGAATGTTCTCCATATTTAGAAATATGTGCGCCTGACAAATGTAAAATTTCTGAAACTGTTTTATTACTAATGCCATATTTTAAAGCAATTTCATCCATTGTATTGCCAGACTTATATAAACTAACAATATCCTCTTTGTCGTCTAATGTTAATTTCGTCCTACCAAAAACATTATAACTACGCAAGAAACGCCCAATAGAAGATTTTGACGTATTAAACATGTTAGCAATATCTTTTTGCATCATCCCATTAACGTATAATGTTATGATTTTATCTTTATATTGTTCTAGTTCTTTTTTACTCATAAATTATGTCTCCTCTCAAAAGTCACAATATATAAAAACACTGGTAATTGATTGTTTGAGAGCCAATCAAAACGGTAGCTACTCCGCTGTCCCAATGCTTTTAACAAAGTAATATAAATAACATTTCTTATACTTTCGCATAAGTTTAGATCATATCTTCACCCTCACAAGAGGGGCCCTCCATTTCAGGCACTTGCCCTACGAGATTATTCTCTGATCGTTGAACCTTCTTCACGCTTAGTATTATACCACTATAATTTAGTATTGTCAAGTGCGAAGCTTGGCTGCTGATTGTCCAATCTGTCTACTTTTTAAGCATTCACGCTCGATTTTTCAACCCACGTTGTAGCAAGACAGCTCTAAGGAGTTTCCAGCAATTAGAAGGGTTTCTATACATTGTTACCAAATGTACGGAACTACTATAGCAATCCATCCAAACACCTGAGTTATAACTGCTCTGTGTTCTCTGTACAGCCCATGAAAAATATGTGCCAACATCAACATGTTTTCCTTCATATAATGGCCAGTCTTTTTCTTCAACTTCCCATTTTAACAAAAGATTACATTTTAAAATATAAAATTGTGGAAATTGTGGTCTATCATCACGAGCGACAATTAACCACAAATTGTATACACCAAGATCATCTGGCACAAACACAAATGAGCCAACTCTTATGTTGGGATTTTTCCCATGCTCAAGTGGTCTAAATTGTAGATAATAATCTACATTATCACCAGAAATACTATAATATGTATGTATCAAATACTTGGCATCTATAGGCTCAAAGCCCATAATTTTTTTAGGATTATATTTTTCCGTACCCTGAAATACAGCTTTAGCTTTCTTGTAACTAGCGAGCGTCTGTTCGGGGAAAATAACATCTTTATCTTGAATATAACATTTACGATACGCTACATCATTAGTAAAAGTAGCGTCCATAATCTTATCAGACTGATGCTTTAATACTTCTCCCATATTACGCCCTTGAAGTCTCATCCGATTATTAAACAAATCATACACCAGAATCAACCTCCTCTATTTCGTTTACAAGAGAACATGCATCTAAAATATCTTTTCTATACTTTAAAAAATCAGTTTCATAACGTGCTGATTCTAAAATACTCATTAGCGTTATAATTTTAGGCTGTTCCATAAATAAACTATTTAATCCGCTAATACGCTGTAAAAGGGTTTGAAAATATTTGTCTAACAATTCATATCCATCTTCTTTATATGGAAGCAACTTATAAATTGCCCCTTGAAGACGTATCTTTTCTTCATGTATTTGATTTTGAGGCAGCACCCCGTATTTAAAATTCATACGCAACACCACCCTTAACCAAAATAATCATTTGTCACATAACTATAATCACGTGGTAGTTTTCTAGCTTCGGTAAACGTAGCGTCCCTGAGAGCTTTTAATGCTTCTATCTGATTTGCCTGACTAAAAAACTTCTCTTCTTTACCACCAATAAACTGATTTGTAAGCAATACACTATTAATCCTTTGATCAAGCCATGCACAAACCATATATAATGATAAAGTTTCAATTTCATAATTAGTTAAATCAGCATCAAATGTCTTGTCTTTATCATTTCTCTTAGACAAATCAGACTTACATCTAGTAAAATTTGCAATCGCGCTTGTTAACCAACCACACATCATTTCATCCAAATCTTCTTCTGGAAGAAGAGGAAGGTCATAATCTGTAATTCGGTTAAGAAAACGCTTAAAAATTGTTTCGTAGGAAGTCATTCCTTAACCTCCTTACTTGTTACTGAATTAGCAGCTTCAAATCCGTGCCCAAAATCTCATCAAGTGCATTAATCTTCGCTAAACTATCTAAAGATCCATTGCGAATCTTATCGCCAGCAATGTTCTTTACAGAATCCTTAAATCCAACTGGTATTTCACGAAGTCTTTTCTTGAATTGGTTGATTGGAAGGCTAAATAAACTATCAACATCAACCGCTGCAACTTTATCATACAAATCTTTAAATTCTGGCCATTGCTCAAGAAGTTCTTCATCTTCAATCACAAAATAGGGCGCATTTAAATATGCTGATCTTGTTGACCTTAACGCTTGAAGGTCTTGAAATTCAACCTCAGTTGCGTCTCCATAATTTGCCCACGTATAAAGAAGTTGAGATTTTTTACCAGGCAAAAGTAGTTCTCCAAAAGTTACAGACTTACAAAGAATTGGGTCATCCATAGCAAACTTACGAGGAGCTTTCTTCGGAGCTGCTTCAATTACTTCTTTCTTTTCAATAGAGGATTCTACCTCGGTTTTCTTAGTTCTTGTTGAATTCGCCATTAAAAATTTCTCCTTTTATTCCTTAAAATAATTTTGTATTGTCAATTATTACTTAATAATCTTCCAATAACCAAACTTAGCGTTAGTAACAACACCGATACCAAGCTTAGTCTGAACCTCGCTATCATAGGTCATATCCATATGAGCGCCTGCATCCTGTACCTGATACATACGAGTGTCACCTTCATAAACGAGCTTGATCATAGGATCAATGCCAACAGGCATAATGAAGAGAACATCATTTGCAACTAGATACTGAGTAGTGTCGTTGAGCTTGAAGCCTTGCTTTAGTTCCACAAGTCTTATACCTTCCCAGTAACCAAAACGACCAGTGGTATACATCTCATTCTTCATCTCGCTAGATGCCCAAGAAACATCATTTAGAGCAAACACGCTAGCAAGAGCTGCACGAGTACCCATGATTACAACTTCAGAATCAGAAGCCATACCAACATCCATGCATAGAGTGCGTAGAGTTTCCTTGGTAGAAGCATCAATAGCAGAAGACTTGTACCACTGAGCGCCTAGGGTAGCACCAATACCCATTAGAGTCTCATAAAGAGCCTGATTGACATAACGATCAAATGCCTCAGTAATCTTACCAACTAGAGTTGCAAAATCCTCAACACCAGTAAGGAGTCTTTCAAATTCTGCATATACCTTCACTGCGTACCAGCTAGTCTCAACAGAGAAGACCTTGCCAGCACCTAAACGTTGTCTAATACCTTTATGTTTAACTTATATTATTCCTTCAAAAATTTTTCCCAAGTAAGCGGTTCTCCAGTAATAGGATGCTTTCCTGAACTTTTGCGCTTGCCATGTAGACAAGCAGATATTTTTGTTCTATTAACACCACATGACTTGTATTTTTTTTCTGCTTCTTTTGCTGATGTGAACAATTCATTTAATTGTAGACAATAGATAGGAAGTTTTTTCACTTCACTTATTTTTGCTCTCCATTCATCTGAAAACTCCCTATTCTGAAACGCAAGCCTTAATTTTTCTTTAGTCTCGTCTGTATGACAAAGACCAACATGAGAATCTTTCATTTTTTGTAATGTTTCTGAACTCAAATTCTCTCGTTTATGTGATTCGCTCATTTTCTTTAATGTTTCTTCAGACAAATTTTCTTTTTTGCTTGCAGTCCCAATTTTTATTTTAGTTTCATTAGAATGGCGTAAACCTAAATGCAAATCTCTTAAAAACTGTTTTTGTTCATCTGATATAACTTTTCCCTTGTTTGCCATACTAATTTTTGCTTTAACTTCATCTGGCAGTTTTTTGCCTAAATTCGCAAATCTAAGCTTGTTTTTAGTTTCATCAGATAACGTTTTATTTTTATTTCCACCTGGTTCAATATTGTACCCATATTTTCTATTGTTTGTATTATATAACGAAATATAATAACGTTCACGCTCGTCTAATAAGTCCTCGTTACATTCTTCAACTACATAAAATTTGAAATTGTCACATCCATAGGTGTTATATGCTCTCTGCAAATGTTTATTATTATGCCTATTGTTTTTTAATAAAGATTTGTGCTTGCTCAATCGACTATTCACATCAATTGATTGCCCAAAATATTTTTTATTATTAACTAAATTTTCAACACAATATATACCAATTTTTGCATTTGCCATATGTTCACCTTCTATAAAATTAGTTTGATTTTGAAAGAATAATTTTATAGGGACGCTACTCCCCGTTGAGGCTAACCTCCTCTTTGTTTCCAAAGAGAGCAGACTATATCTTCACCCTCTGTATAGGGTGCCCACCACAGTCCCCGCCAATCGCTTGCGAGGCTCTTAGTCGTTGAACCTTCTTTACACTATATTATACTACTATAATTTAGTATTGTCAAGAGTAAAGCTTGGCTGCTGATTGCCGATTATAAAAACACTTAGGATTTAACCTTATGTTATCTCATAATTTTTTTCTACTTTCGTCACCATCACGCTCGACTTTACAGTCCACG